CTAATCAGTCGGTCGGTATCGGTCATTTCCATCTCTCTCTTACATACATAATATAGTGATGGTACCCGTCGGATTCAATAACGGAGTTGTCATACCTGCTATGCATCCACCGCATGGCTAAGTTATTGATTTTATTGGGTTCGGCTAAGTGATTGATTTTGTTGGGACTCTCTAGGATGCGGTAGGAGCGGGCTGGAGTGGGTAGGCTCAGGCCGCGAGGCTACGTACCACCCGCTCCTGAGCCGTCTGGAGGAGAGCATCCTTGTCAATCTTGGCCACGTCAACCCGCTCACAGTTGCGCTGCCAGACCCAGACCACGTCCTGGTAGACTTCGACAACCTTACCCGAACGTAAGGGCTTCTTTACCTTAACGTCAGAGGTAGCAATTGCCAGCTTGTATTCGCTGGTTGAGCGATAGCCCATACCGTAGGTTGCAATCATCTGAACTACAACCTTCCCGATAGTACCCTTGCCGTTCCGACCGCGTACAACCTTTGCGATAGTGCCCTTCTCAATCTGGCGAACTGCAATCTCCGCGCTACCAAGCAGGCGATTATACTCGCGGTTGATCAACCATTGCTTGTGCTTTTCGCGGATCTCAGGAGTAGCATCCACCGTGATCTGGACAGGGTGCCAGCCCTCAGGATTCATGTCATACACATTGACCAGTATCTGCTTGGGACCATTGATATTTTCGTCCCAGACAAGGGCAAAGTCGGCAGTACCCCATATGTCGGACATGATCCGATAGCCGGTATCTACAATCTTTTCAAGCACATAGCCAGCCCAGTCGGTCTGGGTACCCTCAAAGCCGTTGTGTTGTTCAGTCCAAGCGATAGCCATTAGGAAAGTCTCCATTGATTGTCTGATGGACTAGATATAAGACCTACCACCCAAAAATTCAACGTTTATAAACGCATAGCAGGTATGTGGCCAAAGCATACCTGCTTACGCTACGTCATCTGTAACTCTTGCGGTTACTATAAAAATCGTCTATGACCTCGGCCTCGTCTTGGTTCTGAGTATAGGCTCTGGTCCAATTGCGAATCGGGCGTCTTTTTTGCCCTGCTCTCAGTTCTGCATATTCTTCATCATCATAATCTTCATGAGTGCCATAGTAATTCTTTTTGTACTTCATGTCAATACGCCTTTGATAAATTCAAACCTTTCTTGTTAAACTTGTCACGCCATTTTAGAAACGAGGACCCGTGACCAACTTCCTCGTTGTAGATGTATTGATAGTGATGAACCATTTCGTGGGCCAACACTTCAACGAAAAACTGTTTTGATTTGTATCGCTTGTTCATGAGCAACTTACACGTGCCAGCGCCAGGATTGGTCTGGTCATAATCGTACCACGCATGAGCGCCTCGACGCCAGCGTATATCGATTTCATCAATTTTTGGAAGGGATTCGTTGAATAGTTCGCGGTTGAGGATATTGAACCATCTCTGGCAATCCTCAACCGTTGTTTCATATTCGTAATGTTCTTTTGTAGACAGTAGTTTTGCAAGTTTCGATTTCTTAGACATGATCGTTCCTTCGTTAGATTGACCATGATGTAAGGCACTCCATCAATACGAAAATATATCTGGGAAAACTTCTTCAATCAACTTCTTGTTGAGATGTTTTACCTTGATACGTTTCAGTAGCATATCAGCAAAAATCTTAGCCTCTTTAGCCTCTAGCCCTTCCAGAATCTGAGTAAGGACTATCTTCTTTCTTTCCAGCGTTAGATTGGGATCAACCCTTGGATTGTTCTGCTCAAAGATATAGACGCGATTGATTTCCTTGTGAATGGAAGTATCACCCAATCCAATAGGCGCATTATTCTCACGATAAGGCGGCACCTCATCTATGACGAACTTGATTCCAGGATGAAAGTTGGCCCTCAGGACGCCTCTGAGACCTGGAGTTATATTGTAATATAGTATCGCCTTGGCTGCATCCTTGTGCGGCGCAGCTTCTAGTTCTTCAAACACTTCATGAATATTCTTAATCATATTTTCCTCAAAATTCGTCAATGACTTCCATTAGATTGCTCAACCGCTTTTCGATGAAATAGTTGAACATCTTCTGGCGAGTGCTTGGCTTGGTGTTTTCGTAAGCTTCCACAATCTGCTGCTTGATTGTCTCTGGAATATAATCCAGGTCAACCAGCATTTGATTGCGCTTGTATCCGCGAAGCATATTGTCGTTGATACAGAACTCTTCTGGAGTCTTACGCAGCCACTCGGCCAGCTTCTTAGTATTTATGACTTTCTGGCGTTCTCCAAGGGCAAAGGTATTGTCAGCAGACAGAAAGTTTGGAATGCCGTCGCCGCGGTCGCCACGAATAATATGCTCCTTCACGTACAGATGAGGATCCTGAGCCTCGACATATCGCTTGAGAATGGGAGAATACTGGATTACGTTGCTGTACTTCTGGAGTTGGACGAAATCTTTGTCAGAGGACAGAATAAGTACCTCTTCATTCGGTGAGGTTCTGGCCGACAGGACAGCAATAATGTCGTCCGCTTCTGCGCCCTCAACTTCCAGTACGCGATACGGAAAGTTTTCTTTCAGTTCGTTTCTAATCTTGCCGAGAGTATCAAAGATGAGATTCCAATCGAACTCGGACTTTTCACGATCCTTCTTTCGATTGGACTTGTAGAACGGAAACACATCACGGCGCCAATACTTCTTGCTATCGCAGCAGATGACGATATCGCCATACTTCTGCTTGAACTGCCGCGCATATGACCGAAGAGAGTTTAGTACCATATGACGAATCAAATCTTCTTCCAATTTGACTTTGGGATTTGAACCGATTTGTTGCATCAAATTAGAAATCAGGACCTGATTCAGGTCAATCAAAATCACATTACACCTATTAGTTGTCGTTAGTTTCTACTTCTGCTTTTTCTAGGTATTCTTTGTATTCTTTTTCGTTGGTAAAGATTTCCACATTGTCATCGACAAAGTTGTGGAGTGAATGCTTTAGACCCATGTTACGATATATAACACTTTTCAGAACGTCTGTCAAGAAAATAAAATCTTTGCTCACACTTCCATCATCATCTTCGATTTCCACTCCATAGTTTTCCAGTTCAGCAATAAGTCCAGTTGCAACTTCGCCAACGATTCCGTCAGCATACTTTTGCTTGCCCTTTTCCTTTTGCTTCTCTACTTCTTCCAGATTGACTGGAACTTCTCTGACGATTTTGTGTTCGGGAAACTTGAATACGTTTGTCATTTGATAATCCTTAGAAGCACGACATCACTATTTATGCGACCGTTCGCTTCCTTCGGCTTGCACTTAATTTCATCCATGAACTTGCGAAGAACAACCTTGCCGCCGTCAAGTAACTTGTTCACTTGTTCAGTCGGCTTTCGCAGTTTCTTCACAATGGATGTTTTCTCATCATAGCCAGTTACGGTGCAACCCTTGATGCCCAGCCCAGCAGGGCCCATAGCATTGTAAACAGCCATAGTTCGATATTTGGTATTGAACACCCAAAGTTGATTGCATCCAATGATCTGCTTTGGATCGACTGAAACGACATTGTAGGTTTCATCCTTCTCTTTGTACTTGAGTTTGGCCACAAGAACAGAAGCGGGCTTTTCCTTCTTCTTGCGTGGCTTACGAATAGCCTTTGCGATGACTGAACGAGTTTCAGCCGCTGAGATGATAGACTTGATGAACTCAATATAAGCCTTGAGTTTCGGCTTAGTCCAGTGTGAATAGCCTTCTTTCAGTTGTGCATCTTTGCCTTGCAGGGCATCGAATGCTTCTGAGTAAAGCGGCTTGTAATAGTCCGCAATTCGTTGTGCAATCTGCGGCTTTACATCATTTTGAGAGAGCCAATCAGAGGCTTTGAATTGAGTGCCGTTACGATAGTAGTTGTCCAGATGGACTTCGATATCGGCAATCAATTCACTAGCCCGATTGGCCACTCGCTCCTGAATGGAGATTACTTGCTTGACTTCTTCTTTGGCGCTGCCTTCTTCTTCGGCTTCGCTGATTCCACTACAGGCTTCGGCGAGGGCTTTAATTCTGGCAATGTTTCGCTCTTCGATTCCTTCTGGGAGATTCCCGCCCAGTAGTAATATACGAGAACTCCAGCCACAAGTGCGGCAAGAATGAGGATTAATTCTGTTGGCATTTTTTATTAACTCCTTGTCTGATTTATAAAACTCTTTTAGATATTCGATGACCCACGCCTTAGCCTGGTCTGAGTCATAGAAATAGTTGTACCAATTGTATGCTTGAGCAAGTTGTGCGTTTGTGACTTCGCCACGCAAGTCTGGTTCTGATCCAAGATACTTTTCATCTGCAAACTTACCGCGAATCGCTTTCTGCTTCTTTGCCATACTTTTCCTCTAGCACTCTGAAATCGATATCCTTGAAGTCGGAAATCACACAAATTCCATACTCAAGATATTCATAATTGTAACTGATCATCTCGGCATAGTCAAGTGCTAATTCAATATTGGTAAACATCTTGTCGGCATGGAAATAATCCCAAATCATTTCAGGATCACCTTGCCATCGGAACGTTTCATCGGAAAAGTTTCCGTAGATATTATCAATTCCTTGATGATGTCCTACACGATATTCTGGACCTCTTGTGTGCAGAATATAAATTCCATTATCTGAACTCATTACTTCTTCCTGTTCTTAGCAGCCTTCTTGCGCTTACTAGAACCAATCTTACGACGACCCTTGCGCGGTCTATTCTTATGTGGATGTGGCATTATACTCTATTCACTCCTATATATTCAATTGTGTTGATTGAGTCGAGACGGAATGACCGCCAACCCGAATTATCTAGATCCCATACGGCTAGAACTTCATCGTTTTCTGCGCGAGGTAAATGTCGCACAACTGGCTCACTCTGCTTTGGAACATAATCTTCCATCAGAGTACAATTCATTTCCCGTGTAGAGCCGTCTGTCTTTGTAAAGATAACACGGGCCATACACTTTGTCAAGTTTTCTCTGAGTGTGTTCTTGTCAATCATATTATTTTCTCTCTTACGGGCAATACATTTCTCTTCGATCTATATAAACACCATCGACTAAAACACGACGAATGACTTCAAAGCATCCGCCGTTTGCAATCGGCTCATCCATATACACTGGCGGCTGGGCATATACTGGAGGAACAGCATATTCTGGACCAGAATCTAGAATAAGTCCGCCAACTACACCCGCGACTGAACCCCAAAGATATGGATCCTGATACCAATTGCCATTATCATACTCATACTTGTAATTATAGTTATAGTTCCAAGTGCCACCGTGATGACGCCTATGATGTCGATGTGGCTTTACTGGTCTATGATGCTTGAATTGCTTCTGCTTTTCTCCTGAAATGACAGGAGTAGAAAGTAAAGTTGATGCAGCAAATACTGCTGCTATAATTGTGATAAATGTTTTCATCCTTGTAACCCCATTATTCCTGTGCTTTCGCAGTAATCGGCAAAGTCTTCATATCCACCGATGCGCTTACCACGAACAAAGATTTGCGGCAAAGTCAACGGCAGATTTTCAGGAACAAGTTCACGCAATTCTTCGCGGGTAAAATCTGTTCCAAGTTTATACTCTATATATTTCAGATGCAACTTGTTCATTAGTTCTTTAGATTTGACACACCATGAACAATCATCTTTGGTATAAATTTTAATTTCCATTACTCAGACTCCCAGTAACGACAGTGAAAATATTTTCCACAACTATCTATCTCACTTTGTGGATAGCCATTTTGTACGAGCCAAGAGTTGACATTCTTGATATCATCAGGAAGAATCTTTGGAAATCCATATCGCCAACCGCCTGGCGGATCGATATAAGTTTTCTTTTTCATTCTACTTCTTCTTCTTTCATTACGATAGCATTATGTCCACCGATATTCTCAGCCCAAAGTATAGCAGCACTTGAACTAGATGTAAATACTTCTGATTGATACCAATATGCACCAATTCTATAACTCACAGTGTACTTTTTCATTTCTATTCCTCTTTATGTTTACGCATGACCCGCAAATTGGCCATTGCCAGGATAAGCCAGTACAGCATCCATTATGTGTTCTTGAACTTGACGACCGAGGTCATCCAGACGCCAGCGATGCCGCCTAACTTTCGCGTACTTCAGGTACGAGAAGGTTAGCATATACTCATGCATAGTGCCACATGAAATTGAACTTTTCCGTACTTCAGGTACGCGAAAGTTAGGAAATGCCCCTTCACCTCGTTGGCGTAACCTTCGTAAGACGGAGTATTATACTCAGCATATATTACATCATCAGGCTCAGGCACATCCATCTCAAACTCACGTTGAACGTCAGCCCAAGATCCAAACTGTTCACGATAAACTTCCATCACACTTTTCTCCCAAGAGTTTCAACATCAGCGCCATCAGTTATGTACTGATAGCCAGTTTTGTTCGCAATAGGTGCCAAACGCTTCTTCTTTTCTTCAATCGCCTTCGCAGTAGCTACAGATTCCTCACGGTCGCGCTTCCACTTGTAGTCATCAACGGACCGCTTGAAGCCATTGCCGACGGAGTTAGACAGCGGCGGCAGAGACTTCTTGACCATCGGCTCAGGCAGATTGATCGGCCGTTCCTTGACCGAACCACTCAGAATGGACTTGAAATAAGCCTTGCGGTCTTCGCGCAACCGCAGCGTCTTCTTAGACGGCCTCTTACGACCAGATGAAGTCTTAGTATATACGAGTGCCATTAGTCATAGTCCTTCAACATTTCCTGATATGAACCAGGCACAAACATTATACACTCGGACGGTTCATAAAACAAGATGAAACCGCCAATCCAAGTAGTATTGATGTTCCAGTTTTTTTCATGCCGATCATAGCGATACATGACCGCCATTACACCCAACCTTCTGAATACTCTTCCTGCTTCGTCTTGTAATGCTCATGAAGACCCGTCAGAAAGGAATTGATATCTTCAAGCGGTATGTCCATAATACGCTTTTCGGCTGCGACTGTCAAGACATATTCTGCCACCAGAACAGGAATCTCGGCATAGGACTCATATGGCTTACGCATCGATTTCCTCTTCCTCGTCTTCGTCAACAAAATCGGAATCTTCGTTATAGTGGTCGGCCAGTTCGTCCCAGTCAACGCGGCGCAGGAACGCATTCATGATATCAGCCGCGAGAGACGAATCGGGAACCTTGTCCATTTCCATTTCAACGACCATCTCTTCAAGATAGACGCCGTGAAGCTTTTGTTCGGAAGCCATGTCAGCGAAAACATCGCCGTACCACATGCCAACATTCCAGGTTTCGTAGTTAGCCCAACCGTTATAAGACATTAGCGCATTTCTCCATATTGAACAAGCTTGATATTGAACAGAAGCATCTCAGCTTCAAGCGATTTGTAGATGGCTTCGGCCATGGACTTGGTTTGATACTCACGGCGGATCACTCGGCCGTCATCAAACTCTATTTGATAGTAGAAGCGCGGCCGCATTAGTTCACTCCAGTCCAAACAACGCGGTTCCAAGTCTGACGGTCGAGAAGATTGCCACGACCAAAATTGGTCGCAGGAGCCTTGAACGAAGCAGCCTTAAGGATGGTACCGAGCGGGAACTTCCCAGCCTTGTTCACAATGAACGAGTGAACCCGATCCACAACACCGTTGCGAGTTTCAACAACCTTGATGTAGGAAGAGCCAGGCTGAAACTCAATTCCTCGCTCGGCAATCATTTCTTGAACATGCTTTTCAGAAGCACGATTTCCCCACCACTTGATATAGTCGGTCTTGATATGATCAGCATAATCGGTAAGGAATTCAACGGGGAGGTTCATCTTAGCCATTCGTTTTTCTCTCTCTTGTTACTCTTATAATATAGTGCTGATAGCTAGGAAATACAAGACTGGAATGAGAATACCTGCTATGCGGCGGATGCATAGCAGGTTGGCTAAGTTATTGATTTTAATGAGGTTTTGCTAAGTTATTGATTTTATTAGGTTTTTATTGTCTTGAGATACTGACGAACAAATGCATCGTCCAGTTGCACTCCCAGTTTTTTCAACTGGCGGTATTCTTTTGAATACTCTACACGAAACATGCGAACCAATCCAGTTTCGCTTTCATTCCGAAATCCATTCATGGCGTTCAGAAACATTCTTCCCCATGCGGTCATGGTAGGACTCTCCTTGTTATGTTGTGATACACATCTATTTAGCACATGCAGCATTTATTAGCAAGTGCAATAGTGTCGCAGTTAATCCTTCACATGTGAACAATGTACACGAACTTGAAGAGATTCGTTATAAAACTCTTCCGATATTATTGCATGATGAAACATAATATAATATGCTTCCCAATAACTGGCCGTTCCTCTTGTCTTGCAGAGTTTTACGATTTCACGACTAAACTTATCTTCGCCCAATCTATCAACATCGGCGATGAGTGCTAGATTTGAACCGAAATAAGATTTCCAGTTACTCTCTTTTTGGACTTTCTTTCTTCTCTTTTTGCCTTTGACTTTTTGTCTTCTGACAGATGTGAAGATTTTTTTACCAATATATCTCTTGTTATTTTCTAGATTGGTGATGATGTAAACGAATGCTGCATAGCCGACAACTTCATCATCACCAATCTCTTTACCTTTGTAAGTCCACATAACACTCTCCTATGAGAGTATGTATGCTACTTGTCAGATTGTGCGATAGTAGGATTTCCTGCCCAATCAGGATATGATGATGACATGTTATCGTATGTTGCTCCGACAGCACCGCATGTTACTCTACTCGGACATCCTGAGACGGAACACACATAGCCCCAAATCTTACCATCGTTGAAGTTTTTACCGCATTTCGGGCATCCATAACTATTACCAAAAACATAGTCATCTAATCTGGTAGTTTTAGGAGCAAGTCTCTTACCTTCTTCTAGACCAACAGCAAAACCGTCCTTGAATCCCTTTGCATAATCATCACTCATTTTCATCATCCTCTAAATCAAGTTCGTCTTCATTAAAGCATTCTTCACCACAGAAGGAACAGAAACGAGGCTGCCCCTGTGTTTCTTCATAGTCGTAAAGCACTTTGTATGATGACTCACAGAAGTTGCATTTAATCTTCTCTACTTCTTTTGTCATGTTGTTCTTTCTCTTGTTCTATAGCTTTTTCTATACAAGCTAGGGCAAAACCAAGATTGTAGCTTCCGCCCTCTCCTGTTGTATATAGCTTGAGATTGGATATCGCTGCCTCTGCATTTTTGATTGGATCATCATACAGAGGCAGCGCAAATAGTCCCATTAGATTTCGCATCCCGTGGCGCTTGAACAAGCCAGCTCCTGCGAACCTGTTGTAGCATCAGTTTTCTCGTATTTAGCGAGATCCATCCAATTGATGTTCTTAGGCATCTTTGCAAGAAGTTCTTCATACTCTTCTTTGGTGCAATCTTGATAAGGTGCCTGTTTGTAACTATGATCACTGAATGGTAAGAATGAAACACCACTGAGTTCATCAAAATGTTCATATACCCAAGCACCGACTGTTGGCCATTCTTCTTCACGAACACTTACGGTGATAGAGGGTTTGTGTTCGCACCAGTGGCGCTGATAAGTCAGCCAGATTTCAAGTTGATTAATAGCAGACATATCTTTACGAAATACAGCATATTCAGGAGACTTCATAGGAAATGAAAAAACATAAGTGTGATCTGGTTTCATTACATCATCTTCACATGGAAATCCCATATCTTTCATCATCTTTGCAAGAGGATCTTTCTTATCTGCTCTTACAGTGCGAATATAATATGGAGCATGTCTTGCATGAATGCCGCTTGCTGAGTCTACAAGAGCTGATACAGTACCAGAAGGCTTAACGCAGGTAATGGCAGCAGACACAGGAATATTAAGCTTCGCAGCCCATAGCTTATTAGTCTTGACAGCTTCATCACGTAGTCCCTCCAACATTGGCCCGAGATGTGCAACACCTGCAACCTTACCATTTGTAAACTCATTGTCCATAATGCCAGTCAATGACACACCAAGCAAACGCTCTTCACCGCAGTTCTCTTGCCACTTCTTGCTCAAGTATTTGAAGTTGATGAGTGTTGACTGGAATGTACCAAGTATAGTTGCGAGTTTGACTTTACGCTTGAGACTTTCTGGGGTGTCATCTCCTCTAACGACAACCTCTGTGAGATTACAGAACTCTCTGGAACGTAGAATGATTTCACTACATGGATTGGTGCCGAAATCGTGATCCGAGTCTCGTCTTCCAAACTTCTCTGCCTGCTTCTTAGATGCCTGACGGGAGAAGATACCACGCTCACCACTGCGCGACTCATAGAGCGAAAGCCACTCGCGCATGAAGATACCAACGTCTGGCTTTTCCTTTGCGACGAATGAGTTATTTGCGAGTGCGCGTTGAACATTTTCTTTCCACCAGTCACCAGACTTCGCAACGCGCATACGGTCGTCTGAAAGGTCAGATAGAGAGATAAGAGCGGAACGACGAACACCACCAACAACCACGATCTCGGCAATCTTACATACAATGTCATGGCACTCCAATGTTGATAGACGGCGACCAGCAGCCCTCTTAAATGTTGCTACAGTAAACTTAAACAAATCTTCAAGTGGTGCTGGACCAGATGCGCGACCACCAAATGTCTTCAACGGAGCGCCAGCAGGACGAACCTTAGAAACATCCCAACGCGGCACTTGACCTGCATAAAGAAGATGAATAAGTTCCTTTAATGCTTTTGCCCAACCAAGCTTTGAGTCGGCCACAAGAATAGTAGTATCTGTATCATGAAAGTCATCTGCAATCACAGGCAGTTGATCTACAAACTTGCTTTCTACAGAAAATCCAACACCAGTTCCATTCATGAGAATGTAAAGAATTTCATCGAACGAACGAGGAGAATCTACAGCAACATAAGAGCAGTTATAACCAGCCACGTTCTCACGCTTGAGTGCTTCACCAGCAGTCATAAGACAACGCATAGATGGCATGATTTCAAGATTAAGAACTGCCTCTTCTAGTTCCTTGCGTTCTTCTTTGGTTACAGTATAACCTGTAACTTCCTTGACATGCTCATCAAAGAAATTGAAATACCGAGCAACTGTTTCATCCCAGTTCTCTCTACGATTTTCATCCCACAGCCAACGGGCATAACGAGACTTATGAATGAACTCTTGATACAGAGACGGTAACATATTACTGCCTGACATACGAATACTCCTAAATTGTTTTTATTGTTCTAATACGGTCTTAAGTGAGGGGAATTGTTCAACGATAACATTCCAACATTGTTCTGCGATTATACGATGCTCTTTCTGCGTTCCGTTGGCCATGCGTAATTCACAGTAATGGATCCAGCTGCGAAGTGAACCTGACATATACATGCGTGACATAGTGAGGCCTTCAGGAAGAACTACACGGGCTTGTTCTTTTGCGATACCATTCTTGATTGCCCAATCATAAGCTTCATTTGCATCAGCTTTGATTTGATTTTGCCATTCATTCCACATATGATTCAACTCAAAATCTTCATCACCATTGTCTAGTTCTATACTGTTTTGACGATTCTTTTGATCTTGTCTACGTGTCTCACGATTTGGTGCAAAGTTTTGAACCTCAGCATAACGCTGTGAGAACTCTTGAAACGAGAACGAGCGATGACGAAGGATCTGTCGTGCAATGTCGCGCGTGGTATTGATTTCCATAACAAGATGTACCATCTCAAACGGCGACCAGTGCTTGTTCTTCACAAGATACTTGAGCAACTTCTCACTATCTGGATTATCCTGATTAGCAGGATTAGATACCCTAGCACAGTATGCAATCAAATCTTCTGCATTATCCATAGATGAATTTACCATCGTCGGCTGCGTCACGCCGACCAACTTCACATTATTCATTATCTCTGTCCTTTATAACGTCAAATCCAAACTCATTGATCAATCGCTGATGATCTTCAGGATCATCAAACACAAAGAAGTCCCATGGCCAATCTGTGCTGGTGCAACGATAAGAAGTCTTAGGCAACCATTCATACAATCTAGTATACTTTGGTCCGATACCCCTAGCACGATAGTGAATAGATCCATCTTCTTCACGCCACCAATAGACGCCTAGTACATCACTGAAATTCATATTATACTTCCTGATATGTCTTGATAAAGATTTCATTCTTGCAAGGATAGAACTCACCGTTCACACCCTTGATGATCCAGTCGCCTGCATTTGCTGTCATGCGACCTTCTAGCGTATCGATCCACATTGTTGGCGGACTAGTTAAGAATCCAATAGTTGGACTGTTAATCCATTCTTCTATATCTAACACGAACTTTGCATCTGTCAATTGCATCGCCTCAATCGTTACTGGCCTCTTTCTAAACTTTCTCACTAAATTTTCTTCCATCTTTCAAACTCCAACTTTGCCCTAAGATCACAGAACGTATTTCTATCTATAATACTCTGGATTTCACTAGGTGTCGCACCTGACATAATCCAGTCGTTTATGTCTTTTTCTTTGATGTGTGAAGGCCAAATAAAAATATTTTTATTTTGACTGATTGTCTTGGCCATCTGCTTTACAATAGCAGCATTTCTCGGCTCATTATCATGTATGAAAACATAATCATGATTGCCAAGCAAAAGAGATACATTATACAACGAAGCGTCCATAGTTGCAACTGAATTTTGCAAGAACATACTATCAATCGGACCTTCTACCACATAGATGCGCTTATTTGGATCAACTTTATTTGCTCCAAATATCTTTGCGTTTTCTTCATCTAACTTGATTGTAATATACTTAACCTTACTATCACCGATTGCACGACCTTGAAATCCAAGCAATTCATCGTCAACATCATAAAAAGGAAAGATGATCCGCTGTTCTTTGTAAACAGTCTTATCATAATCAGGATGAATATCTTGCACAAAGTCTGCAAAGTTTTCAGCATAGTATATATCGTTCAGTTTATCGGCAGGAATCTTTCTGTTTGTCAGATATACTCTAGCAGGATGGTTGTCAGACAAGGAAGATATTGTCGGCAGATTTATCTTAGTTGAGAATGTTGGCTTCTCACGGGCCATAGAAAAATCAGGCTTCGCAACATTACCAGATGACTCGTTCTTGTATCTTTCCAATTGATACTCACGATACAAAGATGGATCGATAATCTTGATGAAGTTGCCAAGAGACAGACTTGTTCCGCAATTATGGCAAGTGTAGAATATGTCCGACTTGCGGCGATAGAAATAGCCGCGAGCCTTGATTTTGTTCTTGCTGGAATCGCCACAGATTTTGCAGCGACAATTCCACAAGTATTCTGATTTTTGCTTAAAACGTTCCAGTTTTGGAGAAACTAAGGAAACGAACTTCTTGTCGATGAATAAAGACATAATGCCACCTAATGATACTTAGATGGCATTATAACAGGTAGGTTTAGAAAGTCAACGATTACTTCTTAGTCTTCTTAGATGGTTCTTCCATTCCAGTTACGGCTTTATTTTGAAGTATCTTAGCCTTCTTATTCCATTTCTTCTGGCCGAAACGACTGATAATTCCGTCAGCAACTTTTTTAGCATTTCTAGCCATTTTAGCATCCTTATGACTAAAGTCTTCACGAACTTGCTGTAGTTTGCTATAAAAGTTCTCTCTGATATTCATTGTAGTTGTCCTTAATCGAATAGTTTGGTAATGTTGATTGCGTTGTTGGCTATCAAGAAAAGAAGGAATGTGATGATAGCGGCGATTCCGTATTTCCATGTTTCAATTTGACCAAGACGAGTTCCAAATCCTTCGTCCTTCTTAGTCAAGTCTTCTCTAATCTTTTTTAGTTCTTCAAGGATTTTATTTTCGGTATCTTCAATCTTGTCCGTCAATTCTTTGTTGACTGTATTGATTCTATTGTAAACGTCTTTTATGTTATTCTGCTGTTCCTGTCTACGCATTTCCAGTATACCCTGCACTTCATGAGTGATTCGTTCTTGTGTTTCAATCCTCTGCTCTTGCAAAGATACCATACGTGAAAGACTTGATGCAATCTCCTGCATCTTGTCAATCGTCGTGTCAAATTTATTCAACAATGCTGCCATTGTTGTAACGTCTTTCTTGAGTAGTTCTATCTCAATTCGGTTTTCTTGTTCTGTATCCACGACGATTGACCTTGTTCGTATATTTATTTCTTCTTGTTTGTTGGTGAAACTGTTGTCGCGGTAACCATAACCTGTGGCACTTGACCTTGCTTTTCCATCACACGACTACCAAACCAGAATGCGATGATTGTTGAAAACAGAGCCATAGTTTCTGCATCCCAAACAGCCTTCAACATTTCTGGCACAGATTGTCCTGTGGTCAACATGACATATGCTGCTGCAACTTTCACTGCAATGAACACAAGAAAGAATGTATATGTTATAACAGGGCGTACAGAAGCGCGGAGTGCGTTAATAAACTTTCCACCATCAATAGACTTATCATGATCAAGAGCAGATTGTCGAAGCTGACTGTCAGCCCTAACCATCTCAATATTAAAATCGAGATTGGCCTGGCGCTCGGCTGCATCCAACTTAACCTTAGTGAGTTCAAGTTCATACTTTATCTCCTGCTTACGCTCAAATATTCTCACAATGGAAGGCAATAGACTTCCAATAATACCAAAGAGAGGTGATAACAATGCTAAAAACATATTTTACTCCTTTAAATTGGACCTGGTGTAGAATCTGGTCTAATCTGTAATATCGTTGTAGTAACAAATGCAATTGGTGTGTCAGTATCGCCTGTGTAAAACATGTATTGCCTACGAGTAATTACACGATGTCCAGTTTGTTGATTTCCATTATTATCATAATATGTAAAGTCGCCTAACTGCTTTGGTGTATCCCAATGTCCTGTAAATGTTCTACCACTAACATCTTCACTTGGTGACCATAACGTAGTTGTATAACTATCATTTTCATAGTTCACATCGAAGTGTCCATAATAGATTCTATCAGTAAAGATAGATGAACTGCCAGAAACAGTAAGGTCAAAAGGAATTGAACTTGAGTGTGGATTTGGATAAAGTAAAACAGTTGGAAATGCCAAGTTAACATCTAAATTATTTGAATATGCTGACGGTAAAGTATAGTTCTCTATACCTTCTGGATAATTATGGTCTGGTCTATTGCCGTTCCAATCGTAATTATCGATACCTGTGATATTCAATTTCAAAGTTATTGGAAGATAGTTTATGATTGTAAATGATGGTGAACCTGCCCATGTGTGGTCGCCGTCGCCAGAATACTGCAAAGGATTCAACGAGCGAATGTCTGCAACGAATGTGCTGTCAGAATCGCTGGCATTGACTCTATGAACTCTCATAGCATCACTGTGAATGTATTGCTTTGATATATCTGTGCCAGAAGATGTTTGGTCAGGGTTCATAAATTCCCAATGAGCGTTGATGTTGCTCTGCGATGTCAACTCTAATGTTATGCCATCAAAGAATGGTGTAATTGTCATTTCGCTTTTTCCTCTTCTGTAGTCGCATTGTTTTCAATAATCATCTTTTCAATCTTCTCTTGACCGCGCGTCCATGCACTCACACCGATAATTGCGGCCATTGCTAGATGATAGAAGCCGCCATCTTTTAGAGTGATAGGATCCCAGTTGTTATCAAGTTTCAAATAATAACTCAGTCCGAAATCAAAGAATGGAAAAATAATGAAATCAAACATACAGACAGCAAAATACTGCCAAGCAATTGCTGGTCGCCAGTATTGTTTGATCCACGATTCTTCTTTCATCCAAGTCTCGCAAACTGCCAGTGCATACCGTCGCAACGGCGCTCGTCTAGTGTATTATTGTTTCCGTTCCAATCACCGCCCCACACAGCACCAGTTTTCTTCCATGCATCTAACACTTCTGGAAACTGAGCGAAACGAGGTGTCTGGTCACCGAGTCCGTTGTTTGCTGGATCCAAGTCGATAGCACATCCCCATGAGTGCATTGATAGACTTGTGCCACCTCTCATCAAACGATAGTTATACACACCGCCAAAGATAGAAACTCCCCAGTGATCTAGTGTAGTCTGTTTACCGCCAGCAGCTTTGTGTAAATTGTTGAATGCTTCTTGAAAGCCAACAAGACAGTTCTTGTTTACCTTGAAGCGAGATACTGGCTTGCCAGCATATGTGATGCGAAATGGTGGAGTGAAATATACAAGATATTCCGATTCCCACTTCACAGATGGTGTTGTTATATTCTTACCGCGTGGATTTCCATAGAAAGAATCACATTCGCGTTGTAATGGCCAAGTTGTCATACGTTTTTCCCATATCTTGCGAAACACAGTGCGCCTGTGTTTTCGTCTTCTATAATAATAGCACCCTTTTTATTCTTCTTTGCTTCCATACGGATGTGATGATAAGTGTCATCTTCATCCAAGTATTTGCGCCAGTGTTTTCCCTTACGCTTTGCTTCTCTGATTTGATTGAAAACTCTGGAAGGAACTATATAAGTTTCGATTCCCATGAACTTCTTGCCGCGGCGTGCCATTGGCATGAGTTGTGCTGGACGACCTGGTTCGCCTTGTGGACCGACACCGATTCCAGCAATATTGCCACCACCAGCAGCATTCACAGGAGCATCTTCGTCTACATAAGAACCCATAGTCTTGCCAAGCGGAATAGGTTTCTTGTTTCTCTTTGCATCAATCTCTTGACCCATAGCAGAAAAAGGAGCAGACATTCCACCATCACCAGATGTTCCTGCTCCGCCTAAGTTCTCTTTAATCTTTTTTCTAACTAACTTCATTATTCTCTTGACAACCTCTTGACAAAGCATTATATTGGCTATGTCCGCTATGATATGAATACCTATATATCTCTTAGTCTCTTTCCAACAAACAAGTCAACTGAGATGTTTCTTGACCAAATGTCTTTACCTCTGATGCCTGTAATATAGTCTGGCATATAATCAAGAAACATTAGAAACGTTTTTAGTATCTGATAGTCTTGTTCATCTAGTTTAAAGAACAACATTCTAACAGCATTTCTAGTTCCAAAAACATTAGAGAGGATGATAATGTGATTTAGTATCAGCCTCTCTTTTAGTTCTCCAGTTGTTTTATACCTCTTGATAAGTCTCTTTATATACTTAATACGCTTTAAGTCTTCCTCAAATTCACTCATTATACAGTTAGGAGAATCATAGCACTTCATGGCATATATCATGAAGTTCTCATCATTTAAATCATCAATCATTATTTCTTTTTACGAATCATTTTCTTAGTTTGTTTCTTAGCCTTAGCTGAAATTGTTGAAGCGCGGCGGTCAGGATTAACTTTTTCTTTTCCTTTCTGAACAAAAGGAGGAACAAATGGTTCATTTTCTTCCTTCTTCATCATATTAGAAAGTGTTACCTTCTTTGCACCCATCTTCTTCTTGAGATTAGGCATAGGTTCTTCATTCATCTGTGTGAATGTCTTACCCTGCTTTTCATGCTCAATATAATCATCAACATCATTTGATTGCTTTTCAGACTTCATCTTATTGACTAACTTGTAAAGCATCTTGGATACACCACCCATAGAACGCTCTTCCGTAAGGTCTGTCTCATCATCTTCCACTTCTGAATCAAAGTCGGCCATGATTTCGTTCAGTTCGTCTTCATTTACTACACTAGCGAAGACATCAAACATACCTTCGTCATTTAGTGACCATTCAAAATATACGAACAGTGGAGAGTCGCTGGCGGTTACGACTTCTCCCTGATCGTTTATTCCCATCTTTTCACCAAACTGAGAGATTTCAAAAACATCATTACCGTGATTTTGATCTAGAAAGATTGCCTTAGGGAGAAAGATTTTGTAGTATTCAAGAACCTTTCTAACATCCTCCAATGCGTTGTATGGAGTGCGAAACACATTAGCAGTTGTTACTTCCAAGTTTGAATTGATAGCATCAACTACTGTTGGATCATCAATGGAAATACCACCATCATGATTGTATATCGCAGGGTCAAAATCTTCTGCTAGATATTCATTAAATCTCTTCATTGGTTACCGCCATTTCTTTCTATTAGGTGCCTGGGAAATACTTATCGTCGCCTGGATCGTCACCAGTAATAGAACCCATAGCAACTAGGGTTTCGTACTGAACGCGGCCTGCGCGACCACCAAGTGTTACTGAGAACGTTGCTGGTGTAATATTAGCACCGCCAGCAATAACTGTAGGAGCAACGTTGAATCCAGCACCACCACTTACGATGGTTACTGTTGCAATTACGTTCTGTCGAGCATTAGATGAATATGATTGCATTGTGTTTAGTGAGTTGGCAATTGTGTATGAAACATTAACTGTTCCATCACCGCCACCACTGATTGTCAAGAAGCCAGCAGAATTGTATCCCTGACCACCGCTTGTGATTGAGATTGATTTGATTGGACCTGTGCCAATCTTCTGTGATACCCAACCAGCGTGAGCAACTTTCTTACCGTCTACAAGTGTATTGGCTGCTTCTGTTGCAGACACACCGTATACAGCACCGTAATACTTTGCTGTGTTGGCCTTACTGCCGTTGATTGTAGAGTTTGAAACTCTATATGTTGTGTTGGCATATAAAGGCTTACCGTTGCCTGTGATGCCGTCTAGATTTGTCCAAAGTGACATTTACTTTCTCCTTATTGAGTGCCTATCATAGCCGAATCTTGTTCTGGTGTAGTATTTATTATTGTTGACTTGGTATTGGAAGATTTCTTATCTTCTCCAAGTCTGTATCTTGAGTTTTGTCTAGAGCTTAATGGTTTGCTACGATACTTCATCGCAGATGCTCTTGTTTCTGTTTTGCCTAAAGTTGCTTTATGAACATTAGAACCTACCATTGATCCTGATTGAAACTCATTCAGTTCGTCTTCTTTCACTACACCGTGATGAATTTCTTTAGTTGCTGATCCTGGTCGTCTGTTTGGACTTGCAGGATCTTGTATGTCGGCTCCAGCACCCATATATGAACCACCAGAACCGATCAACTTTTGTTCCATTTTTATTTTGCGGAACTTTTTAATCATTTCCGCTAATTGTTTAGTGTTCATTATTTGTTTGCCTGCGCTCTTGCTCTTAAATAATTTAATTTATCTCCACCACTTTTAAATGTTTGAGATAGTTTTTGACCACCATCTGCTTGTGCTCTGGCCATCAAAGTTGCATCTTTTGTCGATGCTCCTGCTGTTCTCATTGGTTTTAAGGTTGGTGCTGCTGAGATCGGTTTTTTTGATGTTGCTGATTTAGTTGCGGTAGATGTTGTTGGCGCAGCCTTCAGTGTTTTGTCTGCACCAAATCCACCTAATGCACTAGCAGATTTTTGAGCTTGTAATGCTCTACCTCTATCAACACCAGGTGCATTTGGTTTAACACTTGACTTGCTTGTGCCTTGACCCATCATTGGACTTGCTTGTCCTTGTGGTCTTGGAGCAACATCACCTGATTGTTGTCTTTGTAGAGCTACACTAGATTGTGGTCTTGGTGCAACATCACCTGACTGCTGTCTTTGTAGTGTCATATTTGGTTGAGGTTTTGGTGCAACATCACCACCTTGCTGTCTTTGAGCAATAAGTTCTGAACGGCGCTCACCCATTCTTCTCTGTCTTTCGGCTGCCTGCATACTTGATGAAGATGCCGCAAAACCTGCTGGAGTTCCTGGATAAGCTGCAATCTCCGCCACAACCTGTTCTTCAACAGAAGCTTTTACGCTCGAATTGTGGCGGTTATTAAAACCCTCGTCCATCTTTTTCTTAGCAATAATCTTTTTTGCAATCTTATGTGCCTTCATGATATTTTTCTTTTTCATTGGTGGCTCATCACCAGTAGACTTCTTTACCGCAGCCATACCAACTGCATAAGCATTAGATTTAGCTTCCTTGATGCTCATAATCTTCTTCTTCAAAGCAGACTGATCAGCAGGAGTTACTTCTTTCTTTGGCTGAGAAACTGTGGAAATAGAAGATGCTTGACCTTCTGCATATGGATCAGTTTTAGGTGCTTCACCTTCTGATACAGGACGAACGCCCTTTTTAAGAAGCTTGAAATCGTGACCGTCAACTCTACCATTTTTATTGGCATCAATTCTATGTTGATTGCCTACTAGCTTTTCATCAAGTGCTTCTTCACTCTGCATTTTTTTAATTTGCGCTTTTGTTACATTTCCAGCAGCTTTAACGTTGCCCTTTTTAAGGGCTTCCATTCTTCTGAAAAGATCATTAGTAACACGTATTGCATTTATATCTCTAGGTCCTAAAGGTCCTCTTTTAGGCTTTACCTTATTTGGTATACCATACATCTTTATCTTTTTTTCATCAAGTTCTTCTTCTTCTAATCTTTTTTTAGGTCTATTAGCAGGAACAACACCTTTCTTACCGTCAATCTTATCGCCTGCCAACTTTATCATCTTTGCATGTTTAGCTGCTTTTTTTGCCGAATTTATAATGAAGTCTGATGCGCCTTGAGGTGTTTTTTTTAGTTGCCAGTCCTTCATATTTCTAAGTGTTGCGTGAACTTGCGTTTTACGCTTATCTTTATAGTTTTCTAAAGTTTCTGGAGACAATTCATTAAGTGTTTCTACACCTTCTGTCAATACTGTCTTATATGCAGCATCCCATTCGCCCTGACGTTCATGTGGAAGAGCCTTACGGTCTGTTACACCAAACTTTTCATTTACCAGTCTGACAGCATCACGCTCAGCCTGATTCTTTTTCATCACTTCTTGGACTGCGCCAATTAATGGATCGTTTTTGTTAAGCATTTTAGTTGTCCTCTATGGAGTTTATCTATATTTATCTAAATCTTATTCTTCGCAATTCCATTTACGAAGGGCTTTATTGATACGTGAATTTGGGTCTCGGGCTGTCTTTGCAGAAGTTAGACGCTTCTTCATTCCTCCCATACGAGCACAGAATGACTTACGGCGGTTAGCTGCTTTGCTTCCCTTCTTTAACTTAGATGGCTTTGTTGTCACGGCCATAGAGAGTTTTGATCCTGGATTAGCACGGCGGTAAGATTCAATACCCCTACGATTTAGTCCGCCTTTTGGATTTTGTCCCTCTTTGCGAGTCCATGCAGGAGACTTTTCTTCATCAACTTCTTGATTACCTTTACGTTGTGTTGGAATAGGACTCATGTTATTGACTCCGCCTTCCATTCCTTCACGAAGTTTCTTTACCGATTTCTTTTCTTCGCTGTGTTCACAACCGCAGCCAGCATTCTCTAGTTTTAATGCTGTCTCTACCAACTTTTCTTCCCACAACTCGCCATATTTTTCCATATACTTTTGCTGAGTTGATTCCTTTGACATCCAATTCTGAATGCTCTCGGATAGACCCATTGAATATGCTGAACCGTAACCGAATCCGTATGGAGTGCCAGCACGAGGAACACCAATCGTTGGGCCGATGCCGTCAGCGCCGAAAGCGTAGCCGCCCTGTACAGATGCTTCCATAGCCTCTTGCTTCAACTTGTCTGCGCTACGTTTCAATTCTTCTCTAGATTTTTCGGCTTCTAATGCTTTAGCATCAAGATCAATTCCTTGCTTTTCCATTGCTGTGCGAATTTTTTCCCAAGCAGACATTTTTCTTGCTTCTGCAACAAACTGCTCAAATGCTTCGTTTGTTGGTACACAGTTAGGTACCATACGATTGCCTTTCTTCTTCATGCCCTTTTGCTCATAACCATCCCAGCATGTACCCTTTTCTTCGTTGACAGATGTCCAACCACCACCTTTTGACTTATACCACTTTGCTGCCCAACCATTAGCATATGCTGATGGATATACATCGAACTTTTGTCTTGCCAGAGACTTAGCTTTTGACCATAGTTGTGGATTAGTTGGTTTATTTTTTTCCATTAAAACTTGTTCTGACATTCTATCACGATTAATCTTGTCAATTGCTTTTTGAACTGACTCTGTTTTGACCATAATAGGTTTATTGCCTTTACCTGATCTATCTGCCACGGGATCCTCTCTTCTCTTTCTTCTTGCTGATGCAGCGCGTTCTTTTTTACTCATCGAATATGCTCTAGATGCTGGCATACATTTTGGTTTGCCTTCGCCCGGCTCTCTAGCACAATCGCCTTTAATGTTACCTTTTGTATCAACTCTTTTCCAGTTACCCTCTGGATGTGTTTTACTAAACCAATTTCTTAAATCTTCACTCAACTGAACCTTAACTAACTTGCCGCCTTGACTGTGATATAATACTTTGTTTACACCATTAATCTTACGACCAAATCTACCAAAACCATAATAAGACAAACCAAGTCTTCTGGCTTGATTCATCAAATCATTATCCGGCTTGTGAATGACACTTGGCATTTCGACATTCTGTCTAATCTGAGTAAGTGTCTTGTATCTCTTTGGCTCTTGATATCCTGTGATACCACGATTTCTTGCTTCGCGTTCAATCCATTTTGCTGCTGCTGGATTTTGATTTTCAGAGCGAACAAACTGTTGAGCCATACGACGAATACGATTGAAGTTGGCCTGAATCTTTTCTTTTTCTTCTGGTCCAACTTTGCGAACATCTGCTGTGTTATCAATGACAGCAAACTTATCGTTACCAAAAATCTTTTGTAGTTCGCCAATATTCTTCTGTGCTAAGTCCCATTTCTGCTGACGAATGTTTGGAGAATTATCTGGCACGCCTTGCTTATCTGTGCCATCTGGAACTTTACGCTTACCCATCTTACCGCGTTCAACGTTACGCTCACGCGATACTTCATTGGAAGTGTTTACGAATACCATCATGGTTTCGTAACCGTCTGCTTCCAAGTTTTGTTTGATTGTCTTGATTTTTTCTAAGTCATCTGCTGTGCCGTTGATGATGAGACCTAGACGACCTGCAAGGACTAGACGCTCTTGTTCTTTCGTGATGTTCTTCGCGCGGCCGCGCACGATGTCGCGCTCAACTCTTTCTTCATCTGGCATCTCAAGGTCTAGACCGTTCTTCTGCATCAGATACTCAAATGCAACGTCAGAGTTGATTTCTTTCAATCCCTCGCCCGCAAGAGTGGAATTCATTACATAGTCTTTACCAGAACCTGGACCACCAGCCAAGAAGATAGCCTTGAGTTTGCCTGGATCATTTATGCCTTCGTTTAGATTTTCTCTAAGCGACTTAAAACTTTTTGTTGCTTTCTTTTGGTATTCACTTGATCCTTTTTTATCAAGCCAATATCTGTCAATACCATCGTCATACCAAAGACCAGATGTCTGATTTGTTATAACGTATTGCGACACACCAGTCGGTGATACTTCGCCTGTCACATTACCTAGACCGCGAATACCACCACCAATTGCTGCTGTGTTTGTTTCGACAACATAAGATTTGCCGAACATATCTGGATTGGCTTTAGCAAACCAACGCATAATCTTACCGGCTTCTGAATTGGCTTCATTCTCAATGTCAGAACCAGTTGCGCCTTCTTTCTCTATATCTTTACCTAACCGACCATCTTCGTTCTGCTTGTGATGCACAAGTTCATGAGCAACAGAACGGAATATATCCATCGGATGTCTGTTCAACGTAGAAATTGATAGTTCGTTTGATGCTGGATTATATGCTGCGAATGAATTGTATGAATCATCATCTGTCTTGTATCTGACAGTCGGCATAGACTTTAGACCAAGTTTATCAGATGCGAACGACACAAATGAATCCAGCATTGGCGCTAGTTCTTTGCGTGTAATTTCTTCTTTTAATTGCTTTAATGTTTTTGGTTTTGGAAGTTTAGCGGACAACAGTTTATGCACAGATACATCATATTTGCCAAACAAATCCTTGACAAACTCTTTCTGCTTTGCGTTGTCTAATGATACAAACTGCTTACGAAGTTCAGAAGCAGATGTGGCTGGCTTGCCTAGAACATCGAATGTAAATGTAGGAGTGACGATAACATAACCCTTTGGCATAGTTGTATCGCCGAAAGGTTGCAACTTCTTTTCATTGCCAGCATATGGTTGAAGATAACTTGGATTACCAGATTTGGTTGGCTTGAATGAAAAACGTGGATCTTCTTCCATGTCTTTTTGCGACACAGCAAAGACTAAAACCGTCGTCTTCGGATCGTAGTCTTTTAGTATTTCTCTGGCGATGTAGGGATTGGTAACTTGCTTGATACTGTTAGATGGGACACCAGCCAGTGTCATCATCTTGACTTTTTCTTTGAAATTGAATGGACTCTTAGGTAATTCTACTTTATCAGATGTGGCAATGACTGCATCGCCGAACTTTGACTTGAGCCATTTATAGACCTGTGCATGGCCTTTATGAAAGGGCTGAAAACGCCCTGGATATACTGCTAAAACTTTCATTATTCCCTCTATAGGAACATTAACTTATAGAGGTATTTAGTGTTTTATTGTTCTGACTCCATGGCCTTGTGCCAATACTTTTTCAGTATGTCCTGACATTCCTTCTCAGAATATGATTCAGGAACAGATTTACCCTTCAACTTTAGCCATATAGCATTGGCTATTTCTCTTTCCCATGTCATATCTCATATTTCTTTCTTTTGAGGGTTTCACGCACAACTGAAGTGATTTCTTCAGCGATGGTCTTGACTTTAGCATTTGGAGTATATTTGGACACTCTACCATCTTTTACCAGATAACCCACTGCTTCCACGTTCGGATAAAGAGATGCAACTTTGAATAGCATATCTAAGTTCTTTTCGTGGTCATCCCACATGCGAACACGGTCAAACTTACCAGTCTTTAGATATCTCTTGAGAATGACACCTTTGTTGATGTGGGCGGGTCCAGACTTTGAGACATTACCTGCACGTTCTACATAGACTTTATCAATCGGAAATCCATGGTCACGAAACGTCTGTAGAAACTCCTTATGGTCATCAAAGTCTGCTCGGGCAGTAAGAATAATCGAATGTGAGTTTTCTGTCTGTCTTGCGACGATGTTTTTTGCATTATTCAGAACCGAACGGATAGGTTTGAATGTATCACGAAAGATTTTACCTGACCTAAACTGAGCAAAGTCAAACTTTTCGTCTGGCGCCAGTTTGTAAGAATTGAACTCGCCAGGTTCTAGTATCTTTACTATCTTTCCGTCCTTGACAACACCAACTCTGGCCGATGTTCGACCAAGAGTGTCATCGATATCCCACACATTTAATGTACGGATTTCTTTGTTCATGATGACCAGTTCTTAGTAGCGTTAAAGTTGGCTTGTGAGAATTCCAATCTGTCAACTAATTTGACTGCTTTGCCCACACGGTCAATAGCAACAAAACCTTCTGGCGCTGTAACTTTCAATCCAGTTGAATCAATTCGAAGATAAGTACCTAAAGAATCTCTAACTGTCTGGAGTTTCTTGACAATCATATTCTTTGCTTTTGTTAGCAAGTTTTGTAAATCAAATATCTTCTTCAATTCATTCTTATTGCTGGTATAAAAACGCATCACGATATTCTTTTCTTGCTGTCTCTTAACCTTTGTGTCGGCCTTCTTCGCATCGGTAATGTTCTTGTTCAACTTTCTCTCGACTTCTAGAATGAGACCTTGAACGTGAGCAGTAGTATTAGTAATCTCTTGGCCTTCACGAACTTTGGAATTATTCCATGCTTTGATTTGGATTTTATAAGTGTCGTTTGTTGCAATCTCATTTAGTGTTCGTGCTGAGATTGTTCTGAACAGTGTGCCTGCTTGGGATAGAATGCTATTCAGTTCAGCCGTTTCTGATACAGTAAACGTTGCTGTACCGGATGCATCAACAAAAGAAGCGTCACGGAACCAGACATTCTTTGTCTGTCTAAGATTTCCAACGTCAGCACCAAACGATGCTTTCATATCTTCCATTCTATTACCGGAATAAGTCGTATGCCACACTATGCCCATTTTAGCAGATTTGATTTGTTTTGCAAGTGAAGAATCTGCTGGCACAGTATATACGATTGTATTTGGCTGAAAAGTAATATATTCTTTTCCATCAATCTTTTCAGACTTCAAATCTTCTTTGGTAAACATCATATCGCCTTGCAATACGCCATCGATATCAAGTTCAGGAAGATATTGTAGAGCAATCTTTAGTTTCCTGTTTAGACCTTCGCCAGGATGATTGTTGTCAACGTCATTGTTCGTATAGTTCAACTTTGCATTCTTTGCAAACACGCCTTTGGTGCCCACAAAGAATTTTCCATTCTCTGGATTAATACCAGCAAATATGGCTGGTGCACCATCCCACTTAGTTGTGAGATTTAGAGTTTTACCAGAAGCATGACCAGAAAGCATATCACGAAGAGACTGTAAAAAGGATATAGCACCTCTTGTGCCAGAAACTCCTCCATTGAGTACCTCGTCTTCTAGGTGTTCTAAGTGAAGGTTTTTGCCTTCTTTTGATTCTAATAGATAATCTTGATATAGTATCATTATACTTCCACTATTACTGCGTTTCTGGGAACACTGTCTGTTATGACTATTCTACCTGCACTATCGCCTCTAGACGGAGAGCGTCCATATATTTTTGGAATACCGCCCTGTTCTGCATCTGGATCAAACGTCTGATCCTCTCTTCTAGCCCTAAGTCTGAAATACAAATCATGAGTTTTTGCATACTCTTTAGATTCGGTTAAATTACCATTTAGAGTTAGAATATTCTTTTTAGAATCATAATTTGATTTTACATCCATTGGTCCAATATACATGTAGTCGATTGGTCCACCCATAGCTTTTGTGCCGACAACAATCTTTTCTTTGTTTAATCTTGATATCTTACCATAAACATCTGGAACTTTATCGCCCTCTTGTACACCCATATCTATCAACTTTTTGTGTGCGGCTTTCATGAATTTTCCAGCGATGCCAGGAATAATAGCCTCTAAACCCCTCATTCCGCCACCGGCTAGTGAAGGTGCCGCTTCACCTTTCAGAGATAGATTTACATCTTTCTTATTTTTTGTTGAAATTATGACATCTGTATATGGTTCAGAACCACTAGATTGTCTTCCTGTATATTTCTTGGCTCCAGAAACGTTTGATATTTTAACTGCGCCGGCTTGAACCACAATTGGCTTGTTTTTATTTTGTTTTACGGCCTTGTTTATTGCATTAACAACGCCAGTCTCTTGTCTCTCTGCCGCAACTCCAGCCATATTATTTCTCCGCTTTTACTTATTTATCTCTTCCTCAGATTCAATGGCCTTCCACTTATCCAATGGGCAAGAGACGTAGGGTAGTAAAGTTTTGTAGTCCATAAAGCAACCACATTCGGCGCACTGTGAGTTTATAGGATTAAACTTATCACATTTCCTACAGATTTCAAGTCTCTGTTCTGATATTTTAAATCTTTCTTTGAATAAATTAAACATTGACACCTCCACAAAATGACTATATACTTATATATTATCATGGAGTATATAATGTCTGATAAAATCTTTGTTCAAATTGCTGCATATCGTGATCCTGAACTTCTTCCAACAATCCGAGATTGTATCAAAAGAGCCGACAATCCTGAAAACTTAGTTTTTGCTATAGCATGGCAAAGATCCAAGGAAGACGAATGGGATACACTAGAAGAGTATGCAACTGACCCTAGATTTAAAGTTATTGATATAGACTACAAAGAAGGTCTTGGCACATGCTGGGCCAGACATCTTTTGAATGAAGCATATGATGGCGAAAAGTATACTCTACAGTTAGATAGTCATCATAGATTTGTTCGTGGTTGGGATACCAAGTGTAAGAAAATGATTAATGACTTGATTGAAGCAGGTCATGAAAAACCGCTTCTTACTGCATATGTTCCATCGTATGATCCTGAAAATGATCCTGCTGCTAGAGTGAAAGAAGTATGGAAGCTAGACTTCGACAGATTTACACCTGAGGGTGTCATATTCATGCTTCCTGCTAATCTAGAAAACGTTGAACAATACTCTTTGCCTATTCCGACTAGATTTTTCTCTGCTCACTTTGTCTTTACTTTTGGACAGTTTATCAGAGATGTTCCCTATGATCCTAATCTGTATTTCCATGGTGAAGAAATTTCCATGGCTGTTCGTGCATATACAGCTGGTTATGACTTGTTTATTCCAAATCAAATTGTTTGCTGGCATGAGTACACTCGCAAGGGTCGTATCAGACATTGGGACGAGAATAAGAAGTGGATAGACCTTAACAATAAGTCTCTAAAGAGAGTTAAGCAACTACTTGGTGTTGACGATGACTTTGCAGATTATGATTTTGGCAAATATGGTTTTGGAAATGCCAGAACTCTGAACGACTATGTTGAGTATTCTGGAATCAGATTTTCTGACCGTGCGGTTCAAAAGTATACCTTAGAAAAGTTTGATCCTCCCAATCCTCTATACAGAAATGCAAATGCATATGAAAAGTCCTTCAAGAATGTCTTTAGACATTGTATAGATTTATGGAAAGGTTCTGTTCCTGAAACAGACTATGATTTCTGGGTTATCGCTTTTAAGGATGAAGACGATAACGAACTCTATAGACAAGATGCAGATAAACATGAAATTGAAAGACTTATTAACGATATAGAGAATACTAGCGAGTTTCATAATATCTGGAGAGAGTTTGAAACAAAAAAGAAGCCATACAAATGGATTGTATGGCCTCATAGTGAGAGTAAAGGATGGATGCCTATCTCAGAAGGCATATTGCCTAGAGTTTAGGACTTCATACCTGCTGTAGCACGAAGCATCCAACCGTGCTTCTTGTGAATATCCATACGGTCTTGTAGGAAGTTGGCAAGACCAAGTTCGCCTTCTTTATCTGCAAGATCGTATGCTTGTTTGAGTGCATCAAGGATGATATTGTTATCATTGATTAGAAGTTGAAACATTCTTTCTGCTGTCGGAATGGTATCAGATTCCTCAATTCTTGTAAGTTCCTTGATTCTGTCTAGTGAACTGGGAGCGAAAGAGTTCACAGCGCGAATCTGTTCCGCAATAGGATCCACTGCACCATGTAATTCTCCGTATAGATCACCGAAGAAGTCGTGATACTGAGGAAAATTAGGTCCAATTACGTTCCAGTGAAAAGAGTGTGTCTTTAGATACATGGTAAATGTATCGGCCAGAACAATCTTTAGTGCGTTATGAAGTTCTTCCATTTTAGTCTCCCATAAGTGATACGACTATTTATTATCCTACCACCTTAATCTCCACTTTACAAACGCCATGACAACCTATTGCGCGGGCTGCGGCTCTTGATAAATCAATCGTACGGCCCTTAATAAACGGACCGCGGTCATTGATTCTAACGATAACAGATTTACCTTTATATGTGACACGAACTTTTGTGCCGAATGGTAATGTTCTGTGTGCTGCTGTCAGCGCATTGGGGTTAAACTTCTCGCCATTGGCGGTTCTTTTACTCTTACTGCACTGTCCAGGTGTTGCACAGTCGTACCATGAAGCAATACTTGCTTCGACTGGGCTGATGAATAACATCAATCCAGCCAATAAAGTTACTAATGATTTCATATATGGTTCCTTATCCTATTTTGAACGTGATTTTGGAATTATCCTTAATCACGAAAGGCTTGAGTGCCTCCTTTTCTAAGACAACCATACTGTTATAGAACGAAACGGAGTACAGATTATGAAATGTCTTTAGCACAGTTTCATCAATCCTGTTTTGAAAATGCTGTTGATTCACAACGTCAGTTATAGTCTGTGAGTAAGAAAGAAAAGACGAATCTTTTCTAAACTCTCCACCCCATTTCGGCCAGTAACTCGTATGTGTGTCTTCGCAAATATAAACTCCGCCCTCCCGTAAATGCGGAAATGTTTGTTGAAGTGTAATGATTTGATGGTGCATGACATGGCTACCATCATCAATGACGATATCAAAGTCGTTATGTTCTGACATTAAACTTTCCCAGAACTCAATCGAACCTTGATCTCCCATAACAACAGTCGCATCACCATCATATTTGTATTGTAGACATCTTGGATCAATGTCTACGCCTATGACTTTAGTTCCTTCTCCGAAGTATTTCAGCCATAATTCTATTGAACCGCCGCCAAGAACACCAATCTCCAAAATCTTTGGTGCTTTGCCTACAAACTTGCCAAGATGCTTTTCATATACATCAAAGTATCCAGACCACTTTGTAGATGGCTTTTCGGTTTCATCAAAAAGTTTTTCAATCGTATTCATTATTTAGTCCCTCGCAATATACAAATGGGAAATATCTTAGAAACATGTCCTTGTTATCAGGTCTGAGTGTTTTAATCTTCTTGTGTATTTCATCATAGAAATTCCATGCAAGAGGAACAAATGCAACGTCTTGATTTTCTTTCTGTAAGACTTCTGAACCATATACAGGAATGTGCATACCTGGTGTGTAGAGTCCCTGCTTCATAGGATTATCATCAACGATATAGTCGAGTTCAATCTTAGAAGCATTTAGCAGAGTATTACCTTTTGCTGGTGCGCCATAGCCAATAACCTTCATTGTCTTACGAAGGGCCTCAATATGAGAAGCAAACTCACTAATGACTTCCTTGCTGTTCTCGACATACTCTTTGTAGACATGTTCATCATACAGACCTTTAAGTTTTTCTTCTTCCATAAGAAGTTGAATGTAAGAAGGTCTTGCTTTAGTTTTTGAGATGATAAAGATATAACTTGTGCCGTGAATTGGATGTCTTACAACATCAATCAAGTTCAACCTTGCCCTCTTACACAGTTCATTCATTGAGCGAATGTTATAGAAAGAAAGATGTTCATGATATATTGTGTCAAACTCCATATTTACAATCATATCGGCCTGAGAAACTGTGATGTAGATATAACCATCACGCGATACAACTTTTCCCATATTCTCTAGAAACTCTAGTTGATTATAGTTATGAGCAAATGCATTCTGACAGATTACAGCACCAAAATCAGTTGTTGGATAATTCTTATCGAAGTAACCACAATGAACATGATGATTGCGCGAACTAATTACATGAAGATTGGTTGCGGGATCAACGCCGAAAGTCAATACGCCATATCTCTTAAATGCATCAAGTTGTGAACCATCATTACAGCCAATGTCTAATACTCGTTCGGCTTTATGATTTTCTATAACAAACTTAGCGAACCAATCAAAGTAATCTAACTGAGTCTTAGCCGTACCAGACACATACAGATAGTTCTTGAACAGCAAGTCAGGATTGACCTTGTGTGTCAACTGTACATGATAACAATATGAGCAATAGTTTGTCGCAAGAGGAAACTTGTCTTCTGAATCTGTCGGACTCTTTAGAAACGAGTTAGCCAGTGGTTGAACACCTAAGTCGAGTAAAGGTTCTAGATGTGTGCCACCACAAGCAATACATTCTTTGATTTCTACACAGTTTTCCATCTTACATTCCTAACCACTTGGTGTTATTTACATACCAATCAGAAACTTCTTTAATTCTATCACTAAGAGCCACGCGAGGTTCCCAGCCGAGAGAACGCATAAGATCACCGGATAAAGCATAACGTAAATCATGCCCTGGTCTGGATGTATGGAAGTCAACCATTTCATATTTTAGTTCCTTACCTTGAGCAGATGCAATCATCTTAGCGAGAGATAGATTGTCTACTTCTTCTTTGCCAACGATATTAAACTTGCGACACTTTGCTAGACCATAATCAGGTTTAAGCTGAGGATTGTTCTGCAAAAGGAACAGCAGAGCATCAGCCACATCACGCGCATGTACGTAGAAGCGCGAACCTGCCTTTGTCTTTGTTGCATCAGCATGAATGGTCACAGTCTCGTCATGCAAGACCTTTTTGATGCAAAGTGGAATAAACTTTTCTGGTGTCTGACGTTCACCAAACACATTCATAGTGTGAGTGATCATCATAGGCATCTTGTATGTGTTTTCATAGGCAACACACAGTTCTTCTGCACCAGCCTTTGATGCTGAATATGGATTGGTCGAGTTATAGCGATCACGTTCCTTGTAAGCGACACCAGGAGGCGCAACACCAAAGATTTCATCGGTGCTGAAATACAGAAACATTTCTAGATGATCCAACTTGCGGGCATATTCCAGCAGATTGGCCGTGCCCATGATGTTATCTGTGATGAACTCAAGAGGATGTGTGATTGACCTATCTACGTGTGATGCTGCGGCCAAGTGTAGAATGATATCTACCTTGCCAATAAAGTTTTGCACAAGAGGATTCAGTTCAGCCTTCAAATCATGAAAGACTGTCCGAACGCGCTTTTGTATTTCGTAGGGATATGGATCAATAACTTCATGTAGTCGATTAAGATTGCCAGAATAATCAAGCCTGTCTAGCGTGATGATATTCCAATCTGTCTTTTGCAGAAACAAGTCCACAACATGATGTGCAATAAAGCCTGCACCGCCTGTAATCAATACCGTTTTACTCATCAATGTAATCTCCACTTGGTGCTATATTACCACATACACCAATTTTGTCAAGTTCAATCGTCTTATATGTATGCAAGTTTTTATAGTAAGAATGCTCAACATCTATTCCGTGTGTAGCACAGTCTTGAAGTATTTTGGAAAGATTTAGTTGAAAGGTGTCAAGCAGAGTGTAGTCCATGTGCCAGCAACGAAGACGGAATAGTTTATGCGCTCCAATACTATCTTGTCTGTGCTTAGGCATCCACGAATCAAGAGCCGTTGCAAATACAAAAGCATCTTTGAAATCTTCTCTATCAACAATAAAGTTGTCGTTCAGTCTGTAACGACCAGAGAGTTTATAGATGCGTTTTGATTTGAAGTCTTGCTTTTGAAACCAGTTGAGGAAATACAGAAACGTGATGCATTCTGCGATGCTTCGCTGGCCCAACTGAGAAAATCTCTTAACATCTGATTCATCACCAGTGTAAAAGACAATTACGCCTCTATCGCTAAGTTCCTGGAAGTATTCTACATTGGGACGTTCTGGAGAAGAATCGAAAATGAATACTTGATTGTTCGGGCAATACTTGTTAATAGAATCGATTGTTTCGATAGTCTGATTGAAACGCTCTTCTTCATTATATACTGAAAGTTGATTGACTTTCAGTGCATGATTAACAAAAAATATTCCATCATATATCATAGTTTGCTCACAAGAAATGGTGCTGGCCACAGGATTCGAACCTGCAATGGGATTACTCCGACGGATTACAAAACCGTTGCCTTCAGCCGTTCAGCCAAGCCAGCATTTGATTATTTATCTGGTGCCTCTAACAGGTATCGATCCTGTGTCTCGGCTTTACCAAAGCCGTGTACTACCTTTATACTATAGAGGCATAGTTGGTGCGGATAGAGGGACTTGAACCCCCATGGATTACTCCGCCAGTTCCTAAGACTGGTGCGTCTGCCATTTCGCCATATCCGCTTATCTTTTTTTCTTACAACTAAATGTTTCCGTTTGTGTGTGACAATTCGGACAAATGAATCGTAAGTTTTCAAGTCTATTATCGTTATTCTTACCATTTATATGATCTAACTGAAGAACTAGTTCTTTGTTATTCCACACATTGCCTATTCCACACGACGAACATTTATATGGTAGCAGGTTTTCTTGCAAAAGTCTACGCTTAAGATTATGTCTAGCATATGTGCTATCGATAACAAATATCTCGTCGTTTGATTTCCTAGGACCAAATCTATTTACTGGATTATATGCTTTTGCCATTTTATACTCCTTATGGAGTATTTATAATACGCTAGTTTTCTGGACTAGCGTTAATGGTAGCCGATGAGAGATTCGAACTCCCTACACCCTCGGTGTAAACGAGGTGTTCTACCAGTGAACTAATCGGCTGAATTATTGATCCGTTATTAGAAGCGACGGATCAGCGCCTTTATGTCAAAGTCCTGACGTAAGTGAAGTCACAGCATCGTGAGCCCAAACCCACCATGCAGCACCAGCGGCCACAACGGCGCCGATTGCCTTCTTTACATCCCAACCATTCTGCCAAAGTTCCCAGCCTACCCAAAGAACGGCTGCAACTAGAATAAGAACTACAATTGTGTTTAGCATGTTATTACCTCATTAGACCGTGATTGGTCTTTCATTATTTATAAATTGGAGCGGGCAATGGGGATCGAACCCATGACCTTCTGCTTGGCAAGCAGACGCACTACCCCTGTGCTATACCCGCGATTGGTGCGTCTTCCAAGTTTCGAACTGGGTTGTTCGGCTTATGAGACCGATGAGATTGCCAACACCTCCCAAGACGCATTAATGGTGCTGCCTCTCTGAATCGAACAGAGTCCCCACGCTCTTCAGGCGTATGTACGCACCAGCTATACCAAGGCAGCCAGAATTTTTCTTGTCTCTTCCCAATTTTTTACATTATACACTACATCGGCCACTTTTGCAAGAGGATAATCGTTTCCGCCTTTCTCGCATTTGTCGCCAAAAAATACCAGTTTGTTTTCTATCCAATCCTTCACTTGAGACTTATCTTTTCCTTTTGGATAGATATCAAGTCCAGTCTCACCAGCAATAGTACAATCTAGTTCAGGAAATAGTTTTCTGATACGTTCCGCAATTTGCACTCGTTCATTTGTTGCATTGTCCCATTCGACATACAAGGCTCTTTGTGCTTTGTCTGCATTACGACCAACGACTGAGAAATTGACCATTCCTGTTCTCATCTCAGAATGTTTGCCAGTACGAATGTTAAAGCCACTCTTGCGCTTTTCATATTCCAAAGTCATGAACAAGATACCGCCCGCTTTCCACGTAGACTGATATCTAACTTTGTCTTTTGAACGAACTTCATTGCCGCAGCAATTGAATATAAACGAACACGAATCAATAACTTCTTGACCTACTTGTTCTAATGTCTTTGGATAATCTGAGCCTGTAACAAGACATACATCATGCTTATTTGCAAACTCAACAAATTCTTTGCGAAACTCTTCGTCCATTAGAGAACGACTAGGAGTCAGTGTACCATCAACATCAAAACAGTAAGTAGTTTTTTCCATTTCAACCTTTCAACAATTGAGGTGCTGATTCGTTCAATTGCTTATTTTCATATTCTTTCTTCTTAGCATCATATTGTTCATTTGTCAAGTTATGCCAACCGCAACACTTGCCATCTGGACTACGACCGCAACCACAGTCTTTACTCATTTGTTTCTCCTATATTGGCGGACAGAGTGGGATTTGAACCCACGATACCTTATTAGGGTATGCCTCGTTAGCAGTGAGGTGCCTTCGGCCGCTCGGCCATCTGTCCTAATTCTGTATAATAATCGTCGTGTTTTCCTTACCGTACTCGCTGACAATTCTATATAGCCACTTTGCATTCTGCGGGTGCAGACGGATGCAGCCGTGAGATGCTGGGCGCCCTAAGTTGTTTATTGCATCCGTTGCATGTATTGCATATCCGTCAAGGAAGAAGATAGAGTTTGGCATCGGCGCATTATCATACTTGCGAGAATAGTGCATCTTGGTCATATGATACGGCTGAAATACACCGCGAGGAGTATTGTATCCCTTTCGCCCAGTAGAAACATTCCACTCATAATAGTCCGTTGGTGTTTCTACTAACATGATTTGATCCGAGACATCGACCGTGATGATTACATCTTCGGCTTTAGCAACTCCAGTCATTGCAACCAGAGCCGCCATCATAACGAAAATCTTCTTCATGCTACCTTATCTTCCTTAGGCAAATGTTGAATTGCATCCTTGTAACGGTCAGCACAGTAAGATGCTGCCCATGCATTTGGCTTTACAAGTGGTACAATGTTACACATACCGCGAATATATCCAACTGCTTCGTTGATCACACAAGAACTACCATACTCTTTATTTGGGTTAATGTCAAGATGAATTTCAACCTCACGGTCTTCCAATACATCATGCAATTCCATATAAAGGGAAGCGGTCTTCATGACTTCATTCATAAGACGCATACGTGGACGATCCTTTTGCTGATCATAGTCCCTTTCACGAACAATTCCACCAAACACCTTACAACCGTTCTTTCCATTCTTATGGACAACAACAACGTTGATGTAGTCTGCATACCAAACACCGTCAATCTGGAAACGTTCAGAGTCGCCGCCTAGATACACCTTTGTTTCAGGTGTTTGTGCATTGATGAATGCCTTGACTTCTTCGATGTTTAGTTGCTTTCTAATCATAACGTTTTCCTTTTGAGTGGCGGAAGGTGTAGGATTCGAACCCACGGATCCTTTCGGACCTCTCGCTTTCAAGGCGAGTGCAATAGACCACTCTACCAACCTTCCAATTTCTTATAGTGGTTACGCCCTCCACTTTTAGTATATAGTTGGCGCACTCGGATGGACTCAAACCACCAACCTTCGGTTTCGTAGACCGATGCTCTATTCAGTTGCGCTACGAGTGCTTTGGAGGAGACGGCCAGATTCGAACTGGCACCTCAAGGATTTGCAGTCCCGTACATTAACCGTTTTGCTACGTCTCCGGATTTATTTTAAAATGTTCAACAGCAATTCTTCTTCTTAACTCTGATGAACTAAAACTGTGTTCGCGCTTGTTAAAATGGTATTTCATCTTTGAGATTTTATATCCTGTGAATGTCTTGCCTCTATACTCTTCACCAAGTATGCGAACATCTATAGGCAGCATGTTTAGGATATCAAGCAATTCTGCTTCTGTAGAATATACAATAATCTCATCAACAAACTTGCAGGCTCTTACTTGCAATTGCCTTTCAATCAAACTTTGAACTGGCTTGTTTTTCTCTGGTCTATCAATTGTAGGATCCACTTGTAGTCCAACAATTAACCAATCACATTGCTGCTTTGCTTCTTCTAGCATCGCAACATGACCAGCATGAAACAAATCAAACGTAGAACATGTAAATCCAATAATCTTGTTCATAATGTTTTCTCCTAATTGGCTGCCCTTCGTGGATTCGAACCACAATTGCTGGAGTCAGAGGCCAGAGTCCTGCCGTTAGACGAAAGGGCAATGGTACTGCATAGTGGAATCGAACCACTGTAATCGGCTCCACAAACCGATGTTTTACCATTAAACTAATGCAGCGTAGCGGGTGCCAGATTCGAACTGACGATTTCCTGGGTATGAGCCAAGCGAGATGACCGCTTCTCTAACCCGCAATATTACTTGAATGTATTAGTATATACTTCTTTCTTGTTATCGTATTTTATAGATACATGTTTATAACCCATCTTCTCATAGAGTCGCTTAATAGACTTAGCGCCAACTTCTGATAGTGATGTGATGGTAAATGGATTAGACACGACCTTGTCTGTATCCTTGTTCGATCCACGCATTGAGGTCTTGGCGTTTGATCTTTTTGTTTTCTCGGTCATTTGTAATCCAACATGTTCCATATTGAGAGTTTTTAGATCCTTTCTGCTTTTCTTTCATGATGGCAGAAAGCTTTTGTTTTTGTTCGTCGGTATGTTTTTTGCCTTTCCAAGTATCATATCGAATTTTACCTTCGGCATGAAGAGATTTCATCCTACGAGATGTGTTTTCGGCATTAGCTTTACCCATTCGTTTGAAGTGTTCTAGAGGACGCGATTTGCCATGCTCCCGTCTCTTTTGACGAATCTCTGGCTGTGCGTTTATGAAACTCCAACCACCTTTGCCACCTTCACATAGATTATAGTTTGTTTCAACATCAGGAACTACAAGAATACTTTCTAACAAATCCATATGAGCTTCATCTTTACATATATGAAGAATCTCTTTATGAAAGTTATCAAGACCATACTTGGAGATGGCATGTTTCAGTATTTTGCCTGATCCCATGTATCCATCATCCAAGTCTTTGGTCTTATGTTTACCGATATAGAACTTACCGTTTACCAGATTTGTTGTTTTGTAGATAGTATAGAACATTAGGAAGCCTCAGGATACAATAGGGTTTACATACTATATAGTATCCTGAGGACTTCAATGTAGAGCATACGGGAGTCGAACCCGTCTCTCATCCTTGAAAGGGATGTGACCTAACCGATAGTCGAATGCTCCATGGAGAACCCTCTGGGATTCGAACCCAGGACAGACGGATTAAAAGCCCGCTACTCTACCACTGAGTTAAGGGTTCAATTGGCTGGGAGACTAGGATTCGAACCTAGATAGTTGGAATCAAAATCCAACGTCCTGCCGTTAGACGATCTCCCAATAAACTGGCTTCTAGCGACGGATTTGAACCGTACTTTGGTAGTCACTATCAAAATACAAGTACTTTGGTAGTGTGCACCTACCGCCCCAGGCTATGCTAGAAATAAATTCATCCCTCCAAGCTTGGGACTCTTACCCCAGACTAACCACGCAAACGCTTATGCGGACACCCCGCGCGAGGGAAAGGGTGTAGCCTGTTTACTGCCAGTTCGCTATGGCGCCTAGCTTATGGCAATTGGTTGCCCATAGTAGAATCGAACTACTGTAACTCGATTATCGGTCGAGCGCTCTACCATTGAGCTAATGGGCATTGAATTGTGAACCGTTTCGCTGGTCCCACTGAAAGGACGGTCAACCCCGACAGACATATAGTCTCGGATTTATATACCGCCACGGCCTACGGCGGTTACTATATTCGTTACACCTTACAGGTTAAGCCCTTTCGCGAACAGAGTCAGCAATCCTGTATTCATAGGCTTTCCCTCATGTTGGGCCTATTAGGTCTCCCCTGTCTTATCTAGAAAGACGGGTAATTTGGTGGGCAGGTGCGGTTACGATCCACTCCCTTTAAGGATGGGTTTTACAGACCCACTGCTAGAACCACTAGCTTTACCTACCCAAAACTTGCTGAGCCTCACGCGGTCGGCTCGAATGTCGTCTGTAACTTGGCGACACATTCACAGTAACGTTATTCCGTTCTCAAGCGAACGGCGTCCTGTGCGATGGTGACAGATCAAACTTGATGTCAATCTCACAGTTATTCGACTGACTGTCTGACATTCATGACGCGCACTGCTGCTACGTAGTCAGATCATTATTGGTGGACCCTAAGAGAATCGAACTCTTACCCTCGCCGTGCAAAGGCGATGTGCTCCCATTATCACTAAGGGCCCTATTAATAGCTCCTGTCACTATCGCAGTCAGGCAAACGGTTACTTATTTAACGGTCTCTCTTTAATCGGCCGAAGAGAGAAAATCATTCAGTAACACCCTAGTTTATTTCAACCGTAAAGGGCACGTTTCTTGAATTGAGTTAGAAGAACGCTCCCTGCTGCCCGCTCTTAACGGAGACCAGCATTTTTATCATAGGGATACTTAATGTATGTTTGCGATACACACATGTTCTCACAGATTCGCGGTCTGTTACCGTTCTTCTAAACGGGCTAGGGTCAACAACCCATACAGTGGACTTCTACCACGCCCATTTTATTGGCACCAGTGCAAGGATTCGAACCCTGGATTTTGATTTTGGAGATCAACGTGTTACCACTACACTACACTGATATTAACAATATTTTTTAGGTTTTCGTGCAGCATTCTTTCTATTCTTTGCTGCATATGTATCTTCTTGTGAATGACAGTTAGGACAGAGAAAGCGGAGATTCTCTAATCTATTGTCATCATTCACGCCGTTCATATGATCAAGTTGTAAAACAAGAGGTCTACCATTATGAGTACCGTCATTATCACAAGATGCACAACGGTAAGGAATCATCTGTTGTTCTATGACACGGCGCTTGATATGATGCCGAGCATACTGTGAATTTTCAACGAAAACTTGTTCATCCGAAAGTCTTCTTGTTTGACTATGTAAAGTTGCTGCCATTATAATACTCCTTCTAGAGTATATAGTCAACTACGGTTCTTAGAACCGATGCTCTACATTTGAATTTCATCCGCGTTTTTATAGAGGGGTGCGCGGCGCCTCTACTGGTACGCACAAGAGACAGAGTGCACCGTCCGTCTCTATAGTAATCCAGCGACTTGGTGACCTGTGCGGAATTGAACCGCTCTGGAGCATTTGACGCCTACTCCATCTTTCGATGTCTCGGACTTCTCCTGTGCTACCGTTACACTAATCGGTCAAATTGGTCGGAGTGGTAGGATTCGAACCCACGACACTTCGCTCCCAAAGCGAATGCTCTACCAGACTGAGCCACACTCCGTTATACTTGTTTATAAGAACTGACACTCTCCACAGCACTTCACAATACTGCTTCACCGACTGCTGCCAGTTCTTATATATGGCGATCTTGGCGAGGCTCAAACTCGCTTCTCCTCTTAGACAGAGAGGTGTGATATCCATTCACTACAAGACCGTTTGTTTAGTTAGAATGTAATGTATTTTTACGCGAGTTGCTGATCGGGGTTTCCATTTTACAGTTGGCCCTACTACCCACACTACATTCTAATTGGTGTGCCAGGTGAGAATCGAACTCACGACATTCGGTTTAAGAGACCGCTACTCTACCACTGAGTTACTGGCGCAAATTATTATCACGGCGAAGATCGGTCACAGTATGCATCCTGCCGACTCGTTACTTTAATCGCACTAATTCTAACGAACCGTGAATTGGCTGGATAGCTTGGATTCGAACCAAGGACATCCTCGTTAACAGCGAGGCGCTCTACCGCTGGAGCTACTATCCAATATTCTATTATCAAAGACACATGATGACGATTTGCCGAAGCATTCTTACCCAACTTAAGGAACAGCACCATGTGTCTGTGATAATAGAATGTGAGGCTACGCCGAATCGTAGTAATCTCACCGATGTCTCGTCATTCGGTACGCCTAGTTTTTGATATCACTAGGAAAAAGGAACTTAACAATGTTAATCAGCGGTGCTGCTTATCCCGCAGCTAGGAAACTCTTTCAATCAACTTACAAACACAATATAGCAGTTCAGAACCAGGAAGTCAACTTTTATTTTTGCATAACTGCTATGTTCTAGACGCATAACTCAAAAAGAAGAACCCCGAAACTTTTGGCTTCGGGGTTCTAAGAAACTAAGTCTATCCGTAAGACTTAAAGCATAGAACCCCTCGCGTCTGCCCATGCTGGGCGACCTTCAAATTGATTATTCGTAATTGGGCAATAATGCGATTTCATTTCCGTTCTTTCTAACTCTGTATTCTATTTATATCACAAGGAAGTCAATTTGTCAAGTGTCCTGTGAAAATTTAGCAGTTCTTCGTAAGTTTTTGGTCCTAGTGGTTTCCAATTAAGACCATTACATAATTTACAATAAGCATGACATTCTGGAGATCCATTCGGTTTCTCTTTACATTTACCGTAGTATATTTCCCAATATGTCATTTTGTTGTTTGGTGCGAAAGGTGGGACTCGAACCCACAAAACTCAGTTTTTGAGACTGATACGTATACCTATTCCGTCACTCTCGCTTTATTTCCTAGATACTCCTCATAGACCCAACCCTTACGAATCCATGACATATGCCTAGTTGTTCTTGGCATATCTGTTATGTCACAAACTCTAAATCCTGCTTCACCAAATTGATGAGGTCCAGTTTCTTGATTTAGTGAAATCAGATGTCTGCCGTTTTCTTTAATCAGGTTCAAATATCGACTGGCCGACTCTCTATTCATTTCAATGAAACTATCGGCATTGATAATCAAGTCGTAGTTGCCATCGAAATCTTCGGTACACATAAAATTTATTCCATTGTATCGACACAAGTTTGTGCCTAGAAAATACATCTGAACAGTAGATACTGTAGGAAGATCCACGATAGTCAGATTTCTAAATCCTAGTCTATGCAAATAGAATGCCAGATGTCCTGCACCTCCACCAATCTCACATATTCTCAAGTTTTTATCTTGACATTTGTTTACTACATTCAATGCGATATACAATGCAAACATATCACGCTGATTATAAAGTCCAAAGTCTGTGTTTATTCCAAGATTGCCACCAGCATATTTCGGAGCAGATATATCAAACTTGTAGTGCTTGGCAAGCAAGTCTAGAAAATGTTCTGGCTTTTGGTATGCAATCTTTATATATTCATGGTCTTCTGGATTGAAGCATGGAATTAGACCATTAGCTTCACATATAGACAGAAGTTTGTCGAATACACCAAAAACATACATTGCTCTGTCGTGCTTGTTCTTCTTATAGAACTCATACAACAAATCTCCACCAAAGATGCCTCTAGTTAAGGGAGAATTACATAAGTTTTTTAATGTATTATGAACTTTTGGTATGTCTTTATTGATAAGAGCCATAGCATATTCTTTATGGGTTTCAATGATTGGTCCCCATGTTATTGACTCTGCACCATTGACTATATTCTCTCTTTCCATTCTACGAAAGAAATAATCGCAAATGTCGTTCAACAGACCTTCATCACACTCTTCTTTAGGTGTGCCCCAGCCCTCTTTATAATTAAAGTCATCTTTGTAATAATGATTGTGCATAAGACAATCAAGATAAGTAGGTTTCATGTTACCTCAAATTTGGTCGGCGTGCTTGGATTCGAACCAAGTCAAGAACACTCATCTAGTGCTAAAGGGATTATAAGGCCCTCCCGTGTACCAACACCCACGCCGTTATATCAAAGCTTTTTAATGCCGTTCACATAATTCTCAGCAGCATCTTCGTGATATCTGCGAGTATGGAACGCATATGATTCCGTTGCGACAATCTTCTTGTCTTTGTAGAAGTCGATCTCATACAAAGATGTTAGACGATTTTGCTTTATGACTGCTTTGAGTGTCTTGTCTGTTGACACATATTCAGAAACAACAACAACAGGATCAATCTTCTCTTCTTTAATTTTTAGAGGAACTTCCTTGACTGTATCATTCGCTTTAGTCTTTGGCGTTTTCATTTTACTTCCTTTGTTTTGGTGCGCCCGCTCAGATTCGAACTGAGGATCGGACGGTTATGAGCCGTCAGCATTAACCGCTATGCTACAGGCGCGAGTTGGTGCCCCTTGTCAGATTCGAACTGACCCTTGAAGGATTTTAAGTCCTCTGCCTCTACCGCTGGGCTAAAGGGGCTTTATTTTAGTCCTTGCTTGACCCGTGAATGAATCCCTTGCGAGGATCACCCCAATATGTATCTGCGCGGACGCGAACGAACCGTGCGCGAGTATCGGCCGTGTTCTCATTTGGAACAGACAACCAAGGATTCTTACCCTTCAACCAAGCCTTCTGTAAGATTGTCCACTTTACAATAGCAGACCGATCACGCTTGATGGCCTTAGAAATCTGTCGATTTGCTTCACGCTCACCCTTTGAGGTGTAAGCAGATTTAGTCTTTGGTGCGGACATTCACTTTCTCCATTATACTTTAATTGGCGACTCCGGAGGGACTTGAACCCCCAGCATTCAGATTAGAAGTCTGACACTCTATCCAGTTGAGTTACGGAGCCATTGAACTTTATTTATGCTACCTGATCAACAGGAAAGCCTCTGATGTAACAGCCATCAAGAAAACGATGACCAGTCTTGTGTGCATCATCGCTGTCCAGGAAAAACTGTTCCCAGATGCAATCATCTTCTTCAAAGCAATATAGCATGAAGCCGACGCGGTTGTCAACTACAGAAAAATCTACTTCATATGACCTAACCATTATGCTGCACCTTTGCGAATCTTAACACCAGTGACTCGTTCCAATGCGATGATAGAAACGGGATACTGAGGATTGCCAGTGTATAGACGAAAAGTATTTTTTGGATCGTATCGCTCACTTTTCACTACCCTTCCACTCTTGATGAGAATGTCATGCCGACAACCATACTTATATTCAGTACGGACATGCAGCAGATCGCCAACGTTCGGTTTCCAATCATTTGTCATCATGGTCAAATCTTAGCAGTTGTCTTGAAGGATGTCAACATCTTTTTTGTCAGACGTTTTCCACGAATATAAGGATACCCGTGCTTGAACTTAATCTTTTCCTGTTTCAGGACACAAGAATAGAGCAGATATAGCGAACGGTCGCGACCATACGCTTCAATTTCCCAAGGCCAGTTTAGATAGTCCTCGAAAGAATTGGTAATCTTGTAGGTCTTGCCCTGCCACTTGGCTGTGATTAGTTCGTGTCGCAACTCGCCTTTCGCATATTGCTTCATATGGACAATCTCATGCGCGAGGCATTGCAGCATCTTGTATCGGGACAGTTTTGAATTGATACCGATTTCAAACATTCGCGGGCGCGGACCATCATCATAAGAAAAACAATGACCCTGTGCATACTTGCCTTGTTTCTCAAAGCAGATATCGACCTGAATATTTTCTAGCAGTCTCTTGCTCATGATATACTGAGCAAAGAAGATTGTAGCAAACTTGATTTCGGCCTTACACATGGCCGAAGTCTTACCGCGAATGTTGATTTTCATTAGAATGCCTTTACCTTAGCGATGAAGTCGGCGACCTCGTCAGGCTTGCACCAGCCCTTCACGGAATCGCCCTCATCAAACCGATACCACACACCGTTCTCATCCCATGCAGCAACCTCGGCATCGGGCGATTTGTAAACAGGTTCTTGTCCAACAAATTTCATGGAACGATTCTTACAATAGTTTCCACGACCGAACTGAACCGATACCGTCCAACCATTTTCAAAGATCATTTGAAAACCAGTATGATATTCTTCCTTTTGCACTCTAAACATTGGGTTCCTTTATGTCACTGTAAGACTTATTACGCGGCGCCTGTGTATGATCGCCATTTGCAAACACAACCGTATCGCCTGGTGCAATCTCACGAAAAGCACGGAGATCCCAACCAGGATGAATGAAATCTGGCTGCCCGAACAAACGCACGGCAGCCAGATATCTCTCATCCTTGAAACCAACGAAATGCAGGCAGGTGTTAGTCACTCATTAACTCTCCGTTCATATACATCACATAGAAGCCCCAAGCCATAAGACCGAGACCGATTGCACCCATAACCATCTGGAGTCCAAGTCCAGTCGTGGCCGAAGCGCCGAGAACCATACCGAGCAGAAATCTAAGCATTCCTAAATCCTTATTATATGATGTATTCATAGTGACCGCGACGGATCAATTCTCTGATGATATAGATCCGCGCACTCTGGGCTTGTTGCCAAAGATTTTCATCATTGAGCAGATTAGGATCAACACGGTCGACCATATCGACGGCATCCATTAGTTGCTGGTCCGAAAAGATGAAACGGATCTTGAACCAACTAATGAAACGCTTAAACATTAGAGCCAACCTTCCTGATAGTTGTGAGCCACATAGTCAATGGTCTCAGGCTGTTCAGCAAGCCACGCGGCCCGCTTTGCCTCTTCTTCAAGGCGATATTCTTCTTCCTGCTTTTGCCACTCAGCGTCAGCGGCGATCTGGGCTGCCATCTGCTTACCGAGGTAATCCAGATAATCTTCCAGTTCAGCATCCGACATTGACTTTACGTCGATATGACGCGGACGGAAACCAACTACTTCCTTATACATTTCCCAGAACAAGGTTTCGTTTTCGTAACGCTTGAAGTCACGCACGGTGGTAACACCCATCTCGGTCCAGAAATCAAGTTCCTCGACATAGAGACCCGTCCAACGATTGTCTGGATCTTCGGCGATCCAAGCCAGCTTTTCAGCATTGAGGGCGGCAAGGTATTCAGCAAGGGTCATGTTATTCTCCAAAGAAGAGGGGACGCATTTTGGCGCAGATGAGGCGATAAGCTGCTTTCTCACGCTGGCTAAGCCAGTCATCGGCGTCTTCCTGCTGCATTTCATGCTTGATCTGCTCAAGACCGTCGAGTAGAAGGTTACCGCAACCAGTATAGTTCTTCACAATCTCAACGGCTTCATCAAAGGTCATCGGCTCTCTCTTTCTCATACTCATAATATAGTGTCGGTCGATCAGATTATCAAGAGCAGCAAACGCAACCCTGCTATGCACGGAACGCATGTCTGGCTGATAGTCGTTGGATCGTCTCATACACTATAGATGGGGATGGCAAGTCGGTTTTTCAAGGGTTCCTTTTGCATACCTGCTATGCATCCAGAGCATGGGCTAAGTGCTTGATTTGTCGTTCGGCTAAGTGATTGATTTTATTGAGGTCGGTCCAGACGCAGGAGGAGAGGGCTGGAGCGGGTGGATCCAGCCAGATATATCCGTACTACCCGCTGGTCAGTCGCTTTTCCAGCCCATTCCTACCGAGTTTTAAGCAGAAATGAAGTCGGAGAAGTCGGCGTTGACATTCCGTGCGAATACAACTTCCCGTAGTACAAACGTCGGAGTGAATCCGTCAAAGGCACCGCCTGATTCCAGAAAATTAGCATAGTCTAATGCATCTTCCTCGAACTCAAAAGCCTTAATCAGTTGCTCGGTCTTGTTTTCCATGACGCACCAGATGAAATCGGAATTGACTTCAAGTGGCAGAACGTAGTAGTTATCCATTCTTTTTCTCCAGATAGCAGTTGCAGGCTTCAAATTCAAATTCACAAGTTTCGTCTATCGGCATAAAGTCCCACTCAGGACAATAGTGTCGTTTTTCTCCAGTCAATATCCGACCATAAAATAACATACACTCTTTTGCCCATATAATCTCAAAGTCTTCGTCGGTCATCTCCTTGGGATCATCCGTGCTTACTTCTTTGAACTTTTGCCTTAGTTCTATCTTGTCGCTTGTCATGTCACACCTTTAGACTTTTGAACTTATCTTTTGAACTATTTGTCTGTGGAACTTGACCACTATCAACAATATCTATCTGAGCGGATTGTTCTACATCATACAACTTCATCTTTGCTTTGTCGATACCGATAACAAATCTCTTGTTCTGAGTCGGATCAGAATATCGGTTCTTCAACTGCTTTACCATTATCTGATTTAGTTCTTGTAGTTGCTCGGTAGAAATCAAGGCTGCCATAAAGTCAGCAGTAGCAGGAAGACCAAACGATTCGGAAGTATCTTCAAGACCAACGTCTGAACTTGTAAAGCCAGTTCTGTTTGTCTGAGTGGCCGAAACAACTGGCACTTCAAACTCTACAGCAAGACCGCGCAACTCTTCTGCGATAGACTTGATGTATGTGTAACTGTTTACATTACCGCCAGGCTTGATGCGTGAAGATGCACATATATTGAGATAGTCAACAAAGATGATATCTGGCTTGAACGACTTCTTCAAGTGCAACTCATTCAGCAATGCCTTGAAATGTAGAGTAGAGGCCGCTGCGGTTGGATATTCCTTGACGATAAGTTTTCCCTGTGCCTTGTTCTTGAGAACGGAAGCTTTCTTCAAATACAAATCACGAGGAAGTTGAAGCAAGTCATCAATCGTAATGTTCATGAGATTTGCGTCAATACGCTTTGCAACTTCTTCTTCGGCCAACTCAAGAGTGATATACAACACATTCTTGCCTTGAGCCAAACAAGCGGCTGCAATATGACACATAGTCAGAGACTTACCGACACCAGTACCAGCCAAAAAGATGTTGAGTGTCTTACGACTGAAACCATTCTTGGTAATCTTGTTGAAGAAATCTAGGTCAAAAGGAATCTTGTGTTCGACACGATGATAGTATTCGAATCGTTCTTCAAAGTCTTCAAGATAATCATGACCGACATTTGGATCAAAAGTGACAGCAAGTGCTTGTGTCAATAGGTCAGGGATGGCACCCTTTGTGAGAGTGCCACCCTTGTTGTTCATGATTTCGATAGACTGCATGATTGCATTATAGATTGCTTTCTCTTGACAGAACTTTTCGGTGCTGTCAAGAAGCCAGTCTGCATTTGTATCGACTTCATCAGCGTTGAGGTCTTTGATGAGAGTAGATGCGTCTCTGGCCTGGTCTGCTGTCAATCCGCGAAGCGAATCAACTTCAATCAGCAATGCGTCTGTGGTAGGTAGATTGTTATACTTGATAGTGAAGTCACGAATTTCGTTGAAGATGTTACGTTCAACTTCGTTCGTGAAGTATTCACTCTTGAGAAATGGCAGAACCCTTCGCGTGAACGATTCGTTCTTCACCAGATTCTTCAATATAACTTTCTCTATCTGCACCATCTAACTCCGCAATGTCTATGATTAAAGTATTCAATATCAAACCAAGATGCTGTTCGAAATACTTATCCTTACGCAGCAACTCTTCTTTGAACTTACCTGATGAAAGTATTTCGTAAGAGAACCGAAGAGTGGCATTTCCATCTTCTGGATTTTCACGAATGCCTACGTTCGTAAAACGAAATATAACATCTTTGTATGCTTCTGTCAATAACTGAATAGCAGTTGTGTCCGTATTATAGACATTACTGAATCGGAAATCTGTACCTAAAATCATTCAGATTCCTCCGTATCTGTGACATTGGACTTACCATAAAGAAACTCATTCTTACATGCTTCATCAATTTTGTCCATGATGTCCTTTGTAAAATACTTTTCTGGATTTAATTGAATGACAGACTCGAAAGCCTTAGAGCCATCTGGCATTTCATACTTGTTTGCTACCTTCTTCATGATACCAAACTTTTCAGCCAAATCAATAAGACCGTAGTATGGATCAAGTCCGTAAGAATAGTCAAGCAGAGTTTCGACCTTCTTGTTCTCAATCGTCAGACGAGCCTTCTTGAGATTGGCCGTGATGATTGCACCAGATACGCTACCGTCCTTGTCCTTGTCTTTCTTCTTTGACAGAAACAGAATGGTCGATGCAGCATACTCAAGACCAGAACCGCCACCCATCTTCTTGGTCGGAACATACGAACCAACTACATCATAAACGTGATTGGTCACGATGAGCGGTACTTTAGCCTTACCAAGCTTGAGTGTAAGAACACGGAATGCACCACGAACAAGTTGTGCGCGTGTCATGTCGCGTGTGTCTTTGCCGTCTGCAATGTCGGCCATCTCTTTGTCTGTAGAAAGATTGCCGAGTGAATCTAGAACAAAGAGCATCGGCGGGCGATCCTTCTTCTCTTTGTCTTCGATATACTTGTCGAGGATTTTTACGGCTTGAGTTCTAAATTCTTGGATAGTTGCGACTGGCACAACTGCAACTCGCTTTGTGTCAACGTTTCTGTCTGAAAGCATTTGCTTAGATATAGCGGATTCTGATTCAAAGTAGAAGACGAATCCATCTTTATTGTCTCTGAGGAATTGTCTGACAATGTTGATTGTGTAAAAGGTCTTGCCGGTTGAGGGTTCACCTGCGAGTGCTGTGACCTTGTTTGCAGGTAAGCCACCGTAAATGCTACCGCTAAGTAGAGCATTGAGACTATAAGAGCCAGTACCAATGAACCCAGTGACATCACCAGCTTCGATACCTTCGTCTGCAATTCCCGCATATTCATTATCAATCTCCTTGAGTAAGGAAGTAAACATGTTTGACATATAGATTCTCCTATATTATGTTGAACGTCACGATTCTCCGTGACGCTGTATTTAGCAGCGAACGATATCGTCCTCTCTGCAAATTTCGCCGATTTGCACCTCAATTGCAATTAAAATTTCCTTGAGATGTGTATTTGTGATTTTGTGAATGCCCTGTCTTGGCACAAAGAACGTGTCGCCCTTCTTGACAGAAAACACATTACCATCAACAATCACTTTGCCTTCGCCTTGAACAATCGTCCAGGTTTCTGTACGATGGATGTGATACTGTAGTGAGATAGCCTGATCTGGTAGAATTTCCAGTTTCTTTACCTTGAATCCCTGATCCACATCTAGGACATACCAGCGACCCCAAGGTCTAGATGCACCATCAAGATACTTCCTTGATGCTACAATGTCTTCCAACACTTTATGAAAATCGTCATAATCATCTTTTGTCATTCTCTAATTCTTCCATATCTAAAAATTCAATTCGTCTATTCTGTGCTGCGGATATATTGAAGGCTAACAGAAGTAATATTGCCAACGGATCAAACACGAATATGAGCAGCATTATAACAAATCTGATGGCTTTGTCAACTATTTCTTGATCGGATGAGCCGTAAATTAGTTCGGCAACATACTTGATTGGTCCGACTTCTGCTTCTATTTTCTTGAACTCAGATTCCAACTTTATGCGCTGAGATTTCATTTGTGATAGTTTATCTGTTTCTGTTTTCTTTTCATCGACTAAAGCTTGGCGAGTTTCTTTCTGTTGCTTTGCTGCGGCTAGAGAAGATTTTGTTTGTCCCTTTTCAATCATCTTATTGATTGAATCGTCTATCACTTTTATCTGTTTGTCTAAGTCTGCGATGCGTTCCTGTTGCAGAGTGATTTCGCTATTCAGTATTTCAACTTGTTCTGTCACACCAGTATTGAGTTGCAACTGTTGTTCAATGTGTGCTTTGGAAAGAAAGCCAAAGATGCCCATGCTTGTAATGAGCATCAATACACCGATAGCAGCAAACAGATAAGTCTTGATTAGAAACGGCGCTTGTTTCCAGTTATTGTATAGCCAAGATGTTGCTACAAGTTTGCCGACTTCCAATACTGAACCCATGATGATAATAGGCCAGAATGCTCCAGCAAAGATGGATGTAAGACCGATTATACTATAATAAGCGGCTACAGCAGATATTGCGATTCCTGTGATGAACACAAGAATTGTGAGGATACGTGATTGCATCAATATATTTAGTTGAAGAAATCTTCAAGCGAAGATACATGTTCAGTCTTCCAGTCAATGCTATCAAGAATAATCTTCAATGGCTCTAGAAAAGATTTGTCAAACTGCAAATCATAGTCGATATACTTCTCAATGTCAAGTTCTTTTGGCACAATTGTTGGAAACGAGATGACATTAGACTGAATGGTGTTTGGCTCTTTGAGATAGATGAACTTAATCTTCTCACCCTCTTTGATTGCCTGATATGTCTTGTCCAACTTCTTGCGCTTGATTAAATCGTTATATAGCAAAGAACCGCGCACATGAATTGGGCAACCCTTACCAAAGATAGCCTTGGCGTCAGCAAACTTATCAAGTCCATTTACACCACGAGGAAACGCAATGTCTGAAATATTCTGATGTCTAAACTCTTGACGCCATGTTTCAATCATGCCAATCAAATCATTCTCAGTCTTGTTGAGAACAATGTCGATTGCTTCCCACATAATCTTGCGGCAGTATGCAGGAGTGGAAGACTTGATCATCTCAAGACCCATGACTTTCGGCTTGGGCTTTGCGTATTCAACACCTTCGTTATTGTATACATTCAGAATGTAACGCTTCTTGGCTGTCCAGATACCCTTGTCGGCCAGAGCCTCACGCTTCATTTGCATCTTTTGTTCGTAGGCATTAATATATTCAGCAAGTTCAGCATAAGCAGAGTCAATAAACGGTTGAATTTTATTTTCGCAGACCTTATCCATGAATGCGATAATTTGTTTTGTTGTAGCATTTGGACTCTGCTCAATAATAGTCTTGCTGACCAGTTTATCAAGACAGAGGTAAATGCTATCCGTATCCGAGGCGATAACATAGTCTTCTTTGTCCGTCTTTAGAATTTTGTTCATATATTCATTTAGTTTCTTTTCGATCCAACGAATGGACAACTGACCAGCAGTCGTGATGCCTGAGGCCTGTCGAACGTCGAAGTATCGGAAGTATTGATTACCGAGAGCGCCGTAAGCAGAGTTTAGAGAAACCTTCTTAGCCAACTGGAGATTATTGAATCGTGCTACACGCTTTTCGATTTCAATTCTCTTTTCTGGATCAGTTTCTTTCTCTAGTTCTTTCTTGGCAGCAATAGTCTTCTTCTTATATGCGCTGCGGTCATTATACATTGTTTCCATAATCTCAGGCAAGAAACCCTGCTTCGTGCGACGATAGAAATGTCCGTTTGGTGTCACAGTCACGTTTTCATACTTGAGTTGATTGTTGTTGTTTATTTGGTCAAGAAACTCATCAACCTCAAAGTGATTGTCTTTCACATACATTCTCAGACCAGGAGTGTAATCTTCTGGTTCAATGATTGTGTCAGGCGAAATGTTGTACTGCATAATTAAGTGTGGATACAGACTGTTCAAGTCGAATGATGCGACCCACTTATACAGACCAGGCACAGGTTCTTTCACATGTGCGCCTTCGTATGCGGAATCTTTACTGTGCTTGACAATAGGATCCACAACCATATTCTTCTTGCGAAGATGATTATAAACGATAGCATCCCACATACGAACCTGTGAGAAGGAATCGTCTGGATTAGTTTTGCTGTCGTATGCAAGAGTAAGAGCAAGTTCAATGAGTTTCAACTTGTCATCAATCTTGTCAACAAGTTCAACGTCTTTGATGTTATACTCAATAAACTTTTGATAGTTCTCTTTGTAGAGATTGTGCAGATTGCCATATTCTTCATACGACAACTTCTTTTCGCCAAGTTCTACATTGGCAATATTGTTGAGTGAATAAGATTCCTGAGACTGACCACCAGGAGCAAACTTGCGATACATGGCAATATAATCAAGTGTGGCGATGCCAAGAATGCGATAGATTGTTTCTACTTGACCCAACTTGTTTGTAGTCTTGCCTTCATTGATAACATTCCAAGGTGATAGTCTGTTAGCAAACTCTTCACCCATCAACTTGCGAAAGCGATTGACGAGATAGACGATATCGAACCGTTCTACATTCCAACCAGTGATGATATCAGGATAGTCGCCAGACCACTCATCAATAAATCTCTTGATAAGGTCAATCTCATCACGACAATGAATATACTGGACATCATCACGGGTGTTGTTAAACTTACCGCAGCCAAATACGATAAACTTGCCTTGATTGTTCTTGAACGTGATGGCTGTAATTGGTTCATTGGCCAGAGACGGTTCAGGAAAACCATTCTCTGAGCCGACCTCGATATCGATGTTTGTCACATTGATTTTAGAGATATCCCAATCAACATCATTCGGGAAAGTTTCTGCGATGAAAGCATATTCATATCTGTTATTGCCATAGACAATAAAGCCTTCAACTTCCTCATACATCTTGAGAAAGTCTCTAGCCTCACGAATGTTTCCGGGCTTCAACTCAGAAACATACTTGCCATGAATGGTTGTCCAGTCCGTTGGTTCTTTTGAGGGAACAAAAAAAGTAGGAAAGTAATCTATCTTGCGTCTTACTTTCCTACCGTTTTCTATGCCTCTATAAAGTATTCTGGAACCATACACTTGAACGTTAGTGTAAAAGTTGTCGGACATTATGCTCCTGGCTTAATCAAATTGGAAGTCGGAAGAACAAGTCCGCCAAACATGGAATTGTATTGATTGACGAACTCTTTAATTGGCTCTATTATACACAATACATGAGACTTGTCAATAATAAAAGTTTTCTGGTCACTAAATTCTGCCCAAGGAGCAAAGCCAACATTTGGAGTCTTAGGATCCATCTTGTTGGGCATCACAACGATACGAACAGGGTTTTTGATTTCACAAACTGAGGGTCCACCTGGTAGCATTTCACCAAGCAGTTCCTCACCAGTAATTAACTTGAGTATCTTCACATTCGCAGCCATTATTCTAGTTCTCCTACATAATCAAACACACCGACTGTCATCCACTTGGTAGGAATGTAAGTCAGATTAGAACCCGACTCGCTCTTATAGACATACTTGTTTTCGTAGTCCATAACCTTAGCAAGTTTTTCCCACTTGCTATCGTGTGTTCGCTGCTTCCATTGCGTCTCAAGAATATTCATTATAAAACTCCAATCTTAATTAAACTTAGTGCCGTTCATCTTTTCTTCTGTAGTAACAAATACCATCTTTTCAGAATCGTCTGTATAGTATACAGGGTTCATGCCCGCTTGTCTATACTCTTCACCCCATTTTAAAGCAACATGAAAGTTGCTATCTGGGCCCATAATCTCTGCTGCTTGTCGGATAATCTCTTCGGAAATAGTTTGATATGCCATTTTGCTATTCCTTCTTGGGTTTGTTTAGTTCCTCTAGAAATCCTCGCATAAAGTTCTCATAAAAACTAGGCGTATTCTTATATATCTCAGCCCAAAATCTGCCCATGTCTTCTGCGTGTTCAGTCATATAGGTTCTGAGAATACTTTCGTTGTACTTCCATCCTAACATCACCAAACTCCGTCCTGTATTTTTTGTGCAACGCCTTCATTGATTAGTTGTCTCACACAATCATCACAAATATCACCGATAGAATATGTGGCTCTTTTGAGAGCATAAAGTTCCATGTCATATCGTGAGCCGTATTGTCCAAGAATATAGAAAGATCCCTCTTTCAGGAAGAGAGAGTTCGAACTATCATTATTGCTACACGAATTACATGCCATTTTTATGTCCACAAACTCTGATAATATTTAGCAAAGAGACGAAGCCCGTTGTTAATACGCTTTTGAATTTCATCACGCTCCTCAAGGGCTTCGGTAGTCCAACCATTATGTCTCTCGTAGATTTCTAAGTCCCATTCTCCGTCTTTGATTTTCTCAAAGGCAAAAATCATCTCATCAAGAATATAATGCCAGCGCATTGCGTTAAAGGGTCGATCCCAATCATCATCTTCGGTGCGATCATCATAGATAACATCATCGGGCGCATCTTCACGATAGGTGTATGGAGTGCCAAACTTACCTTCTTTAATCTTTAGAAGAATAGGATGAATGATGTAGGCTAGAGTAACATCAGCACTCCAGGTATCCCAATCATCAATACGAACACTAATCTTTCGCTTACGATGTCTGATGATAGGATTAATCGTTACGTCATAGAACGACTGAATGATTCCTTCAATCAACTCTAAGAAGTTTTCAATCTTAGTTGGTGTTGAAGGATGAGGCCAAACGTGACCGTACTTCTTGTTCATGTAACGGTCATGAATCCTACATATCAATCTGTCTGTAGGATATTTACTAATCTTGACTTTCATCTTCTTTTGCCTCGTTAGCCGCTTCAATTAAAGTTGCAAGAAGGGACTTCTTCGCAAAGAAGAGAATAATTTCGTAATCCATTGTGATAGTAATGGTAGCAGAACCATCTTCATGTTCTATGAAATCACTTACTTCGATGTGTTTCATTTATCTTTTTCCAAGTTGTTCACAAATGTATACCAAACGGTGTCCCAAGACCAACTATTTCTGGCTGTAATACTACACTTTTTTCTTGATAGTGTCAAGCACTTTTTAATTGCCGTCTCTAAACTTTCATCTAAAATTCCTGTGTGCTTGTTATCAACCACATCGATTGGACCTTGAACAGGATATGCAGCAACAGGAGTTCCACAATACATAGCCTCAATCATAACAACACCAAACGTGTCTGCTTTGCTGGTAAAGACAAAACAATCTGCTTGTCTATAATAGTTTGCAAGTTCTGCGCCAAACTTATAACCGACAAAGATTACATCAGGATATTTTCTTTCTAGTTCTTCTTTGTATGGACCATCACCAACAACAATCTTTTTATATTTGTTCGGCAACTGGCAAAAAGCATCTAGATTTTTTTCTTTTGATATACGGCCAACAGAGAGTAGAATTTTAGTACCTTTTAGAGATGCTTTTATTCTAGGCGTAAAGATTTCTGGATCAACACCTCTTGGCCAGATAATCTGTCTGCGACCAATTTTATTGTCAATCATAAACCGTTTGATTGTTTCAGTGGGACAAAAGACTTTACGTTTTCTATGAAACCACTTAATGTAAGCCCTGGTAATCCATTCAGGAATACCGCCCACATCTTTCATAAGTTTTGACCAGTCTGTATGATAAGATGTAGTATATCTTCTATTCTTGAACGTTAAAATAAATGCAGCGGCAAGACCTAATGGTCCTTCAGTTGCGATATGATAAACTGTATCTGTTTTATATTTGAGATGCTTAGACAATCCAAAAGGAATAGTAAATGGTATTTCAGGATAAACTTTAAAGTAAAATTTACTCTTAAACAAGCCAGGATGAATAACAACGATATCGTATCCATCTTTCTTAGCAAACTCTACCATTTTCTTGAGTGTAGTGACAACACCACTGACTTGTGGTTCCCAAGCATCGGTTACGATAACTATTCTTTTGAAGTCCAATTAACAATCTCCCAAGATCCGTCCATATTTTCTACAAGTGCTGTACAACTTTCAACCCAATCACCAGAGTTCATATATTCGACTCCATTGATTTGCTTAATTACAGCAGTATGTATATGACCGCAAATAACACCATCATATCCTTGAGATTTGCAATAATCGGAAAGAGTGCTTTCAAAATCAAAAATGAAATTGACAGCACCTTTTACATTAGATTTAAGATACGCAGATAAACTCCAGTATCCAAATCCAAATAAGTGTCTTAGTTTGTTGTAGTAATGATTCAACTTCAAAAGGACAGTATATGCATTATCGCCTAGGTAACTCAACCATTTTGCTACCTTATGCACACCATCAAACAAATCACCATGAACAATCAAATATCTTTTACCGTTCAATGCTTGATAGTCGTGCATGTCTTTAATTTCAATAGACTCAATATCAATTGAGATATCGGTCCAATCTCTTAAAAACTCATCATGATTGCCTGTCAGATAAACAACGTTAGAACCGTGTCTTTGCTTATTGATTATCTGGCGAATAACGAGCGAGTGTGACTGTGGCCAATATACTCGCTTTCTTAACTTCCAACCGTCTATGATGTCGCCGACAAGAAAAAGATTATCACATGAATGATACTTTAAAAAAGAATTGACAATATCAGCCTGTGAACCCTCACTACCCAAGTGAATGTCTGATATGAAAATCGAGTTGTAGTGTTTAACCTTTTTCTTCATTTAAATGTCAAATCAGGTGCCGCTTCCACCCTTACCGATGGCTGCCGTAATGTCCTCAAATGGAATTGCCTTGCAGATGTAGTATGTGCGACCAGCGTTTGTGCCGACTTCAAGTTGCAACTGATCAACAAGAATTTGTCCTGCTTCCTTGCAAGACTGTTCATTGTTAAATTCTGGTTTGTTTGGAGTGCGAATGTCGGTGTAGAGAGTGCCGTCATTCATCATGGTATTCAAAACGATAAGCCAAAGCATGTATCACCTCATTATAAAATTGGAGCGGAGTACGAGATTCGAACTCGTTTCACTAGCTTGGAAGGCTAGGGCACAACCCATATACCAACCCCGCATTGTTTGTATTTAGTTCAGTCTAGAGATACCCTTTAGTTCAGGCAATTCACGTTCAAGAAGGATCAACGCTTCCTTTAAATTTCCACGTTCAATATGCCAAGCAACATCAACGAAACAAGCATCTGCGGCAGGATCTTTAGTAACAGTATAACCGCGTCTTTCTAGTTCGTCAATCAGATCGTCATCATCAAAATCATCGGCATCTACATCAACATAAACCGTTTGTTCAAAAGTAGGCATTTGTGTTCCTCTGTGTGTTTGTTAGTATGGACATATTAGCATATCCAGCCAAGTTGTCAAGACTCTTTTCGTTCCTCATCAGCATAAAAATCAAATCGATGATGGAATATTGGACTTAATTCCAATGTTGCACACTTTATCTTTCCTTGCTTTTGCATTTGGAAAACATTACTCATCCATGTTTGTTCGTAGGGTCTTTCCCACTTTATATCAAGGAATACTTTCTGATTACCTTCTTTGGAAAACCAAAGTGGCCAGTTACAGTAGTGAAAATTACCCTCAAGATACTTCAAGTCTTTATATCTCTTCTCTCGAAAGATTTCCGTCTTTGGCGCGTCAGAATCTAATCCTTGTTCTGGTAAACTACTTTTATCTGGAAAATATTCTTCTCTTACATTCTGCGGAACGTTATACCATGCCCATTGAGTAGTATTGTTTCCGTAAAATTCACTATACGACAATTTCAAATAATCATACTTGTTTTTGTGTATGATTGCAAGAGATTTGTAATATAGATCATCTATCCACTTCTTATATCCTGATACACATAGTTCTTCTGTTTTATCACCAAGGTTCATATCATCTTCTAAGAAGATATAATATTCCGAGTCGCTCTCATTGAAGTGTTCAGCAACATATTGTCTTGCTCCACATATACCAAGATTTTCTTCTTTCTTTATATGTTCAAATCCATATTTTCTACACAATTCGTTGTATGTTGAATATGTTGTTTTGTTTGTTGAGTTATCAATCAGTATCTTGCGCGTCTTTGTCAAGAACAATGGATCATTCTTTTCATAAGTCTCTATCAAAGTCTTAAACTGTTCTGGACTATTAAAAGTCAAAACATACAGAGATGTTTTTATATCTTCAATCTGCTTATGCTTGTCCCATGGAATAAGATCAGAATTGGATCTCGACTCTTTCTTGATAGTTGATAGATGTTCAAAAAATGGATATACTAGACCGCTAGAGTCCAGTTTAAAGTTGTGTATTTCTTCTGGGTGTTTATATGATAAGATGGTATTAAAGTTTTCTTCTGTTCCCATATAGCCAGAAGAAAGTGTTTCTCTCATTATGGTATAATATTCACCATTGAACCTCTTTATCTTATCTTTATGTCCACCAAAAAAACCACCACGACAAACATATGTCGTTTTCTCTACACCGCAATATTCTGCAAACTTAGAACTCTCAAATCCGTGAACTTCATTTTCGTTCTCATAAGGATAAGATAAAAACAATAGTTTGTCATTGACAGACTTAACATACTCTTTTATCGTTGAAAGATTTCTTAACTGTCCTAAGTCTACTGTATTAGTTAGTCCGCCATCGATCCAAAAGAAATAGTTTGTATTGAATGGATTAAAAATAGAACAGTCATGAATCATAAAATACTTAGACATTACGATAGGATTGTAGTATTCAAGTTTAGCTTGAGGAGAGTTTCTTAGCCACTCTGCTCTGCTGTACCAGGACTCTTTTATTCTTATTTCATTAGTTGTTTTGAAAAACTCAAAGTTCTGTCGAAACTCTTCCAGTTCTTTGATATAGATTTTAGTATTTGCCGACAGTCTTCGCATGTCAACAAATCTTCTAAGTTCATTAGGAACATATACGCACATGTTGAAATCTAATGATAACAACCTGTCAAAGTTTTCCAAGTAATGATCAAACGAACGATTAAAATCTGTTAGATCACCTCTTTTAATATCCCATAGACCAGTAACTAATGTGAAGTCGTTCATTTCTTTCTCAGACTAAATGAAATGCTCAATCTGCAAAAACCGTTTAGTCTTATTGGCGCAACCATATGAGTTAGATAGTTAGGAAAGATAATGAGATGTGCCTTCTTTGGACGAATGCAAATCTCTGAACCATAATATGGATATCTTTGAACAAACGCAGGAATAACTTGGCGTTTTTGTGCAGCAGCAGGATCAAACAGGAAAAGATCGCCAGATTCAGGAACAGAGGATGCTCGTATTTCTACATCACTATAATCTTCCTCTGGATAATAGTCTTCATGTTGTGATGTTAGTCCAGATGTGGGATAATATACACCTGAGAATAGTGTCTCACCTGTTCCATGAATATGTGGTATATGATATGCCGAGTGTTGTGTTAATGTATTTGCCCATAGCATACCGCAGTCAAAGATATCATCATATGAACCATCATAAGCAAATCCATAACTTGGTAATAATGAGTATATTATAGTCTTGATATTCTCACGAAGAATGGCAAAACTCTCATATTTTTCATCCATGTTTCCATCAGACTGCCATCCATCTATGGCTGATCTGCCTGCAGGAATAGGGTTCATTGCTTGTTCAGAAAAAATATCTGCAATCAAACTCTCATTCAATTCTTTAGAATCTTCACCGAAGTTTGCCATACTAACAGGCACAGGAAAAAGTCCAAATGTTTTAATGTCTGTCATTATCTACCTCAAAAATTATTCTTTAACTTTACACACCCAAACAATAGACTGAAATTCTTCTGCCATGTATCTTTTGAGATTATACATTTCTGATGCTTCTTTGATGTGTTCTTCGGTTATTTCACACCAATCCCAAATCTTATTTTTTATGTTAGCATAAAAATATTCTTGAGACTCAGCATAATCATGTGCCATTATATAGTCACCAACTTTAAGATATCTTGATAGTTCATTGAACTCACCAATCTTATGACCACCATCACATAGAATTAACGTTGTGCCTGGCCGCTGAATGTATTCTACAACATTTTCTTTGGTATCATTTCTTAACTTGTTATATTCATGATTGAAAATGTTTTCTATACGAAGATCAATTCCAGCAGAATATAGTTTTTTGTAATACGGACTATCGTTAACCTCATAACTTCTTATTCGATTTGTTTTATTCATGCTTAACATGATATCGTTTAGTGCAAGAGTTGTGCCACCACCTGCGGTTCCTATTTCAAGTATTCTTTCTGGTTTAATATCACTGATAAACTTTTCAAAAACACCATAAAAATTTTTATGTTGCTGTGAGGTTAAATTTTTATACTCTGTATGACCTGTGATTTCTGACATTCTACTTCTTCTCCATATCTAACCAATCGTTCAAGCCAAGTTGTTTGTATGCGAGAATTGCAGAATTTGGCCATCTTACATAGTTATCGTAATATTCTCGTTGGTTCTTTGAAATAAAGTCCAACAAATATCTATCGTCTTTTACTTCTTCATACTTATCCCTTATGAGTTTTGCTACGCCTTCATTTCCATAATTCTCAAATGCACTATAAGCAACTTCTCGATTTATTGAAATGTAATGATAGTTAGGATAAAGACCGTTAAAGATACTATCTCTATATTCAATCCGAATGAATGGTACACCTATAGAAATATATTCCATATCTCTGTAACAAAATTCGCCAGGATAGTCAAAAGGTGTAACGTACTTATCTAAGTCTTGATAGTAGCCTAAAGCTATCTTACTTTTTGCCATGATTTGCAAATAGTCATCTAGAGAGTGCGTTGATGAATCTATAATGTTCTGTTCACATAGGTATCTTACGGCAATTCTGTAGCTATCCAGTCCCGAACCTTTAAAAAACAGTTTTTCACTTAGATCCGAATTATCTCTTAGAACACGATAACGATCAACATCAAACTCATTATAAACTGGAAAAATCCAAGGTTTTACCTTATTCATTTTGTTCTCAACATCATCTCTTTTTGTCCAGTAGTATAAATGATGATAGTTAAAATGCACAAGTATCATTGACTTGAATCTTGGATTTTTCATGTAATGTACAATAGAAGAATTGAAGTATTCAGTAAACGATATGCAACAAATTTCACCGTTCAGTTTGTTTTCCAAAATCATATCAACATCAGATATTGGATATCCTTTTTCTTCTCCATAAAAGAACTCTCTAATGAAAACGACATCTTCTTGACAATTTAAGTATTCAACATCAAAATCATTTGATAAACGATTCAAAAATAGGTTAAACCACGTATTGTGATATCTTTCGACATCATAGTTTTCGCGTCTAATAACTCTTATGGGCACTTTATTCATTATCTACCCCTGCCTGTCGGCCTCACGTTTGGCTTTTGTCCGCGCCCTTGCTGCTTTGGCAATTTCGACTTTGCGTTCTCTGGTCGCGTAGAACCATTCCGTAATTTCTGACGCCGTGCGGCCGCAGCCTCGGCAAGTTTTCTCTTCGTCGCTTCTATATGATCCTTCACTGTCATATTCACATACCTTTGTACAGATTGAGTTTGTCATGCCTTCTCTACTAGATTTCTGATTGAAGCATAAAGCTGTCCTGGACTTTCATACTTCTCAAATATATAGTTTGACTTCTTTGGAATACCCATCGTGAAGCAATCTGATTCCTGATGACCGAATGCATAGAACGTCTTGTTAGGATCATTCAAGTTTTCACCAGTAGAAGCATAGCAGAATGGACCAGAGTTCTTGCCAATGATGAGGCTGCAAAACTTAGAAAGATATGCAATCTCGTTTAGATCACATCTATCAGACTGAATGATATCTCCAGTGTACATGACATTTGACCAGATATTATCTAGCTTATGAGTTGTAAGAAATACCTTGTTCTCATGCTGTGCTGCGAGGGGTCCAATTATCTCTCTCATGTCACCATTATATTGACACTGACCAGACATAGCTGGTCCATTGCAGAACAATATCTTCGGTCTTGGTTCGCTGTCAATAAAAGAACGAGCATTAGCTAGATTATACTTGCTGTAATCAACATACGGCAAATAGTTTTCCACTGGACCAAGCTTCATCTTTTTCTTGAATGTCGTATTGATATCTTCATAGATATCTGCCCACATCTTCATGTTGAAGTTGAGTGTGCATTCACCAGTATACTTGTCAAAGTAAGAACCGATCCAAGTATTCACAAACAGAATATCTGGATCTTTTGGTCTGAATATCTTTACCTTATCTGATATGCCTTCAAGACGAACATGTGGCAATCCTAAGTCTTCGATTGCGCGAGGGTCTTTGTTGTGTGCATACATGACTTTCTCTTTGCCAAGATGCTTGATGACTTCACGAACAAATGGCTTGCTATGAAACAAATCACCATTATGATAGAAGTTGAAGAAACAAAGCTTGGTCACTCTTTGACGCCCTTATAAAGCTTTACCGATTCTTCACGCAGAGATTTATTGCGAACGATAGCATCATCAATCATGGCGTTTAATGCAGCAACCAACTTAGGACGTTTGACCTTGAAACAGATATCGACTTTGCGCTTTAGATCAGCCAGTTCTTCATCAGACTTTGCGGCCTGCATGGCATCTTCAAGATGCCATGTGCGAATGTGAAGAATGGCCAGCTTCTCTAGGACTTCACCAATACTATCAGATGCAGCGTAATCGGGAGGTGGATTAAAAGTTAAACACTGACGACTGAGAATGTCATACACATGCTCCTTCAAAATCATATCCAACATTTCAGAGACAATCTTATTGTTATTCATCACAAACTCCTAATAATATCTTCAAGTATCTTTAGTTCTCTATCACCAACGAATTGGTTATTACCTATATAGATGCCATTCTCATGGACGATATCAGCGTTGTATGGTCCATCTTTACATGCGATGCTATGGCCTTTCATGTAAGGTTGACGAAGCAAGTTACCGCCAACAACAGGACGATATTCGATGAAGTTCATTTTCAATCGTCTAATCACTTGATCTTTAATGTATGGCGTTTTTGCGATCAACGGAAAACAAAATGAACTATTACCTTCTTCAATATATCCGCCACCAGGCACATAAAACTTGTCTCTACCGTCTATAAGCATAATATTAATAAACTTTGCATAGTTCTTTCTACGTTGATCAATAAAGCCATCAAGTTTCTTCAACTGTGATAGACCAAGAACAGCGCCGAGTTCTGTATTGCGGAAGTTATATCCAGCAGTTACAAATAGAAACTGTGGATCAATATCAGGATGCTTTTCTGCATACGACTCAGAAATCATCGATACGCGAGACATGCCATGTGAACGCTTCATACGCATTAAATCATATAGAGCAAGGTTGTTGGTACAAACCATGCCGCCTTCAACTGTAGACATATGATGACCAAAGTAGAAACTGAATGTAGAACCGTTTGACCTTGAACCAACTTTATGACCAAATATATCTTTTACACCATGACTTTCGCAAACATCTTCTAACATGATTGCTTTTGGAAATATGGATCTAAGAGAAAAAGTAGGAGCAGGAAGTCCAAGCAAATGTGTCGTGAACACAATATCAATCTTATGCTTCTTTGCAATCTCCGCAGCATTGTCTAAATCAAAACTATAATTATCTAGATTGATATCGCAAAAGATTGGTTCCATGCCAAGTTGCATAACAGGATTGATATTCGTTACCCATGTACACGCGGGTACGAGAACCTTGACCTTCTTCTTATTCTTGAAGTATAATTCTTTGACAGCATCAAGCAACAAGAAGTTTGCTGTGCTGCCAGACGTTACAAACAAAGAATACTTAACACCAAGCCATTCTGACCAAGCATTCTCAAACTCTTCGACCTTTTTGCCTTGAGTGAACTTGTCTGTAGTCATCACGAACTTGGCCAAGTTCCATCTGTCGCACCAAGTCAGTGTGTCCTTCATCAATGGCCATTTATACGCGGTCATATGTTTTCCTATTCTCTAAGAACCAATCAATTGTCATTTTCAATCCATCTTCAAGTGAAGTCTTGGCTTTCCAACCAAGTGCATCCATCTTGCTAGTATCTAGTGCGCGGCGCGGTGTGCCATTTGGCTGTGCAGTGTCCCAAATTATAGTGCCTTCATATCCAACAAGAGATGCAATCAACTCTGATAGGTAACGAATTGACACCTCACGATTTGGTCCAATGTTGATTGGCTTTGGATCATTATAGTTCTTCATTAGGAAAATTAGTCCGTCAGCCAAATCATCGGCAAAAAGAAATTCTCGCGTAGGACTGCCGTCACCAAAGCATACTACACTAGACAAACCTCTTTCTTTCGCGTCGATAAATCGATTGATGAATGCAGGAATAACATGACACTCATTCAGTCTAAAGTTATCGAAAATGCCATAAAGATTATTTGGCATGACGGAAACAGTTTGCATACCATACTGCTCAGTATACTTCTGGCACATGGTAAGACCGGCAATCTTCGCTAGAGCATAACCAATGTTAGTTTCTTCTAGCGGACCAGTCATTAAGTATTCTTCTTTGATCGGCACAGGTGCATGTTTTGGATAGATACATGCTGTGCCTAAAAACATTAGCTTTCTGCAACCATACTGCTCTGCGTTACTGATAACATTGGTCTGAATCATCAAGTTGTCATACATAAAGTCAGCAGGGAAAGACTTATTGAAGCCAATACCACCAACCTTTGCAGCCGCAAGAAACACATACTCAGGCTCGTAATCATTGAAGAAATGTTGTACAAGCTTTTGATCACGCAAATCTATATCACTTGTGATGATTTTCTTGTAACCTTGTGCCTGCAACTGACGAATGAGCGCAGAACCTACAAGACCTTTATGACCTGCAATATAGATGCTACTATTATTGTCCATTGATACACATATCCTCTACAAGTTTTTCAAATGTAAACTTTGGTTTCCAACCAAGAACTCTACGAGCCTTGCTGGAATCACCAAGTAATGTTTCTACTTCCGCTGGTCTGAAATACTTTTCACTCACACGAATAATTGGAGTTGACTTGTATCTTTCATCATAACCAACTTCATCAACACCTTCACCATGCCACTTGATATTCATTCCGAAGTAAGGCGCTGCTGTCTCTACAAATTGACGAACTGAATACTGCTCACCAGTAGCAATCACATAGTCATCTGGCTTGTCTTGCTGGAGCATGAGCCACATGGCCTCAACGAAGTCTTTCGCATGACCCCAATCTCGCTTTGCATTTAGGTTACCAAGTGTTAGTGATGATTGATAGCCAGTGCTGATACGAGAAAGCCCTTGTACAATCTTCCTTGTCACGAATGTTTCACCGCGTCGAGGGCTTTCGTGATTGAATAGAATACCAGATGAACAGTGCATACCATATGCTTCACGATAATTCTTTACAATCCAGAAGCCGTAGAGTTTAGCAACGCCGTATGGTGAGCGAGGATAGAACGGTGTCTTTTCTGTCTGCGGAGTTTCTTGCACAAGACCATAAAGTTCAGATGTCGATGCTTGATAAATGCGAACATCTTTTTCCATGCCAAGCAGACGCACAGCCTCAAGAATGCGAAGTGTGCCAAGAGCATCAACTTGACCAGTGTATTCAGGAATCTCAAACGATACCTTCACATGAGATTGTGCGGCCAGATTATAAATCTCTGTCGGCTTGATTTGCTGAATAAGACGAATAAGTGAAGAACTATCCGTCAAATCTCCGTAGTGAAGAGTAATGCGAGGATAAATATGGTCGATACGATCAGTATTAATAGAAGAAGAACGTCTGATGATTCCATGTACTTCATATCCTTTTTCTAACAAAAGTTCGGCCAGATAAGAACCATCTTGCCCTGTAATACCTGTAATTAATGCCACAAATCTCATAGAAAATCCTTCAAGTTATCACTATCACGTTGGATGTTTATCGCCCGCGCACGTGGATACGGATTAGACTTATTGTAGTCGTTAATCAAAATTCTTGCGCTGTTATTTAGTCCTGTTATCAAATCAAAGTTTTTGAATCCGAGAAGACTAAGCATCTTGTTTGTTTGCTCACGATAAGTATGCGGTCGTGCAGTCGTAAAGATAATCTGACAACCCTTGTCATGATACTCTTTCACTCTGTTACGATTTTCTTCTAGAACAACAGGCGGATCGTTATATGTATAAAAACCATAACGAGACTGAGCCTTGATTAGAGTGCCATCAATATCACAGAAGATAACAGGCATGTCATTATACTTGTGCCAATCTTCTGCTGTACCCACATCGACATAGTTTGAAACTTCATTCTTCACGAAGATTTGGTCACTGCCAAGCATGTCTTGAATGATGTGTGAAACAAATAATTCGCCTTCTCTATTCTGTATTCTATCATAGATGTCCAGATAATAGTTAGCCGAGTTGAACTTGTATGCGCCGACACAAAACGTATCAGATACGACTTTCTTCTCAATGATATCGGTAACAATATTCTGATTGTTGTACTTCACGAAACTCTTTGAAGAAATCTTCTGGAGAGTTTCGTGATCTGCTATGTTTGACACGCAGACATAGTTCTGCGGAAGAATTTCATGAGAAAAAAACGAGTCGCAATCTTTCACCAGAAAAGAAAAATCTTTAGGTGGATAACTAAGACCTTTTGAGTATTGAATGTTTTTCAAAGCAATACGAACAGTCTCGGCTGGTCCGCGCGTGGGTTTATATACAGTAACGATATTGGCCTCAGGAAGTTCATTTCTCACAAATTCAAAAGCATTATACTTATCAATATGATCTTGTAGAATGACAACGGTGATGTCGTGTTTACCGATGAAAGGCTCTACGGCTTTCACAAGCATCATCTTGTTATCATATCCGAAATGTAGATACTTCGGCTTTACATTTGGAAATCTGGTAGAAAGACCAGCGGCTGGTACAATCACTTCCATAATCTGTTTATCTCCTTCACGATGAAGTTATATTCTAGAGTATTTTTATCACAATGTAAATAGACGCGAAGCATCATGAGTATCAGTAGATAATCGTTGTTCGCAATCGGGAATCGTTTTAGTATATTATCTTGAATGTTTAGCAGTTTCACATCCAGCATGATAGGATCACGCCGTAAAAACCACTTGCATTCCAAATCTTGTCTCAACTTTGCTATGTCAAACACCCACGAATCATATTGCAAAGTGACAGCATCAATAAAATAAAATCTTCCTTCTGTAGAGCAGATGACGTTTTCTAAAGTCATGTCACCATGATACTGAGAACACGGCAGAACTTTCGGCAGTCTTTCTATCAATTCGTTCTTTGTGAAAGGAAACATTCCGTCTTCTATCCACGATAGCATGTGATTATATACTGGAGTGTAGTCTTTGTCAATACTTTTCGATGCGAATAATTCTATGGTACGAATAAGAAAGTCACTCAAATCTCTTATTGGATTATTGATCAGATAATTTTGCATATCTAGTCCATAAATGTATTCCATGTCGAGAGTTGTGCCATCATAACTGTAGATTCTAGGAACATCGATATAGCCAACAAGCGCAGATAATCTTTCGTGATTGCGTTCTACATTACCAACCTTACGAACGAATATCTTTTGGTTGTCTTGCAGTAAAGATACAACTGAGCCAGAATGACCCTTGAGTGTCTTTATGAGTTTTTCCATAGTTCCATGTCATCACGAATGAGTGAGTGCGGCGTTGCGTTATATTTGCCTGGTGGAAATGGATTGTTCATGTTCACATATGTCAGTCTTTGTCCAACAAGTCCCGCTCTCTTGAGATTAGCACTCAACATATTTTCACCAATCATGGGTTCACCGTTATTGTAATATTGATCCATGTGCAAATATGTAGACATATATTCTGTCATGACTTTGTTGCTGCCAAAAGCAAACTGGTCGTTGCCAAAATCATGAGTTGGTACCATTCTACAGTTTGGAATATAAAGATTGTTCTTGTCTAACTGACTGAATGGAATAACACCATTGATAGCATAGTCAAATCTTGTTTTTACAACCCAATCATACTTGTCAAATATCAATTCGTATTTTGTTTTAAGAAGCAAAGATTGAAAAACAGAATAGAACATGGACACAGTTGCGTGTGGTGGCCATCCAGCAGCATTTGGTGTATTAGTATACTTGTTGTCATAGAATGATCTTGATAAAGGATTTTCTACCAAAGATTCCACTGGTTTATACAAGTTAATCACATCTTTAGACTTGTAGACTTTGTTGTGCCAAGTGTGAATGAATATATCACAATTGTAGTGATTTAACAAATTATGTTTCATATACTCATAGCCTTTCTCATAAGAGCGAGGCTGACCTGAAATGCAGACTGCAATCTTCATGAGCGAACTCCTTTATACACGTTCTCTAAGAACCAAAGATTAAATCGTTTGAGATCCCAAAACTTATCATGGACATAAGGCAAAGGAAGAGTGTTTGCCATAACTTCCCATGTATGTTTATCCTGATCCACTTTTATGATTGTATCGATAAACTCATTGTCACTAACAAAATCGTGACGAGATATAAAAGATCCTTCTTGAAAGTCCATAGTAACAGTTGGTGAACCCCAATAGATTGGTACTGTTCTTGCAATAAAGCCGTGCATAATCTTTTCGGTACAATAACCAGGATAAGAACTATTCTCAAAGCATAGTGAGAAACGACACTTACGAAAGAAGTTAATCTTAGACATCACATCACGCGGAAGAACACCACCAATGTTATTGAATAATGGACCACCAGACATGACTGGCTTGTATTCATTCAACATATGAAACATCTTGTTACGGTACTCAGATGCGCCATTGCCCGCAACAAATCCACAAAACCATTCTTTTTCTTCATACTTTACAGGCTTCAAGTTCAAAGAATCATAACTGAGCATATCAGGTACACCATTCTTTGTCTGCACCCAATTGTCCAGTACATAGAGTGGCAGACGATAGAACTGACTTCCGTCCATATGGTCAAACGAAATCGCATGATGAGCAACATAGTTCCATGGGCGTCTGTTTTCACCAGTGAAGAATATCTTGACTACTTTGTTTGGATCAAAGTTCTTATTATTCTGACCAAATGTTTCGTCGCAAAAGATTAGATAGTCTGGATTAGCATCATCGCGTTCTATGTCAAAAGACATAGACAATACACTCATGAAGAAATCATCAAGCGTGTTGTAGTAGTCTGTAAATCCAAGTTTAAGCTTCGGCTTAGTCATTATACTTTGCTCTAATCTTTTCTACTAGACCTGCAACTCTATCATACTGATGAACAATATAGAATGGCATTTCATAAGCATTATAAACTGTACCATCTTCGCCGATAACAGGCTGATCAGCCAGATACTTTGTCTGATACATGATTTGTGTAGATGGATCGTTTCTCTGACCAATATCACCAGCACCAGATTGAATGGCTGCAAGAGTTGTGCCAAGATTACATGCCCAACCTGAACCATTGCCGAAGAACTCAGTTTGGTTCTTGAAAACGTCAGTATTCAGAATGAAGTTGTAAACAGCCTGATCAACGATGGGAATAGGACGATTGACACTCAACTGTAGAATCATCAACATCATATCACGAACAAGGTCGTATTTTCCTGCCATCACACCTACATTATAAATCTCTTTGTCTTTTATGAGATTATGAAAGAATGGACCAAATGCTTGTAAATAGTTGTTATTGCCCCATGGTTCATCTTTATAAGCAAGACCTTCACCTGCTGCAACAAATCCAATGAAGTCATCCTGTGTAAGAAAGTCTGACGGATTTTTCTGAAACACAACGTCACGAACGTCTGTTGTAATAACAAAATCATATTTTTCTTTAGTTGTGTTCAGATAATTCCAGATATGAAAGAAACGCTCTACGTGCGGAGGCATCTGACTATTAGATGAATAGTTACCATCTGCATCCTTCTGACCGTATGCGAGAATGTTCACACCCTTTTCAGAAACTTTTGCAAGTTCTTCGATCTTCATATTTGTTGCTACAAGAACAATATCACCTTCAAAACCAGACTTCTTGATTGAGTTGATCCAATACTTGATATCATCATACTTATAGCCAGAGGCTCCGCCAATGATTAGGTCTTTAGCCATGGTAGTTCTCCATTATAATGTTTCAGTTGTTCAGCATTGCCCTTGATAAAGAAGTCTGCATCTACAGAGCCAGGATTACCGTCGAGACGATAGCAAAGAGTGTGCTTGTAGTTGGTGTCCCACTTAGGATTCATCGGCAGCACACTATAGAAATATCTACGGTCGCCGCCCCAACCAGAATGCCAGAGATGACAAGTCTTTTCTAAAAACTCACGCTTGAATGCGAATGAAGATGTATCAACTAGATACTGTGGATCGTTATGAGAGAAGTAGATTGGCCACTTGCCAAGTGCTTCACAGTTATCATCTGCAACATAAGACTTATCTGGATTGAAAATCTTACGGAATGAATAAGCAAAGTCGTTGCCGCGATCAAGCACTTCTACAAGTGAAGAAACATGGTCTGGCTCATACCAATTGTCTTCATCAAGGAAGAAAATGTAATCAGCATTGAGAAGATGAGGAATACCAGAATATATACGATGACCGTAGAAGCCATTTGCACCTGTATTATAGGGTAACTGTAGAAGTTGAATCTTATTAGCAATAGATTCATGTATGTGTTTTGAAGTATCGTTGAAATGTTCTTTACCATCTATGACAAGAAGATGTACAATATTGCCATATGTCTGATTTTGAACAGAAGTAATGGCATCTTTCAGTTTTTCAGAACCAATCGTTGGTGTGATTACAACTACAGACTTTTCAATAACGAGTTTCATGTTATATCCATAATGAAAGGAGAGACACTATTATATAGCATCTCTCCTGTATTGTCAAATTATTCTAGAGAGATTAGACCCTTCTCTATCAGATATCCATCTTCACCGATGGCGTCTCCACTCTGGTATTCTTCCATAAACTTCTTTAAGTCTGGAACAAGTTCAAAGTGTTCGTTCTTGAAATACACAAACAATGGACGAGAGATTGCGTAATCGCCCTGCTTGATTGTGTCATATTCAGGAACAACACCATTGATTGTGGCACCCTTGAGTGTAGATGCGTTTTCTTCAAGGAAAGAAAAACCGAAGATTCCAAGTGCTGCTGAATTTGCTTGAAGTTTCTGAACGATTAGATTATCATTCTCGCCAGCCTCGACATATGCACCGTCTTCACGAACAGACTTACAATACTTCTTTTCATCATCAGGTGTTACAGTCAATCCTGCTTCCTTGATAGCAGACTTACATTCACGCTCAAGAACAAGTTCTACGAAAGAGTCGCGTGTTCCAGAAGTAGGAGGCGGACCAAGAACTTCAATCTTTTCGTTTGGCAAACTTGGATCTAAATCGCTCCAAGTCTTGACTGGATTATCTACGAACTGACCTTCAACAATGACATACTTGGCCAATGCGTTGTAAATCTGCTTCGTGGTCAAAGCCATGTCAGCACGTTCTTTTGCCATAGCAAGAACAATAGCGTCATAACCAATCTTCAACTCGGTTACAGTTACGCCGTTAGCCTTACATGTTTCAAGTTCAGATTCCTTGATAGGGCGAGAAGCATTCACTGCATCGGGCGTGTCTTCACCAGCGCCTTCGCAAAACATCTTGATACCGCCACCAGTTCCTGTCGATTCAACGATAGGAGTGGGCAAGTCAGTCTTCTTGCCAAACTGTTCTGCTACGATAGTCGTGAAAGGATATACAGTAGATGAGCCAACGATACGAATTGTATCGCGGGCGGCAAGTGCTGGTGCAACAATCAAACCAAGAGCAACAGCAGCAAACACTAATTTCTTCATACATTTCTCCATAATAAAACTGAGGGAGTTAATTCTCCCTCAGTATGTAGCGTTACCGGCCAGATAGCCAGTCAGATTCTTCGTTCGTGTAAGGATACATCACCATTGTTTCCTATCTGCATAAGACATGCGATCCCATTCACGTTGAAGAACTTCTAGATGAGCAGTATCAGTAGCCTGACTTAGATAGTCGTGCATCCTTTGCTGCTCAGATTTATTACTGAAAAGTCTCTTTAGAAACGACATCATTACTTGTCGCCATACTTTTCAGTTAGAAACTGCTTTGTAGATGATTCAGTTTCAGATTCACCGATGTTGATTTTCTTCGGCTTCTTTTCTTCTGGAATGAAGCGTTCAAGCCAAATCTTCAACATGCCATTGATTAGGTCTGCATTCTTCACTTCAACGGTATCAGCAAGTGTGAACTGGCGAGTGAAGGCACGTTCAGCGATTCCCTTATAGAGATAATCGCCATCTTCTGAATTGACAGATCCCTTTACTGTGAGAGTGCCGTCCTGCAATTCAAGTTCAAGGTCTTGACGACCAAAACCTGCCACGGCCAACTCAATCACATACTTGTTTTCATCAACCTTCTTGATGTTGTATGGAGGATAAGTCTGCATCTTTGGCATAGTTTCAGCCATCTCAGCAAGACGCTTGAGAATTGGCTCAAAGCCTACAGTGGTATTGAACTGCTTGGGAAAAGAAAAAGGATCGAAAAGTAACTTGTTCATGTTTAACTCCTGTTTAGCAAGTTAGTTATGTTTTAGTCTTCCTTTCGGCAAGACTGTGTGAGGTACGCATTACATTATCCTCACGATAGTATATATAACACATTTCAATTCAAATGTCAAGTATTTTTTAGGCTTGTGCGCTTCCATCTGAGACTGTTGGCGCACCTGTGCTTATAACATGTCCATCATAAGCATCGCCTACTCTACCAATTCTTTTTCCGTTAGCGTATACTCTTGAGGAAAATGTGCTAAGTGTAGGAGCATGAGGAGCACAACCACATACGGGAGCAGGATGTGGTATCATTGCATCACCTTCTCTTACAACACCTATGCCCATAATAAAAACATCAGATGAACCCGCATCAGTTTTTTGAGTTGACGGAGTACTACATATCACTTTTCCTGGAGCGCAAGGTGGTCCAGGATTTCCATCTGGACTGGCTACATCATCATTTCCTGCTTTTCTTGCTATTGCCGGCATTATGCTACCTTCTTTGGTCTTCCTCTACCACGCTTTTCTGGCGTCTTGATATCTTCTGAATTGAGAACTGCTACACCAGTTGAACCTAGACCACCCACGCGGTCTGTCTTCTGTGTTGGTGCATCAAAGATTTCCCATAACACATATTCTTCACTCTTTATCAACTCGGCCTGAGCAATACGGTCGCCGTGATAAATCGTCTGGTCGACATCGGACTGATTAGTCAGAATGATAAATGTTTCTTCGATGTAATCTGAATCGATGACGGCTTCTAGATTGGCTAGAACAAGACCCTGCTTGTAAGATAGACCAGAACGAGGATGAATGCGTAAAGAGTGTCCTGCAGGAATGTCAAAGATGAGTCCTGTTGGCACTAACACTCTGTCGCCTGGCATGATACGAATTGAACCTGTCGATAGTGGTCGAGTAAAAGGCGCATTCGTCTTGTTATAGCCGTGATAGAGCGACTTACCTTCAGCCTGAAATGATAAGTCAAAACAGGCTGATTGCTTTGTGGCAAACTTAGGTAATGTAATATTTGGATCAGTCTTATATACGTTCAATCTTTTCATAGTATACTCCATTGTCATAATTATCTTGAAATTTCTTCCCAGTCCATTGATCCATGAACGTCCAAGCCATCAGTTGCTCCTGCAACTGTAAGAGTTAAAGGATAACCAGCTGTGCCGTTCAAGGCATCTCTTTCTAACTGGAACTTAAATAGTGCTTCTTTTAGAATATCGGTTGGTACGGCACTCTGAGTATCTGATGCCATATATCCTTGAGCCATTACTACGCCACCAGTTACAACATTGTTTGCTACCATATTATATTCAACAGACGAATCTGTACCAGCAGATGTAAACGTGGTATTAGATAATGTTCCGTTACGAATGACTTTCCATAAAAACTTACCGTTATTACCAATACCCATTACTGACAGTGCAGTAAGAATAATTATAGCATCTTTTCTAGACTCTTTCAATCGTATTGATGCGACAACGTAATCTGTGCCAGCAACAGGCAAGTCTCTGGGTGCTGTTATAGTTGTACCGATAGCCTGTTGGAATCCTCTGAGTTCATATCCGCCTTCTGAGATGACAGTGGAACATACTTGCTTCAATGTGCTTGAGTTGCCAGTCGAGCCGACGTTCTTAATCTCGTATCTCAGAGGCAGAGATGCTGTGGTCATATATGTTGATGCAATACGATTAGCATGATGAAAAGAATGACAGTGAATGAGTTGGCCGTCAATCACAAAACCACAACGAACAGAACCAAGACCAAGCCATTCAATATCTGTAAAGAGAATTTGTGCTTTAGTCAAGTCTAAAGTTCTCTGAGACGGACTTCCCTCTACTGCACCTAGAAGTGTGTCTATATTCCAATCTGCTTGTGCAACTCTATTCTCAGTCATTACACCAGATGATAATGTTCTTTCTACAAAGTAGATATCGCCGTTAGCCTGTTCCAGATAGATGCCATTGTTTGATCCGTAATAACCAACGCGCTGTGTCAGATTTAACTGAGCATTAGCCATTACAAATGTATTCATCACCTGTAATGATTTGCCTGGCTGATATGAGAAGACTTTGGTTGTCTCACGGATAATTTCTTGGCTGCTAGTTGTACCAATAGAAAGATTGATTAGACCTTCGTTAGGAGAGAATGTAATTGTGGTACCAGAACTATTAGATTGCACCCAAAGTCCGTTATCTCTATATCTATGAGATGAATCGAATAGGGTTAATGGCATAGAAACTCTAGAACGACCAAATGCGTCTACAGACATACCAGACGGATTAGCAGGGCCAACAAGATTGCCGTATTGATCGGCAAGCATCATCACTTCAAAAATTGTAGTCTCTTGAGGTAGATACTTGTGCGTATCTTTACGGAACTGTGCCATATTATTCTTCCTTGCGCTTCTTGCCTATATTGTATTTAGCAACGAGATTCCAATCATTCTTTTCTTTGTGTGAAATAATCTTAATCTGAGATAGTGGAGATACAGGTTCAGCACTCTTTTGCTCACTTACCAGATTGACCAATTCCCACTCATGAAGCAGGTTGGCAATAGTATTAAGACGGGCGCGGTCATCCTCTGTAAAGTCTGACTGCTTCCCGTCTAATAAAAATAACTGCTTAAAATGTACTATATAATATCTGCCCTGCTTATGTAATATGTGACATGATTGATACAGGGTCTTGTCTTTCTTAGAGGCTACACCTATACGCGAAAGGGTCTCACGAACCTTTAGAAAGTTATCAGGATTTGGTAGCGTTACCTCCACTAGTTCTTTTATGTCTAACATTCAAACCACCTTTATTTAAACTCTTTTTAATCTCTTCGATTTGCGCGTTAGACAAGATGGTAAGGGCTTCTTTGGCCTTCTCATTTGAGTAGCCAAAATACTCTTTAACCGCCTCCAAATTCTCTATAATCTCACGCTTTTGCCATTTTTGAAAAGGACGCTTATACGCCCTTACAGTATTTAGCAAATAGTGGTATTGTAGAAGACTATCGGTCGAGGGTTGGAGATTCATCTGGTTAGCAGGCATCACCATATCCAGATGAAAGGATATAGAACGGTTAACGACGAACGGGACATAGTCCCGCTCGTTTTCTGGTGTTATAACTATCTTCTTGGTCTGCTGAATAGAAGGTATGATATCTTTGAAAAGATCGGCCATCATATATCCTTTTTGGAAAGAACATCCATGTTGTTATCAATCCAGTCTATAATTGGACTACCATTATATTCTTTTTCGAAGATGTACCAAGCATATACCATCATTCCGGTATTATACTTGCCATCTTCTCTCAATTTTTCTCCCAACATTGGATATCGTGTGAACACATATATCTTTTTTAAAGGATAACGCTTATCTGTATATATATTGTCATATCTTTTCTTACCGTGTAAGTATGATAAAGGTAGAAGAAGAGCAAACTTACTCTTTGCAAGTTTTTTTGACTGTTGTACAAATTCAAAAGCTAGAGAGAAAGGAGGATTTGTGATGATGTAGTCGTATTGTCTGGTATCTTTTAGAAAATCTATATCAGCATCATAAGCTATCACTCTATTTGACGGCCATTTATCTTCTAGAACCCGTACTATTGCGCCATCGCCGCAAGCGGGCTCACATACAATCTTGTCAGAATCAAAGTCTTCAACGTTCAATAAATGTCTTGTTAAGGAATATGGCGTTTCATAGAAATCGGACTTTTTGCGTTTTCCAGTATTGTTCGCGCTAAAGTTTTTTCCTTTATTTTTTGTCATACGTTTTTTAACTCCCTAATAGATTTTTGGGCAACCTCTAACATGATATCATACATTTCATTTTTTGTAAATGGGTTCGGTCTAACAAAAAGATTGACGATTCTATTTTTGGTTCCTGTATAGATTTTATTTCTCGGAAGATATTCGGTCATAGCATCAAGTCTATCATTGATAGAAGAGCCATCTTCAAAGTCACAACCATATGCAAAAATAACATAAGGAAAAACAGGCAAGTTTTTACAGTACAATTCTAACTCTTTATGATTCTTATATGCTCTTTCAATGGCATTACCTTTGCCTTGCTTCGCTTTACCTTCAGTGGCACGTATATCATTCGTGCCCTGTTTCTTTGCTTCGGTAATCAAAACAGGATACTTCTTATTACCTTTTACGTAGTAAATGATGCCGCCGTCAGGTTTCACAAAAGAATTTTTTCCGTGACTTCGATAAGTTTTATGGCCGAGAGATAGTGCAATTTCTCTTTTTGATAACTTTTTCTCAAGAATGAAGCAATCTTTGTATTTCCTGTTTAATTCACAAAGAACTTCATACGCTGTATCTAAAACATTTACTTCGTGCTGTTTTGCAGCAGGATTAAACATTGATCTTCCGCCACCAAACTGTTCCTGAGTTTTTCTCAGATTATCAGACTTAGACATATTCACATTCCACCATAAGTTCCGTTAGACAAGCAACCAAATTAATCTCTTGATCTGCCACAAATGCTGCCTGATACTGATACTTGCCGATAGTCACAACTGCTTGTGGAATACTATGCGGCTTCATGTACTCATACAGACCATCATAAATCTTGCGATAGATACGTGCAGGCTCAATATCAGAATTGGCTACACACCACTTACGCATTTCTCCAAAGTTCTTTTCTTTCAGAGAGTTTACTAGATCGACAATCTTTCTTACGTCAGAAAGTTGAGATACAATACCAGCATCCAAGTTGCCACTGCTGCTGAAACGCTGCAACTCATTAAGAGTACGGCGATAATCAGGAAAATACTTTTCAATGATTTTTGCAAGGACTGCCTTGTCATACTTGACACTTTCTTCGGTAAGAATGTTCTCCATTCGCTTCATCAATTGCATTGCCATCTTCGGCTTTTCATCAGCCTTGAGAGCGAAATCAATTACAGAACAGCGAGAATGTAGAGCGTCAATCAAACGAGCCTTGAAGTTGCAAGTGAAGATGAATGTACAGTTAGCAGCAAACTCTTCAATTGCACCACGCATCGCGGCCTGTGCTTCTGGTGTAAGATAGTCGGCCTCGTCTAGAATGATTACCTTAGTGCCACCAGTCAGTGAAACAGTGGAAGCATAATTGCGAATGGTTGTTCGCAACATATCAATACCACGATTTTCGGAAGCATTGATGTAAAGATGATTGATGCCAATCTCATCACACATAGCTTTGGCGATTGTAGTTTTACCTACACCCGCTGAACCGGTGAGCATGAGATTTGGTATTTCTTTACGGTCAACGTATTCCTGAAACGGCTTCTTTAGCCGATCAGGAAGAATACAATCACTGACCGAGGTTGGGCGGTACTTCTCTACCCACAGGAAGGATTCGTTCGTCAATTTCATTCACCATTCTTTGAAGAAGTTCTTTAGCGCCAATACCGCCAAGATTTTGCACGAAGATGCTCTTAGACGTTACCATCATGTTAGATGCCAACATTAGAACATCTTCAACATTATCGCACATCATGATCTGCCTGTCAATAGGCTCCATGAGTTCTACCATGCGTTGAACTGTTACGTCCTTTTTCACTACTTCATGACTCCATCATAGAACTCTTCAAAGTTCCTATTCTCTTCCTGTTCCTGAGAATAGTTAGCCTTGAAGTAGACCTTAGCCATGCGGCGGATGATCTTCTTGTCAACACCAGTCTTGTCTGAAATGGAGTTGACACTATCCTTCTGAAAGTCTCTCTCAGCAGCAACTCGCGTCATGCTATCATTCAATTGCTGAATTGCTTCCTTGAGTTCCTTCTTCTGAGATTCCGTCAGAGAATTGATACTAACAAAGTTCTGATTGTGTCCCATGCCAGCCATTACTTGCTCTCCAGTGCGATGAAATACTTGATCTTGCCAGACTTAGATACAAACTTAGCGAATGCTCCAAGCTGAATTTCCACATCATAGTCACCAGGAATCAACTTGATGTTTTCAACCTTGAACGATGCCGAGAAATCTTCACCATTATAATCATTCAACTTGAACGATGCGTGATTAGAAGTGTCGTTGGCTTTCTCATGCGTCTGCAAACGAATCTCGCCGTTCTTACCGACAACGGAAAGATGTGTGAGATTGTTCATTGCAGCCAGACGCAGCAACTTGGTAAGAATGGCGTTTGTAAGAGAGAAACTTACATCAACCTGCTTCAACTTCAACTCCTTGTCGGGAGGAGAAACGATGAGATTGGTAGAACAAGAATAATAGTTGAACTTGATATCACCATCATTCATGAGAACCGCGTTGTCAGTAAACGTCAAGTCTGGATTGTTCAGTGTAGAGATGTTACCAAGAAACTGGTTCAAGTCATAGATGCCAAACTGTTCGGGCAGAACATCTTCAACTTCCGCTTCGACCAGAATGGACTTTTCGGGAGAGATAGTCTTCTGTAGATTTCCTTTTTGAAGGACAATTCCAGAATTGATAGACGAAAAGTTCTTCAATACACTCAGGGTGTTTTCACTCAACTTCATAATATAAACTCCGATTTGTTTTTGGATTACGCTGCTATTGTATCAGGCTTTTGAGGCCCTGTAAAGACCTTTTTCATGTGTTCAATATCTCCTTCAAGTGAGGAGATAGTTCCAGTATTGTGCAATTCATGATCCATTATAGAACCAATCCATGCCCATTCTGAATAATGAATACCAGTTTTTTCCATTTCTTCTTGTGCTTCTGGATTATGTGCAAAACTGATATTGTTAGCAGCATGAGCAAGATCATACCAATCAGGATCAGGACCACGCTTTACGCGAATGACAAAGCCGCCCTTAGACTGAATGAATGCAATCTCATTAGGGAAACGAACGTCAGCAATGACTACGTTTGGATACATGTCCATCTTACGTTCAAGTGAATGAATCCAAATATCTGGATGGAATACTTCACGACCAGCCTCGGTACCCATCATCTGAAGAGCCATGCGAGGAGAGAAATTGTAGCCCATCTTCTCTGACCACCAATCGTCAGTTGCCTCACGAAATGCTCGGCTCTCATCAGTATCACCTTCTAAAAGATGTCGCGGCCATCCGAAGATGGCCGCTGTAGCGTCCTTTACTGTATCAGCAAAGGACAGTTTTGTAAAGTTATGCTTGTTCACAAGAATATCAGCAACGGTGCCTTTACCTGAGCCGATAAATCCTACAATACCAATTAGCATGTTATAGATTCCCTGTTAGTTCCGCAATCTTGACCATGTTACCATTGAACGCATAAGTTCCCATATGCGTAGTTCTCATCCACGGACACAACCAGATTGAGCCGCCTATCTTGCGCCAATACTGACAGAACATATAGTCTTCTGACAGATAGCGATGAGACGAGTTGACTTCCTTTTCGAGAAGTTCTTTGGCCTTCTCTTGAACGTTTTCGCCTTTCGCTGCGGCTTCCATCATTTGATGGACCTTATCGAAGGGATCACCACGATCAATGACAGTATCAAAGTATGCATGAATATACCTTGAGCCATCGAAGTGAGCCTGACCAACGTGATCTGGCTTGTATGTCAAGTTTGGATATGCTTCCTTGAACTTGTCAAACACATGACGCTTGATCAACATATAACCAGTACCGATTTCCATAACCTCAAGAGGCTCAGAAACACGGAATGATTTTGTGCCAGGAACTGGATTGAACACATAGTCACCAGTAAGTGTATCTAATTCTCCAGCATTCATGGTTGGGTTCTTGGTAAGAGCAAGAGCAACATTGCGCCAGTTGATAGACTTCTTTGGATACGGAGCACCAATTACATCCTTATCCAGTGCAATGAGGGCTAGAACATCCTGCGGATCAAAGCAGATGTCGGAGTCGAGAAAGAGTAGATGAGTAAAATCGGAACGTAAAAATTCATCTACAAGATAATTACGTGCGCGTGTGATGAGAGATTCATTAAACAGAAAAGAAAAGCGAATATCAATTCCGTATTGCATACACAGGCCCTGCAAATCTAATGCAGCCTTTGAATACATTCCGTGACACTGCCCACCATACATTGGCGTGGCAACGAACAACTTTGCTTTTCTTAAATCTTCAACTTTAACCTGTAACTGCATTAGAAAACTCCATAATAAAAAGAGGGAAGGACACTAGTATATAGTATCCATCCCTCTGAGAATCGTTAAAGATTAGGCAGCAAAACGATAAAACATCTTGCGCTGACCATTCACAGTACGATAGTTGCTGTAGATGGTCTTGCCTTCCAAGGTGCGAAGGTCATAGACGCGCTTGTAAACAGCGTCCTTGGACAGACCAGCCAGCTGGGCTACACGACCAGCTGTAATACCAGCGCCCTTGCTGTTACGGCGAAGAACCTTGGCAACGCGAGAAAGATGAGACATTCAATACACTCCATAGTAAAAATGAGTCACTTGGTTTAAGATAATCGGACAATGTGTGACTCTTTGCCATTGTTCGATTATTGTAGCAGGCATTAACTGCCTTGTCAAGCATTAAAACGGTACCTCTTCATCAAGATTGACAGCCGTGACAGTTTCAGTCGGCTTCGGTGCAACAGTTTCGTCCAGCTTGGCGTAAAGGTCCCAGAAGCCGCCCTTAGTGTCCACATCAAAGCGGTTCAGACAAAGTTTGATTGCCTTCTCACGGTCACGGCCGAAGATGGCGTAGGCTTCGCAGATATGAACCAGACGGCGAGTGGAGATGATATCGGAGACCGCACCATCATAGAACGCTTTGCGGATCATGTCGGCCCAGTTGACCAGCTTGTCTGCAAAGTCCTTGTCTTCAATGCCAGAGGCACCGAGAACATTGTTCAGGATCTTTGCTTCGGTCTTGAGCGGCGGATATTCCTGCTCAAACGTGATGGAGAAACGCTCAAGGAAGGCTTCGTTCATGACGTTGGTACCGATGAAGCGACCATCGTCCGAACCCTTACCCTTGGTGTTAGCCGTAGCAAGGATGTTAAAGCCAGGAGCAGGCGTCACAACCCGATTGATCTTCTTGAGATAGATCGGCTTGCCCTCGAGGACAGGCTGGAGACACATAAGCTTGGCGTCACCAAGATCCACTTCGTCAAGCAACAGGATTGCACCGCGTTCCATGGCCACGATAACAGGGCCGTTCTGCCAGACAGTCTTGCCGTCGATGAGACGGAAGCCGCCGATCAGGTCGTCCTCGTCAGTTTCCTTAGTGATGTTAGCACGAACCAGTTCACGCTTTTCCTGAGCCGCAATCTGCTCAATCATCATGGTCTTACCGTTGCCAGACAGACCAGTGATGTAAGTCGGATAGAACTTACCAGACTTGATAATCATACGGACATCAGGGAAGTGACCGAACGGGACATAACCCTTAGCCTTGTCAGGCACCAGAGAGATGGTATCGGACGAGGCGTGAAGAGCCATCGCCATGTCGGCGTGATTAGCCACTTCCGTGACCTGAGCAACAGGAACAGCCGAAGCGATATCAGCAGCCTTGATCGGCTTAGACTTGGCAATCTTTGCAGCAGGCTTTGCATTGGTCATATCAACATCATCCAGAGAATAGACACCACGACCGACGCGAACGGCGTCATTCTTGGTCAACCACAGCGGATCCTTAAGACCGTACTTTTCCATGATTGCGAACACTTCGGCGCGGGTAATGGTGTTAACATTACCAAGTTCGGTCTTAACAGCATTCAGGAACGGGGTCTTATCAACGGGGCGCTTAGCCATATTAGGAACTTTCCTTTGTGTGTGTTTCGATTATGTGTATATTATAGCAGGTAGGAATGATTTGTCAAGCGGCAATTCGCTTGACAAACCGAGTGAGTAGAACGCGAGATACAGCCTTCTTTTCCGAAAACTTGATAAATTCCGAAGCAATCTTGCGCTTGGTCATATCGGAGTTTACGTTAAGATTTCCAGAAGACACATTCAAGGACTTCGGATTGAGGATATAATATTCATCATATCCAGCAGTTGTCACACCGAAGAATCCGTTAGTTTTCCAGTCGGTCTGGCACTTCTTATAAGTTTCGCCATATTCACCGTAGAACTGGCGATACATGCTTTCAAAGCCATAAGAAGAGATATAGAAGCCGAGCAGATTGCAGCCAGTACGTTCCTTGAGTATCCGCAGCAAGAGAGTTGTCATCACTCTGTTGTCGGTATAAGGAGAATAGCGGCTATAGCTATTCTTGTCACCACGAATGTCATGGTTCTTCTTGGTAATTTCATCTTGAAGAATGAACTTCCGATTTCTACCGTAAGAGGGAACACCATGAATGTCACTGATCGGATCGGACTCGCCGTCAGTCAGGAAGATTGTATTGACAATCTGAACCTTAGACCGAGCCTTGAACCGATTGACAATCAAATCAGCCGTACCGATACATTCATTCAGCGGAGTGGAAGACAACCCGTCACACGTAAGGTGACCACCACAAGCCATGACATAGAGATGGAACATTGCGTCATTGAACTCGGCCACATTCATCCGTGAAGACAAAAGGTTCCGAGCAATAAAGTTGTCAAAGTCCAACTCATTCTGATTGTACGTGAACAGACGATTATGTGAAGGAATACGACCAGCTTCATGATCATAAGAATTTGCAGAACGGAATGAGTATACCTCAAACGGGATCTGAGCCCGCTTACAGAACATGGTCAGCGAAAGCAATTGCTTGACCGTCTTCTTAAGGTGGACATCCATCGAACCAGACCAGTCAATGAACATGACAAAGCCGTGGTTCTTACCAGTCGCAACGGAAGTGATACGACGGAACAGGTCATCATTATACTTGTATGAATGCAACTTGTTAGTATCAATCACACCAGTCTTAGACACCGAAGTCCGAGCGTATTCATCAGCCGACTTCCGCATTTCAAATTCCTTGACCATGAAGGAAAGAGTTGCGGCCTCGTCCGACTTGAACTTTTGAAGTTCAGCACGAATTTCCTTGAGCCATTCTTGACTTGCAATACGAACAATACATTCACGCTGATCGGCCAGAACAATCTTGTAATCATTCACGACACTATCATAGTTGATAGGACGCGGAATCTTAGCATAGATATATTCTTCGTTCGAGTTGATTACAAGGTCATTCTGACGTTCCTGCCAAGCCTTTTCAGTCTCGGACTCAGGAATATCATCTTCACGCTGAGAACCAACATTCAGCGGATCGTCATCATCTTTTTCACCAGCGGCATCGCCAGTTTCGGAAGCTTCGGCGTCATCGCCATCTTCTTCCTCATCTTCGGCCTCATCATCATATGAAGATGAGCCAGACGAACCATTTTCCTGTTCATCTTCGGCTTCATCATCGCCGTATTCATACTCGGAATCATCGCCGTCATCGCCGTCAGTTTTAACGGACTTTGCACGGAAGTCTTCAATGTCCTGCTGCTGCTCTTCTTGCTTTTCCTTAGACCAGCGGAAGATTTCTTCCGTGAGGGCTAGAACCTCATCGAAAGTTTCAGCGGCTTCAACCTTAGCGAGGAGGGACTTTTCTTCGGCAGTGAACTTGATGCCGAGCATTGAACCACCCTTACAGTAAATGTTCAAGCGGTCAATAAAGGACATGGAATTTACGTCTTTGGTTTTAGTACCAAAGAAATCGCGGTCGATTAGTTCGGCATAGCCCTTGACATAGTTGCGCCGAGCACCAGGGAAACGGCGCTTCTGGCGCTTGTCAATACGGGCGTCTTCAATCACGTTCAGAAAGCCCTTGACGGCCAGAATAGCACGATTGGAAGTAGAACCAGCGATACGCTTGGCAATGTCAGCGATAGCATCAGTCCAGCCCTCAGTCGGAGTATCAAGAGCATGACCGACTTCATGCACCACCAGAAGGTCATACAGGTCGTTGGACATTTCGCGCCAGACGGGAAGCATGAGTACCCGCTTCTCAACATCAAACCACGCGGTCTTGGCCGAAGCACTATGCTGAACAGTAATGTTTTCCGTAGCCAGCAACTTGGCTAGCTGGGACTTGGCATTATGATTATGTGTTACTTCCATAGTGTCCTCGTTATTATGGACATAGAATAGATGGATTTGCGGCGCTTGTCAATCACAATATTGATTGGTCGGCGTATGAGCAAACGTCTTCGGAAACATCTTGTGAAGACGGATCTGCAATTTAAGAGCGAAAAGCGGAGAAATGAAAGTCTGATAGATGGTGCTATAAGCAAGATATTCTTCAATCTTGAGCAGGATCTTGGTCATAGTGTTCTCCGTTGTCATATACTATAGATGGGGATGGCAAGTCGGATTTACAAGAGATCAAAATGCATACCAGCCATGCTTAGGACGCATAGCTGATGGCTAAGTGCTTGATTTTATTGAGTTCGGCTAAGTCTTTGATATCTTTTTGAGAACCATACCGTAATTGTTGACCTTAGGTAAGGTTGATAAATCAACTCCAGATTTCAGTCTCAGCCGATTGTCATCTGGACCAAGTCCGATGTTTCGCCTAATCTGTAACTGTTCTGGATTCAATTCTCGCTCTGGCTTTTGAAACGGCAAATAATCCACATAATGATGCCAACGACCATATCGCCACACCATCCGAGCAACATCAGGATGCATGTCAACTAGCATCTGAGACTTATTGATTGTGCCTGTTGCATTCAATTGTCCATCACGCCACTTGCTCTTGTCTAGTTCACCTTCTGCATGATAGAACTCTGCTGTATTGCCGCCCTTCACAGTTTGAGTAGCAGACTTGCCTTGCAGAAATGCATTGAACTGAATTGTACAATCGCCATCTTTCAATACGCGAAGACAGATATCGGTATCTTCGTTGTAACGACCGCGCCAACGATGCTTACAATCATTAGAGATAAGCAGAGTGGAATAGATACGAGTGTTAATACTGAAAGGTGGATAAGCCTGATTAGGTGCAATAAAGAACCTATACTGAAAGCCTGAGATAGGAACATTTTCAAATCTGTCAACAAAATCTTCTGCGGCCTTGAAGATTACACCAGATTCCACACGAATGCGTTGGTTCTTGTGTAGACGATAGAAATCGGAGATGTTATCATCACATACCCAATGCTTCTCTGCACCTATTGAGATAGAGTGATCCCAACACCAGTTTCTTGCGCGACCAGGGCCGTCACCATGGTTAGAAAAAGGAGCCACAAGAAGGGTAACATAGTCACGAATGCCAAAGTTATCCAACGCTTCATCATAGAGTTTTTCATCCTGTGGTTCAATTGCAATGTAATGTGGAATCTTCATACGCGCAAGTGAGCGCGAGGTATACATTGTATCATGTCTACCTTTCGAGATGATATAAACGGGATGTGTCGGATTCGTCATTCTTCAAACCAACGCTTCAAAGAGTTTTCGTCCTTGTCAAGATGTGGATACCACATACTCTTGGTCTTATCTGTAATAGTCTGTTCGTCATCCACTTGTGCATACTTTGTGCGGAACTCATCAAAGTCTTGCTTATTACGGAAATGAAGATATAGTGTCTTGAACGGTGGATTATCTTTCTGTTCAAACTCAGGCATTCCTACCCAAAGTTTTTCTCTCTCATTCTCATCAGTTTCTTCCATGCCAAGAAATTCGGCGAGAGTTTGTTCTTTCGCGGTTTCTTCTTTCTTGCCTAGGAAGTTATCGTATTCTGCGGATTCTTTTACTGTCATCTCTTATTCTTTCCGTTTCTCTTTCTATTTCTGGCTCTCTCTGCAAAAAAATCTCTAACCATTCTTTCATGGTCTTGATCGCGTTTTTCAAGTTCCCATTGCTTATGGCGGTCAATCTTTTTACCATAATTAAATTTGCCGCGTCTTCGTCCTCCTTCATACAAACCTTTTTCTGTCATGTCATCAACCTGCTAAAGTTTCTAATCTTCTCAAATCTATATGTCTTGTCAAACTTATCGGCAATAGTGTCAGTCTTGTGTGAGATTATATATGTATTTGTATCGTCTGTCAATGTCTTTATGATTTTCAGAAACTCATCTGTTCCATTTGCATCTAGACTTCCATCTAGAATTTCGTCCAGAATGAGCAAGTTGGTGTTGACACTATTCTTCATCTTGGCAATGGAACGCCAAGTAAACATCAAAGCCAAATCGATTCGTGTCTTCTCACCTTCTGAGAAATTGGCATAAGCAAACTCATCACGATACCGAGACTTTATTACCTCGTTGAAGTTTTCATCGATGTTGAAGTTGACAAAGAAGCCCATTCTGTCAAGATACTTGTTGACCAACTTATTGATGATTGGAATATATTGCTTGATAATCTTCGTCTTGATTCCACCATCTTTCAGTAGCGCAGAAGCAGTATCAATCATAACTCTCTCTGTCATCTGAAACTTGATGACTCCTTCGATTCTTTCTATCTCGCCAACAGTCTTTAGCAAATCTTCTTCGCTGTTCTGAACTAGTTTGTCAGCATTCTTAATCTTGTCGATGGAATCTTCTATATCGTTCATCGTAGAAACAAGATGCATCATCGTTTGCTTCTTAGCTGAAATGTCAGCAGAGATAGCCTGAATGCGCTTGACTTGGTTTTCTTTATTGCTAATCTCAGCAAGTAAAATGTTAGATTGGCCTTCTGTTGTTGTGGCTTGAACAACTAGACCGCTAATTGTATTACCAAGATCCAATACACGCTGAGACTTGAACGACTTCTCAATTGTTTGCTTACAAGTCGGGCAGTTATCGGTAGTTTTCAACATTTCTTTTTCAGCATCCAACCGCTTTGCTTCTGTATCAAACTGAGTATAAAGTTTTACGGTATCGTGAAACTGCTTTTTTATTTCAGATAGGTCATTAACATCATCTTGCAGTTGCTTCTTCTCTGCGACAATCTTCTCAACATCAGAAATTATATCTTTCTTTTGTTGTGCAAGGTCTTGATACTGCTTTTCAAGTTCAGCCAGTCTATCATCGTTAGTCTGTCTCAAACTGACCAATGTCTTCTCAATATAATCTTTCTTCTCGGTTGTCGAGCGCATGACAACTCGCGTGTTTTCCAACTTTTCTTTATTCTCTTGAGCGCGTTGCTTTACCAGCAAGTTCATCACGGAGAAGATTTGGATATCAAGCAAGTCTTCAATAATTGTTCGACGGTCAGCAGGAGTCAACTGCATGAACGGAGTGAATGATGCTGAACCAAGAATGACAATCTGACAGAAAGATTTCATATTCATCTTGAGAATAAACTTTTCAAGATATTCCTGATAGTCTCTTGATGCTGAGTCCTGATTGAGTAGAGTACCATCTACCCAAATCTCAAAGATGTTTGGCTTAATACCACGAACAATCTTGTAATCTTTGCCATATGCCTTGAATATAATTTCAACCAAACAATCTTTACCATTCACGCTATTGACAAGCATGGGCTTATTGATCTTGCGGAATGGCTTACCAAACAAAACAAAAGTGAGCGCATCAAGAATGGTTGACTTACCATGTCCGTTTGCGCCTACTATCAAGTTTGTCTTATTTGCGTTTAGTTCAATCTCTGTCCAAGCATTACCAGTTGACAGCAGATTTTTCCATCTAATCAGTTCGAAGTTTATCATTCTGTATAATCTTCACTCTTTCATCAAGAATTTCTCTAAGTGTTCTTCTAGTTATAATACCTTCATACTCAAGTCTAGCTAAAACACTAAGCGCACTGGCATCAGCAAACTCATCAAGAGTTATTCCAAGTTTCTTTGCTCTAGGTAATACTTCATTCTGTAACACAACGGAACACTTCTTTGACCAGTCTTTATCTATCTCGGTCATTATATCACACCTTTTTCACGAAGTCTACGATTTTTTTGTGCTTCTCTCATTTTTTGTTTTGTTTCTTCCGTTCTTTTAGAACCGATAGCTGCTTTTCTAGCTGCTTCCATTGTAGCTTTGCAAGGTCTTTTTCCTTTCAAGGAAGCAACAGTTTTCTTTCGTCTTTCTTCTGTCCAAGAAGCAAGAGATTGTCCTCTTCTTCTGGAACTTATCTTCGCTTTCACTTCATCAGGTCTTGGTTTACCATATTGATGATGTCTTTCGCCTGTTGTTAAAAATCGTATTATTTCTTCTCTGCCCATCATATTAGAAAGTCCTTGCCAAGCAGCATAATCTTGCCAATAACCTAAATCTTCCCATAGTTGTTTGTGTAGTAAAGCATGTTGCTTTACGGTAACTTCTACAAGATTAGAAGGATCATCTGTTCCTCCCATATGTTTTGGAATAATGTGGTGCTTGTGATAAATAGACATGCTGGCGCTCCCTTATAGCGTTAGAGTGGGTGCAAGTTGGTAGCTTGGCGATCCACATCTATTTAGTTATTCTATATTTTCCAAAGATAGCGCCTCAGAATATATTTCTCTCATATAGTGTTTCATTTTGTCCGATTCAATAGGAAGCGTTAAACCGCTTATATAGTTGTCAAGAATGGTAAGTGTGTCTTGTGCCTCATCTACCAAATCTTCCGAGTTATTATCTGTGAATGAGTTGATATCTTCAACAATGGAAATGTCAGCCGCTTGTTCTTTGTACAACTTGTCCAGCAGCACATCAAACGCATATGGATTGGTTTTGTTTACACAAACAACCTTGACATAGCAATCTTTATACTTGGAATAGTCTGTAGCATTAATCTTCTCAAGAATATCTGGATTCTTTACATCATCATAAGCCACCATATGGAAGATGCGGAAAGGATTACGATGAAACTCAACAGCACGGGTTTGTGTATCAAACGTAATGAAGCCGCGAGGATCATTATAATCAGACCATATATGCTCACACAAAGCACCGATGTAATGAACATTATCCCGACTGCTACGGTGGTGATAATGGCCAGTAAACACACTATCAAATCGCTTAAAAACTTGATGATTCCATCCATGGTCAGACAACAATCCTTTCTGCATTTCAAAGCCATCTAGTTCTAGATGACCGCAACAAATAGCAGACTTAGTGTTCTCTATTGCTTCATAACTCTGCTTTTCATTTGCTTTGGTAATCCACGGCAAAAGAAAGAACTCAGTACCATAAATCTCAATCGTGGTAGGAGTAGAGTATGTCTTGATGTTTGGATATCTATTGCCGACGAACTCATCTAGAGCATTTACTGTGTAGGTGTCTTTGAAGTATTCGTCGTGATTACCAGCAATAATATGTAAAGAACACAAAGCACTAACTGGCTCCAGAAAATCTGCTCTAAGCCGAGAGTGGGTGAGTACATTAATATATTTCCGACGATCAACGAGATCGCCAAGATGTATAATATGGCGCACATCATTGGCTTTGATGAATGGGATAAGAAACTCATCTACGCTCCTCTTGAAATAATCTAGAAAAACTGGGGAGTCATTTCTGACGCCCCAGTGAGTGTCCGTCAATATAAGAACTTTAGACATTACGCTCTTTTCTTCCGATTGTTAGATGTGTAAAGTTCATTATCGTACTTTCTGAGAGACTTGTCAATAGCATCTCTGATTGATTCCAGTCTTGCACGATAGTTCTGTCTGATATAGACATTCTCTTTCTGATTTAACAGATTGGTAATCAGATGCTCAATTTGAAACGGTACTTCGTTGTTCATTTTCTTCCTCGTAAAACTTGATTAAACCTTCTTTGGCAATCTTTCGTTTCTCTTTCTTTACTGCTTCTTTCTTCTCAAATCTTTCCATGAAGTCGTTTATATTATCATATAAGTTGACAGAAAGCAAGTGATTATCATCACCATCTACCAGATGTGCTGCATGTCCATTGTTTATGACCGTCTCTTGGAAATTCTTGTATATGATATACCTATTCTTTTCTTCTTTGTTTATTCGTCTCAGGAATGCAAAGTATATTACCTGAGTAAAGTATGCGAACGGATTGGATCCTCTGTTTGGATCATAATCGTTGAAATACAATATGCAGTTCTCTATTGCATCGGAAATCATTTCATCTCTATAAGAGTAGTTTAGGAAACAAGGCTTACAAGATAGTTTGTTTGCAATCTTCCATATACACTCACCAATATAGTTAGAGAGCCTTGGTTCTTCAAGACCTTTTTCTCTGGCCTCTGCTACTTTTCTTTTGTGTTCTAATATTTCCTGATAGAACTTTTGATTGTCTACATAATGTACTTTATTTTGTTTGCTCATGCACTTTTCTCTTGACAAAGGGTTGACAGATGTGTATATTGGCTATGCCATCGATGATATGAATAACTTTAATTATACTTCTGTTAGTTCAATCATCTTCTTGATTTGCTTATCAAGTATCTCTTTCCTGTTAGGCCACTTAATCATAGGCTTATCAGGATCTTTTGCTAGATGTTGAAGCAAAGGCAAATAAGTCTTCCTTAAAAGCCTCAGTCTATTCTTCAATAAGTCTACCTCATCTGTTACACCAGAAGATGTAACAATCTCTTCCTCATCATGAAAACTAAATCCAAAGTCATTAGTTTCATCTAATTCTACAACTATTTCATTTGCCATTAGTGTAATGTTCCTCTGTTGTTGGAAGATAGAGACCTAAGAAATTCATTTACCACATCTCTCAGATTGTCCATATCTTCGTTGCTTTCTTCTACTACCTTATCAGACTTGACTACAGCATCTATTTCTCTTTCCAGTTCTTCAAGAAATTCCTCTGTAGTTGTATCTTCCTCATATATCGAATTGGATTTGAACTGACTAGAGAAATGTTTTACCGTGTCAAAGTAATAGTCTTTTAGACTTTCATTTGGTTTAGACATGGTAAGAATGTCTCTGCTGTAGATATTAAATTCCTGCTCAGAAGAAATCTTAGCAAATACCCATTGCATCAAAGATAAAGAAACGAATCCTGGTTTACTGGAAGGTATACATACAATCTTCATCGGGTTCTTTAGAACAATATGAGTTTCATGTCCTTCTTTAGGTTTAGGCCATGCTACTTCTGATATCAAGTCCTCGCCCGAGTTCAGTCTTATATGATATACTTCTTGAGCCATGACTTATCCTTTCAATTCAATCTTATATACCTTGAAAGAGAACTTTTCTTCGGTATATAACTTTATTCTTTCTGCAAAATGTTTTAGAGTGTAATTCTCATGTTTCTTATATCTCATGTCATCTGCGATATCAAATAACTGAGCGGAATCTTTCGTTTCACTAGTACGTAATCCACGTCCAATGGACTGTAGATTTCTTATCCGAGACTTAGACGGAGAAGCAAATATAATGTTATGCAGGTTTCTAATATTGATGCCAGTGCTGAAAGTGCCAAAACTAGCAACAATAATCGCATTAGTTTCTTTTTCAACAATGTGTCTGATTTCTTCTCTGATTTCAACGTCTGTATCTCCACTTACGAAAAATACCTTTCTGTCAGCTCCAACTCTCTTATTAATTTGATCGTGGAGTATCCGTCCATGCTTGTCAACGTACTGGTAGAGGACGAGTGTGTTACCAGATAAGGAAACCGCGAGGTTAGATATGAACTTGTTCCGTCCATCGTTAAGGACCAAGTATTCAATTTCCTGCTGATAAGTAAATCCTTTCGCAGCCTGACAGATAGACTCACTATGTCGAAGAAGAAGGCACTTGATTTGGAACTCAGCCAAGTGTTTAGCGTCCATGAGTTCTTTGGTAGTAATGACCTTGCGAACTGATCCGAATAGTCCTTCAAGAACAAGTCTGTGTGTTTTTGTTCCATCAAGAGTTCCTGTAGTGCCAATTCTGTATTTTGCATTTGTTAGTCCTGTCATAATATCTGTAAGAGACTTGGCCTTGAACTGATGTGCTTCATCGCCGATAACAAAATCAAATTGTGCGAACCACTTCTTGGGCATCTGGTAAATAGATTGCCAAGTTGAAATTGTCAGGAACTTGTTTGTATCTTTTTCCTGACCCTGATAGATTTTGTGTATGTTATCATCAACATTCCAATCATTCGTAGCACTATAATCTTTGAAGTCCGACGTTAGTTGTTCTACTAGTGATATCGTCGGAACGACTATCAAGCCTTTTTTCAATCCTCTATGTGATAGAAAACGAGCCAAAAGATAAATAATAAGAGACTTACCACTTGCAGTGGGGCTAAGTAGTAAAGTCCTTCGTGTACGAATAGCATGAACGAATGCATCCAACTGATAATCTCTTGGAGCATGTTTCGGCCTTATTTTATCTACAAATTCGTTAGCCTCTGCTAAAGAAAATTCCTCATCATAACTTTCGTTTTCATATTCCCATTCGTAGTTTCGTTCTTCACAAAACTTAGCAACATAAGGTACAAGTCCGCGATATAGTTGTTTGTTTCTTACATCAAACAATCTTATGCGGCCATCCCATAATCTAGCCTTATATTGAGGCGTAAACTGGTGTCCTGGTACCGTAAATGTGAAAGCTTCTCTAAGTTCATATGATATATCATCATCACATAAAATAGTCACGTAAGCTTCATTCACATTGAGTATTTCAACTCTATTATCCATTCTTTTTCCATTGCACAATGGTAGAAGGACTGACACCCAGTGCTTTCGCTGCCGCACGACCTGAACTGTAAGTCACACCACGAATGGTAACAGGTCTGCTTCTAGATGCTGCCCTCTGTTCAACATGCTCACGCTTATATGTATAGCCAGCGGTTCGCTTGTTTCCCATCATTCTCTCACGCGCGGCTTGTTTCCATTCCTCGGTGTGCTTCAAACCATAGAACGGGTTCTTATTGCCCGTCTTATGATCCTTGTTAGATGCAGTCATTAGATCGTCTTCGGTAATAGGATGAGTTGCCATCCAGTTACGAAGATCCTCTATAAACAAATCAACTTCCACCAATGAACCTTTCCCACGCCATGTACTCCTTCAATTGCCAAGTTCTATTGTTCAATTCTTTCAGAACGTTTTTGCAGAACTCAACAATTTCTTCATGCATAACTTTCTTTAGTAGTATGTTATTTAGTTCAGTATCAGAATCAAGATAATGCTGCAAATCTGCGCGAAGCACCTTCTTCATCATTGGTTCTAGTCCGTACTTCTCTAAATCTTCTGGATTATTCAAATCACCAGAATAGTATTCCCACTTTATCTTACGCCGTGAGTTATATTCTGCTAAGAACTTCTTGACAAGGAGATTGTGATGTGTCATGATACGCAAATACTTCGCATGAAGTTTTGGTATGTTAGCCATTGCTTTCTGAGGTTCAGTCTCATCATAGCCTGCATCTTTTACCCACTCTTCCATTAGAACGTCAATACTCACTGGCGGTTTCATAGTTTCTCCATCACAAAAAATGTATATTACTATACTACGTTTTTAGGTAAAAGTCAACTACAATCTTTCAAAATTGAAGATATCGTATCTGAATGTTAGATCGGCTGTAGGAGTCGTATCGGCTGAATTTGTTGTACCGAACTGAATGCCGCCAAGACTGACAGGAAAAACGTTTTTGAACTTGATACGAATGTTAGGAATATTGGCATTGGTATTCACAGTCAACATTCCGTCTTGATATGGAGATGCGTCTCTATCATTGTATTTGATGTATTGTTTAGCACTTTCGGGTCTTGTGAGTGAAACAATCCACTTGTATGTTTCTTCCCAAACTCTCAAGTCTTCGTCAATCAAGAATGAAATTGTAAATGGTTCAAAAGACATCTTTGTTGGATGACGGAAAGTATTTGAGAAAGGAGTAGGTACTTCAATTTCACTAGATGAGACTCCAGGAAGATTAATACTCTGGCAAAAATATTTTGCAAAGGGAAGATTGGGAATGACAAATGTATATCTAGTTGTCTGTAGAAAACTAGTATTGTCTGGTATAGTAGTTAGAAATGATTCTGTTGACATTGAAGTACCTCTGTACTATTTATAAAAGAAAAGGGCAGCATTTCTGCTGCCCCAATCTCTGTCTTGCCCCGACAATCTTATGATTACATAAGGTTGCGAACGCGGAAGATACGATAGTAGTTGTTTGTACGGGCTGTAAGAACGCCAAGACCAGCAGTTGTACCCTGAGCGAATGGGTTTGCTACCATGCCGTAACGTGTCTTGAAGCCGATCTTTGGCTGGAATGTATCCTGACCGATAGCGCGAACCATCTGGAGAGGAACGTATGGGCAGTAGAACAAGCCTGCGTCATAAGGAGAAGTACCCTTATAACCAACTAGAACTAGTTCGTCGCCATTTGAAGAACCGCCGAAGTATGGGTCGATATAGACCTTCACACGGCCGTGCATAACACCAGCGAATGTGTTGCCTGTATCGTCAACTTCTAGGTTAGCCTGTAGAGCAGGTGTGTAGTCAAGAACGCCAGCCATTGCAAGAGCAGAAGCAACGTCAGAAGATAGGATTAGGGTATTACCCTTACCACGACGAGTTGCCTTAGCAATTGCGTTGCATTCACGCTCAATCTGGAATACAAGACCCTTGAACTTTTCAACTGACCAACGGCCGTTTGAGTCTGTGTCAAGATCGAATGTACCAGAAGTTGTTGTACCGTAAGCAGCACCAACTACAGCCTGTTCGTAGATTGTACGAATGACTTCACGGTTGATTTCAGCTAGGATTTCTGTAGACAGAATGTTTGCAAGTTCTGTCTCAGCGTCAAGACCGTGAACAGCCTTAAGATCCTGAGCCAATTCCATTGTGTACTCAGCCTTTAGAGCGCGTGAGCGGGCTGTTACAGTTACCTTCTCAATTGAGAAAGCCATTTCAGCGAATAGGTTTGAACCTGAGTCACCAAGGGCTTCTGCTCTAGCAGTTGACATACCGTTAGCAGTTGTAAATAGTGAAGAGTCTAGAACGTTTGAAACTGGGTTTGTACCTGTCTGTAGTGAACCACCAACAGTGTCGCCAGCCTTGTTAGAAGATGAGAAGCGAGTATTAGCTTCGTTGAAGAAAGCTTCTGTACCGTTCTGATTGTCATACTTTGAACGCATAGCGAAGATAAGTCCTGTTGGACCTGTCATTGGCTGAACGCCGCAAACGTCATAAGCAATCAACTTTGGTAGAGAACGACGAACCAAAGAAATAAGAATTGGGTCATAGTTCTGAACATATGTACCAGTTGCGTTTGTTGGAGCGGATTCGTTAAGCTGACGGCCTTCTTCTGCCATAGCCTTTTCCTGGTTCTCAAGAATGATGGCTGTAACAGCACGACGGTAAGAGTCCTTAATCTTTCCTGCACCTTCGTGGTCCAATACTGGAGACCACTTCTGTTCTAATTGTTCTGTAAGATACATTTAATTTCTCCTTTTGAGATATCTTAGTATTATTTATTGTTTTCCATTACTTAGGAAGTGATTTACCAAGTGCGCGAACGTACTTGTTCATTGGTGTATTTTCCTCAGAAATCATTGTCTGACCTTCTGTACCTGGTACAATTGTATCAAGTTCGGTCTGAGCATTTACTGATGTTGGGAAATAGCTTTCGCGCAATGTCTGAATCTTCTTTGCATATGAAGAAGCATCTACAAATTCAACGTTCTCTGAAAGCTGCTTTAGCTTCTCAGCCTGAGTTGTTGTTAGACCTTCAGTCATGGCGTGCATAACTTCGTTCTTATAACTCTCAGATAGAACCTTTGTCAATTCAACATTACGTTCAATTTCTTCATTTAGCTTGGACTCAAGTTCTTCAACCTTGTTACCAAGTTCTTCAACAACTGAAATCTTGTCTTCTGGAATATCAATGTAGTTCTCAGCAAATAGCTGACGTAGGCCAGAAATGAAGTCTTCTGTTAGTTCTGTACGAAGACCGGCTTCGATAGCCACTTCGTTGTCAGACACCCACTGCTCAACCACATAGTTTAGATAGTCATCAACATTAGATGACAACTCTTCCTTAATTGTATTTACTTCCTCTTCTAGAGTAGCAGCATATGCTTCTTCTAGACGAGCAATTTCAGACTGCATCTTAGCTTTAACAGCAGCCTCGAAAATTGTTACGGCCTTTTGCTTAAATTCCTCTGATAGGTCTTCGCCAGCAAATAGAGCCTCTACGTGTTCGTTCATGTCTACTTCGTAGTCATAGTAAGGAACTTCTTCTGCTTCTTCTGAAACAAATTCAAAGTTTTCTTCGATTGCAGCAACGATCTCTTCTTCGGAAGCGCCTTCTTCAATCATCTGGTCGATGAAGGCTTGGAGTTCTTCCGTCATTTCGACGTTTTCATCCATTTCTTCTTTCTCTTCTTTTTCGTCTTCCTTTTCTTCGTGCTTGGCTTCCTCTAGAACTTCATCTTCTAGTTCTAGGTCTTCTTCCATTACTTCCTTCTGAGCGGGCATAGCTGGAACTGCGCCCTTACGTGAAGGTGAAGCCTGAGATGTGTCCTGCTTCATTGTAGCAGCCTTGGCGCCGACATTATCGCCTTCGCCTGGCTTCTTTGGTGCATCTGCAACCATTGTAGCGTCATTGCTCATTGGACTTGGCTCAACGCCGCCCTTTGCGCCGCCACCTGGCTTTAGAGTGGCCTTGTTTGGATTTGAAGACTTGGCATCACGATCTGGTGCCGAATCATTAGATTCGTTCATCAAGATTGACTTTGCCACTTCTGTTAATGACTTACCCATATGAGAATACTCCTTTTTCGTATTATTTATAATTCTTTAAAGTTTAGAGATAAAGTTTTCAAAGAGACGTAGTGCTACTGCCTCAATTTCATTTTTAGATGCTTCTTTGATTTGCTTTTTAGCCATCTCAAATTGCACTTCTTTCCAACCTGTGTCCGTTAGAACCCACTCTGCGTTTTCCATAATGCCTTGTACAAAAGCATTTGGAGCAGATGGATCAGCAACGATATCGGCCGCTGTAGCCAAATGAAAATCGTCCTGAACAAGTTGATATCCGTTGTGTGGCTTTAGAGACCCTACGCCTCTGGTTGACACACCCAAACTAGCACCGCCGTCTAGTAAACTCTTCACAATCTTTCCGTTAGGAGTATCCATAATCTTTGCTTTACCCATGATATTATTGCCATCTGGATAGAGCTTGGTAATCATGTGTGATACACGATCCAAATTAATAGTTGGAGAATCAGGATGACCTAACTCACCAAACGCACGGTTCTTGTTTACATATTCTCTATTATAACGCTCTACTTCCTTGTTTAGAACGTCAAATGGATATACACGACCGTTGCGATTCTTTGTTTCGGCTTGCATGAAGATGCCTTCGATGAACATCTCTTTCTGACCAGTCTTTTCGTTCATTTCCGTTAAAAAATTAACGTGACTTACTTCTTCTTTAATGAGTTTCATAGCCCTAAAGCCTTCCTCTTTCTTAGTGATCTCTGGCGCTTCATCAATGCGCGGTTCATTTTAGACTTACGCTTAATCTTTGCTCTTCTGGCACCCATCTTTCTACGACGGCGTTCAGCAGGAGACATACGCTGTAACTTACCACCACGCAAAGTCATGCCAGCAACATTAGATACTTTCTTGCGGCGCTGGATTTTGCCGCCACGAATACGAGCCTTGATAATCTTGATACGGGCTTCGTCTAGTTTTTCTTTTTCTTCTTCGCTCATATAATCAGCAACAGAGTTTAGATAGTCTGCGGCTTTTGTAATCTTTGATTGAGTCCAGGCTTCTAGTTCTTTGTTGCCTTTAATTTTTGATATGATGTTTTTAGCATCTTTTGTAATGGCATTCAATTCCGAACGAGCCATAGAACTTTCTTCGCCGCTTTCTACATCATCTTCGACTAGACCTCTTTGCTGTAAATTCCAAGATGGCTTATCTAGACCTTGCTCGGTCATCTTAGCGGCAGTCATCTTCTTGGCTTCTTCCAACTTTTTAGCCATAATCAATTCAACTGTTTCTTCAAGAATAGAATCAGCAGAAACGAAATCTCTATTTACAATTGAATTGACTAACTTAATCATGGAAACGGACCCTTCTTATTGAATGCATATGGATCTGCGGTCTGACCAGCATCAAAGTCTTCGTTGTTCTTTCTTAGATCGATGAACAATGTAAAGGCATCATTGTTCTTATTGTTATTGATTGACAATAGAATGTCGCCAGTTGTTGCATCGCTTTCCATAGGAATGATTGCACCATCACCCATGCTTTGGAAGTCATAATCAAATGAACCTGAACCAATGGTTACGATTTCAGCATTTGATGTGCCTGCCCACTGTATAGTGATATAACTGTTGACCTTTGCATTACCAAAGATGCGCTTGATTGTTGTTCTGTAGCTTGACTTTGGATCGACATTGGATGACATGATGTAACCATTCGTATTCAACGCAAATGCAAGTGAAGATACATCTACGAGAGTAGAATTGGCCACAGCGGTGCCATCAGAAAGGAACACATACTTGATTAGTGACCTTTTATTTCCATCAATAATTCTTTGACCTTTTAATACGTTTGCCATACTACTGCCTTACTGCGAATGATACTATCTTGTTTAACTGTTCTTCGCTCTCATTCATCATCTTAATCATCTTTTGCTTGTTCTTGGTATTAAGGGACTCATAGAGCGAAATAACTTTATTTGCTTCTTCATTATTTAGCACAAATCGGTTTCCATTCAGATTAATCTCAACGGATTCTGTCATAGCAGCCTGGGCTTGCCATGCTCTACGTTCATAAGAAGCCAATCTAGAACGTATTGCATCTGCATCACCTTCTCTTTTCGGACCAGATATAGCCAGCTTTAGACCTGGCGTCAAAGATGTTAATTCTTTAGCACCTACATCAACAGCTAACGCTGGCAACTTAAACGGCTTTCTTGGTGGTTTTGGCGGCTTTGTATCTTTTGATTCACGCTTTTTTGCATCTTTTTCATTCTTAGCAGGTTTATTTGCTGGTTGATCTTGTGTCTTTGCCCACTTTTCAGCATCTTTCCAAGGTTGATTTTCAGGTTTCTTTAAAGGAGAAGGTTGTGAAGATGGTTCTTGAGTTGGAGCAACATCTGGTTTATTACCTGGTTTTGCAGCAGGCAACTTTCCAGGAAACTCAGGTCTGGCAGCTGGTTTTGGTTTATATGCAGGCGCTTCTCTATTAGGAGAAGTTTTTTTATCGGGCTTTATTTCAGGCACATTTGCCGGTGTAGTTGGTTTTAAAGGTTGTTTAACATCAGGTTTAACTTCTGGAGGATTAAAACGAGATGGTTTTGGCTGTTCAACAGGTTTTGGTTGTTCTACTGGCTTCTGAGGTTTTGGTTGCTCAACTGGCTTTCTTGTTGGCGGACCAGAAGGCTTTCTTGGAGATGGTTCGTATCTGCCTGGACCTCTTGGAGAAGGACCATCATCTCTTCTTCGTCTATCTGGAGTTTCCGCAGGATCTTTTCTTTTTGGAACAAATCTTTTTGGTGGACCAGATGGTTTAATTTTTGTTGCTGTAGCTGCGCTTCCACCTAAAGGTTTTACTCTAACTGCGCCACCAAAAGCACCACCTCCATATGGAGTAAACTGGTGTCCTGTAATACCAAACACTCTACTTTCCCAAGAATCAATATCATCTTCATTCAAAGTTTGAAGATTGCTTCTAAAGCTTTCTCTCACACCTTTGGCCATAGCCATGTTTGCATCGCGTTCATACTTCTGTCTTCTTGCTTCGACGCCAGTTGTGTATGGCTTATCTTTAAGATCCGAAGAAACGTTTAACTTGGCTTTTTCTCTTTCCAGTGGCTTCAACTCTTTTGAAATTTCATCTTCATCTTTCTTAGCAGATGAATTAGAATCATTACCACCAACAACGTTTCTCACAACACCTCTAACGATATCGCCTAACCAAGTTTCATTAATTCCAATCTCGCTGAATGGAATAGAAACATACTTGTCGATAGCCTGTGCATAATACAATGCAACTTTTTGACCATCAGGAAATACACGAATAGCCTTACGCTTCAATAGAAGAACAGATGGTGTTTCTTTTTGAGAGTAACCATATCTCTTGACTCTAGGATCCATCTTTGTGAGATAATCTTTTGTGTCAACTACAACAGATTCCTTCATCACATTCTGCTTAACTTTCTGATAAACAGGTTGATTAGAAAGAACCTCAGACATAAGAGCATCAAGCAAGTTGAGAAGCATACGCTTTTCCTGTGCAGTCATCTTATCGACTGGCTTATCAAGAGCGCGTTTTAGTGAAGTTAATTTCTTAGCATCAAACAGACCAGCACGAACAAGAGCGGCTAACTTTTTAGTTTCCGCTTCTTCTTTTTCCGTAATGAGATTGTATTGTTCTCTTAGGTCTTTGATGCTTTTCATGATGTATTATTCCTTTGTCTTACCAAAGTAGTTCTGAGCAATAACAGACTTGCGTTCTTCCAACTTCTCTACAGCCTTTGTAGAAAGAGCGTTGGAAAAATGATTACGCATTTCGTCTAGGTTATTTGCTAGAACACTATCTAATGCTTTGTTTACTGACATTTTGTTTGACTCCTAACCAGTTCTTATATTTATTCTTCTATTAACTCGCAGTGGAATAAATTGATTATTCCATAGACTTTATTGCTAACAACAGTGACATCTAATTGATGGGGTCCTGAAATAACTTTTACTCTTGAACCTCTTGGTAATAATGTTTCTAATTCACCAGGATTTGATGAAATTGCATCGGTATAAATTGATCTCTGTCCCTTTTTAACCTCTATCTGCAATACTACAGGTGCATCATTACCTTCTGTAAAACTGCTTATAGCAACATCATAACTTAGAGATGTAGAAATATATCCTCTAAAGATATAATCTGAGCCAGGTTTTATTTTCTCTGGCCTATATCTTTCGCTCAGACCTGTGTAAACCGTATAGTCAAATGGTGCTTCTGTGTTCTCAAAGGCTGAGTCTATGTTATCTACATAGTTTTCCAATTGACTCGCTTCATCATCTGACATATCTGGTTCGTGACCCATATACAAAAATCTGTTGATGTATTCATACCCGTCAGCAGTATAATAACCTATAGCACTCAGTTCATTGTCATCAAACATTCCAGCGTTGTAAAAGTTGTAAAGTTCTTTATTTACTTTTAACGCTTCTTTTTCTTTGGTAGAAGTAATCTTCTTGTCTTCCTTTTCACGACCATTTAAAGTCTTAGCGTAAAAACTAGTTTCGTCTTTTTTCTTCGGCGCGCCAAAAGTTGCAAATCCCTGAGAAGGTGATAGAGATTTGGAATACGAGGCTTGAACTTCTATACGACTTTTATAAGGAACTAGTCTGTCATTATCTACAACGTAAGCAACTTCTCCCTTGCTATTTGCATAACGACCAAATCCCATATAAGTCAAGCCAAGTTTTCTGGCTTCCATTGAAGCGGCTGTCTTAGGTTCTGATTTAACCTCTGCGGCTAAACTTTCTTCTAAGTATTCGTTAAATCTCTTCAACGGGCTGGCTCCAAAGTATCATTGACAAATCTACGACGATTGCGCTCACGGTCGGCATCCATTCCCATATCTAGTGGATCCATTTCATCTTTACCTGTGCCGTCTTGTACTGGCATTTGTTCTTGCGGTACACCCTGCTGTGCCATATATTGCTGCATCATTGCCTCTTGTGGAGTCGGCGGAACAATATTTGGAGTAGGTGCAGCAGGCATTTCAGGTTGCAATGGATTACCTTGGTCGTCTGTTGGTATTGGATTTCCATTTTCGTCTGTAGGCGTTGCCGCAGCTTTTTCTTCTTCAATCTGAGTATTGATTTCTTCAATGTCTTCATCATTCAACATAAGAATATTCTTACGAACCCACTGCATAGAATAATAACGACCAACATATGGATCAACTGCCTGTAGAGTGGCAATACGGTTCATAAGAAGTTCCGATTCTTTCAACTCATCAAAGTTGTTATCCTTCTTGAAGTCATAGTAGATATCTTCTTTGAACTCTTTCCATTCTTCTTCGGTACAAACTTTCTTGAGTACCAATTGAACACGAAGAATGTCATCAAATAGCGTAGCAAACTTATTGCGTAGTCTGTCAATGAACTTTGAAAACTTTAGTTCTTCTCTAGTAATTTCTGTTGAGCGACCTAGAATGCCGCCACCTGGTTGCTGTTCTAAGCGACCAATAGGAACACCAAGTGCTTTGTACAACTTGCGTTCAAAATACTTTACATCTTCCAATTCGCCAAGATTCTGGCCGCCAGGAAGAGTTGTGATTTCTGTGCCTTTACCGCCTTCACGACGAGGAAGCCAGAAATCTTCTAGCATGGAAAGATGCTTACGGTCATCTTTGATTTCACCAGTCGTGCTGTCGTAAACTAACTTGTTACGATACTTGGTCATGATATCTTTTAGATATTGTTCAGCCTTGATTGTTGGCATGTTACCAACATCGATATAGAAAATGCGGCGCTCGGGCGCGCGAGAGAGACGATAGATTACTGTCGCATCTTCAATCATTCTCAAGTTGTTTAGCGGTTTGATGGCCTTATGCAGATACGAGAGAACCATCGCTCTCTTGCTATCCATTAGACCTGAATTGACATTAATGATTGCATCTACGGCAATCTTTGCGCCCAAGTTAGAATGTGCGCCAATAATACCACGTTCATTGTAAAGATAGTATTCATTAATCTTACTAATAACGTCAATAGTTGTACGAGGATCTTTTGTCTTTTGAATTTCGCGGATCTTACGAATACGACGAGGATCAATATACCTGAGTTCTAAAATGCCTTCGGCTGATCTCTTTTCATCTATGATAACATGGTAGAACATGCGACCGTCAACATACCAACGACGGAATGTTTCATGACCCATATTACCAAAGTTTAACAGCTTTAGAGCAGTATCAAACTCATCTCTAATCTTTTTCTTTACCGATTCTGGCTGCTTCAAATCATCCATGTTAATTTCCACAGCTTTATCTTTAGCTGTGTTAACAATGGCCTCATTGACAATTTCATCAATGGCCGTTTCCAATTCTGGTTGCATTGACATTTCACGATAACGTGTAATAAGCTCAATTTCGTTTCTGACTACACCGTCCAAATCAACATAGGTGCCATAATAAGCACCTGATTGAATGGTTACAGCACCATCGTCATTCTGCGGTAATGCGAATGTTTTATTAGTTTCGTCTGGAGAAGCATTGTCTTGCTTCGTTTTTTTACGTGAAATTTCAAAGCCAAAAAGTTGTACCACCAATTACCTCCAATGAAGATAAGGGGAGAGAAAAACTCTCCCCTCTTCTTATATATTAAGCAGAACCTACAGGATTGCTTCTGCGAGGTTGAATGCCAGGAGAACCATTAGATAGATTACTATCTGTTGTATCAGACTCCCACCACTGATAAGCAAATGTTACAGCATATTCTTCGATTGTATCATTTGCACCCCAATCTAGTTCGATTGGTGAAACATCAATTGGGAACATACCAACAAACTTATATACCTTTAGGATTTCATCTGCTTTACCAAACTGCGTTACTAGACCATCTTGCTGATACTGTGATGGGCTTACATAGTTAGCAGAACGAAGATTGGCAACGTGTGAATTAAGTCTGCTCATCCAAAGTTCGAAGGCATTGCGAATTACAAAGTCTTCGTCATTGATGATGGTTACTGTCCATTCGGTAAATGTACGATTACCAGCAAACTTTAGTTCACGACCAAAATAATTTACGGGTACCTGGTTCACAGTGGAACCAGGCAACTGAGCGGCGCGACACATGAAGTTATACTTAATACCTGCTGTGCCGAGAAGATTGCCAAGAAAAGGTAGTTCGCAGTTGAACAGGTTTGGGCGGGCGCCGTCACCTGTCATCTGTGATCTGAATTCTTGTACGTTAAATGAAGCCATTTTAATTTACTCCTTTTGAATATTTATTATGCATCAATGATTAGAAGCGGCCAACAACTTCTTCGAAGGCTACACCAGTTCTTACAGCTATAAAGTTCAACTGGATAAAGTTGATGCTTCTAGCTGGCTTGATGTAAATGTCGCCAACAAATTCGTTACGGTCGATTACTTCAGGAGTATTGTTTGTTTCGTCGCAAACTACACGGAAGTCAAAGATACCACGACGACCCTGTACATCGCGTAGGTATGGTTCAATTAGAGCAACAAACTGTGCGCGTGTAAACTCATCGTTGAACTCAAACAAGCTGTACTTAGCAGCACGGGCAATTGCCTTTTCGAGAACAATGAAGAGACGGCGAACGTTGATACGATCAAATGCTGATGGTTTACTCAACATTGTCTTGTCGCCGTAAAGAACAGTTCCTTCGCCACGGAATGTAACGATAGGATTAATACCGTTCTTGTATAGTTCGTCGCGGTCTGTCTTGTCTGGATTGAAAGACAACTTAACAATATTTTTAAGTTGACCACGATTAAATCCTGCTGGTGAGTACCATGGATCACGTTCAAAGTCTGTTCTTACGCAAAGACCAGCAATATCACCGTTCAATGGTACCCAACGGTATACATTGTTATACTTGTCGAACTGATACTTCCAAGAAGAATCCATTACAGCATAAGATGTTGAACGGTTCATTGCTGTTCTGTATGCAATGACATTGTTAGCAGCTTCGGATGTACCGACTGAAACAACGTTAGCTCTTGTTGGTGAGCAGAATACAACGCAGTCCTTACGATATTCTGCAAGGTTGTCAATGCAGTGTTGAACAACTGCTAGGTTTGCTGCACCAGTAACAATTAGAGAAACATCAATTTCTTCTGCATTTGAGAACTTATCATAAGCTGTGATGCGATCAGAGTCGGAAACTGCACCAACTGTACCACCAGAAAGTGATACGGTGTATGAAGATGCACCTTGTGAGAATGTAGTGCCTACAGCAGAACTTCCCCAGTTTACGGAATCTGTCGCATTAGATGAAGGATCTTGTGCGTGATTAATTATATAAACATATTTTGAACGATCATTAATTACATTAACATAATAGTTTGAAGAACCTTCAGATGTAATAGCATCTGATGCTTTTGATACAAATGCAAACTTTTCAAGAATTGTATTTGCCACACCTGTAAATTTACCATCTTCATCGATAACGATTAAGTGAAGTTCATCTCCTGTACCGCCAACAGAGGCAGCATATGTGGAAGTATTTGGCGCACTATCAAACTGTTCAGCATACGTCCAAGCAGACACATTCCAATTTGCGCGAGATTTATATGCTGTGTCTGCATACATAGAAACTTTTAAGCTGTTTCCTATGTCACCAGCATATCTAGCTGCAAACATACCAGCAGAGTTAGCTGCTTCCATATTAATATAGTTAGTTGTGTAATCATCGGTATTTTTAATTAAAATACCGTTACCAATAGAAGCATTCTTTGCTGTTGCTGTGCTTGCTGCACGAACAATCTTAAGGTTACGAGCATAAGCTAAGAAGTTGGCTGCTGTAAAAAATTCAGTGAAGTTATTGTTATCTGGCTTACCAAATGTGTCTACCAACTCAACTTCTGAAGAAATTGTGCGGATTTCTTCTAGTGGTCCCCAGATAAAGTTACCTACGAAAGCACCTTCGGTTGTGCCTACGGCTGGGACAATAGTTGTTAAGTCAATTTCAGATACATTTACGCCTGGTGACAATTGAAATGGCATATTGTTTCTCCTTTACAAGAATTATAATTCATTCTTTACATTATTTAGAAAAACGAGTATTTATAGCTTATTAGACCAGTTTAGATCGTCAAAAGGATATGTCCTACCACGATCTTCAATCCAAAGATCACCCGAAGCGTCTTTTTCGCTTGGATTGTCTATACCATTATCTATAATTCCAAATGGTACAATATCCTGATCCATTACATCAAATAGTTCTTTCTGCAAAGTCTGTCTGATATCGTTCTGGATATTTTCCTTAAAGTATCTTTGACCTGTCAGCCAGCCAAAATGAACCAGCGTCATAGCCAAATCGTCGTTATTGCCCTCTTCGGCCTTGAAAGTCTGCTTGTCGGCCGAAAAAGTAGTCAATTCCATGATAGTCTGTTCGTCGTTTACGATAAGTTTGTCGCTCTCAACTAGAGTTTTAAGATTGGTACAACCTATCATTTTGGTCTGCTTAGACGTTTTTAGACCAAAGGCAATCTTCTTTTTGAATCCAGGAGACTGTTGCTGACCCTGCTTACCCTTCATTTCAATCTTGATTAGATTTTCATATGCGAAGTCATTATGTATGATGTCAGACACTTGTAGTCCGATGGAATTAATTTCAACCAAAATAAAGGCTTCGTTATATGCTTTTGCCGTCTGAACTATAATGGTTGGAAATAACATTGGCGATATCTTGTTGTCTCTGAAAATTGCTACCTGACGATAGGGTATCTCAGATACATCTATGATAGAGAATGTGGAATAGTCTAGTCCTTGACCTTCGGCTACGTCTACTGTCATACAATAAGTTTTGCCTGATTCAGGCTTCTTATAGATTTTCAGATGACCTTCAGTCGCAATAGGATTATGCCAGACCAGAGAACGCAACTTGACTGGATGAATAAGTGTGTTTGTAGAACCAATGAACTCACACTCAAACTCTTGACGGAACTGGTCGGCTGAGGTGTTACGAATAGTCTGTTCTTTCCACTCTTCGGTTCTACCTGGTACCATGCTCCAGTGGATTTCGATTGGTTTGTATTCGCTTTTGTGCTTGATAGCATCTTCCCACATACGATAGAACAGATTTAGACCGTTTGGTGTAGAAACGATAATAACCTTTGTTGTCTGACCAGAAGAAATCGTAGGATAGGTAGACATGAAGAACTGTTCGGCAATGTTGTTTGGAACGAATGCGAACTCATCAAGGAAGATTATGTTGAAAGACCGACCACGAACAGATGAACCAGATGTGGAATCAGCCACCGCTCTAGAGCCGTTGGCTAGTTCAATTGAACCTTTGTTCCATTCTTTGACGCCTTGCTGGAGAAAGCGCGGTAAGTATTCAAATGCTAACTGTAGACGACCCATGATTTCGCGGGCTGTAGCAGATTTGTTGGCCAGAATTGCTATGTTAACATTTTGATTGAACAGAATATAGTGTAGCAAATATGCAACAGATGTGGTAGTCTTACCTACCTGACGCGGCAACTTGCAGATAGAAAATCGATTTTCATGAAAAGTTGTGAGCATTTCTTTTTGGAAATCCCACATCTCAAATGGCATAAGACCATGATCCACGTTGATGATACGCATATATGTGCAGGCAAAATACACAGGATCAGCAGCACACTTTATAAACTCGTCTATTTCATGCTGAGTGAAGGCGTGCTTGTAATCTTCTTTAGGTAAGTTTGGGTTATTATTATAACCTTTTGTCATAGATGCGCGTGTGTTCCACCAATCATATTAGGTTTAATTTTTCTACTCTGTAATGTTTGCGACATTGAAGGAAGATGTCCCGAACCTATAAAATATACACCAGCAGGAGCTTTGTCCATTAAATAATTTTCTCTTTCTAATTGAACTTGTCTAGCCATACGACCCATTCCAGTATCCGGATTATTATTGCCTTCCCAAGTTTCTTTTGTGCCTTGACTTAAAAACTTTTTTATATGTTCCGGAGTTGCCCTCTTTTGACCCATTTTTTGAAAATGAGAACCGGCTTTACCAAGAAAACGATCAACAGCACCTTCAGAAGTTGGAGCATCAAATATTTTAGTGTGGTGTTTAATAAGAGCATCACGAAGAGATAGTTTATCATCAGAAAGTTTATCTGCTATAGTTTTTTCTTGATCGCTACCAGGTAAATTTCCAAACAAATTAGTCAAATGATGGTGTGGTGTATATCTATTGCCTTCTTTGTCTGTATAAAGATTCTTATTAATTAAATCTTCATCAAAAGAACCACGAGATTCTGCATTACCAGTAATTGGTTTTGTAACATTAGCATCGCCACCATTACCTTCATCCCAATGACCATGTTGTGTGATATGCTGTTGAATTAAAGATGATGTTTCTTTATCATGAGTAGGAGTAACACCATGTTGAATTCCAACAAAAATTTTATTGCCATGAATTAAAACGCCACGACTATTAGCAGGTTCTTGTTTTGCTTCTTGCTGTTCTTTTAAAAACTGCTTAAACGTCCTCATTCTTCTGCTCCTTAATCTTTTTTAACAAGTCGGCAGTAGTGCCAACAAAAATGGCTTTATCTACATTTACAGTAGGATCATCTTTCTTTTGGCCACTCAACTCTTTAGTCTTCTTCTGTAGATCGTATAGGTCTTTGGTAGTATCAGCAACGGTTCTCATCATGGTTGCTAGAACTTCATACGCGCGTGGAGATTCTGACTCTTTGGCCAAATCAGTCAAACTTTCCATCGCTTGATTACCTTTGTTTATCAAGTCACGGAAAGTTCTGCGAGAAAGATTGTAATCTGCATCCGCATCGTTTGGTTCGTGTGGAGTATTGACTATAACTTCCTGTTCTTTCTTAGGCGGTATAATCTCTACAGCATTTTCTATACCAAGAGCATCACTTAATGCATTATGTGTTTTACTCATTTATTTCTGGCCATTCCTCAATTTGTACATCATATCCATAATCGTTTCCTGGTTGAGCAGTGATTGGATCAGGTTCAATTGTAATCTTAGACAACTTCAACGGTGATATATCAAAACTATCTATCTGATATCTAGCATTAGATGATAGTGCGCGAATAGTATTGTCTATCTTGAATTGTCCTTGAACTGCACCCAATGCAAGTTTACCAGTATTTGCTGTCCAACTCAATATGACTCCATAAGCATTCGCGCTCTCATAACTGCTACCTTGATAAGCAATATCCTCTTGCTGAAATGTTCCGCTATTTCCAGAAACAAGATTCATGCGCGTAACATAACCCGCTTTCAAAGATGGATCGTTGAATATGTTTGCGATGACCTTGCGAATAATCTTTGGATTTGTTACTGGTCCATAGAAATGTGCCTTCATCGTAAATGTGAGAGTCCATGTTACAAATCTTACAGCATCAAAATTGCCTTCATGTTCTATGTTGTTTGTAACTGTATTAAGAATGATAGGCACATCTTTGAGAACACCGAGAGATGAAACAGGATCAATTGTAGCTGTATAATCTGGATTGAAATACGGCAAAATTTGTTCTATAATTTGTGTGCCGTCATCAATATTTCTGGCATACAAATTGAGTTCAAACGTCAAATCATATGGAACAGCCATATAAGATGACTTAGCTGATGTACTAGAATTACCTTTAGCCATCTTTAATAGTGAGTTTTGTTTTCTTGTTGCGTCATAAGCTATTCCAGTCAACTCGAAAGAAAGTCTTGGAAGTCTTGTCTGAATCTGTCTCTGCAAATCTGGATCAGCACGAAGACGAGACACATATTTTTCTTTTGGTGCATATGTGATAGGCACTTTCATGCGTTCAATCTCAGCACCAGTATCTTTGTTTGTTTTTACCAGTGTGATGTTATTGAACATTGTACCAAAAAGCACAACATATTTTCTTGTTAGTTTATGATAGAAATGTGTTCCGAACATTATGGCATTCCAAATGGATTGATTTCTGATAGGTCTATAAACAACGCGGCCTCAGTCTGTATTTCTTTATTGTCGTAGTCATCATAGAACGTATAATCACCAAGAATATCTGTGGATGTTACAACATAGAGTGCATTAGATGTATTACCTCTAAGATTTGTGGCTGTAGCAAATGTACCTACAATATTGTGTAGTGTTAGAACTTTTGATATTGGATCAAACTCTGTTACTATTGCTTTTGTATTCGATGTTGATACATTAGAACCTTGATAAACTAGTTCTCCAGATAGATAGTTGCCTGAACCTGTGCCAAGATTTAACTGTATAGTATATGATGCATCTTTCTCAACATCATCAATTTCTTCCACACCAGTGTCAAAGTTTTCATCAGAGAAGCGGAATAATTCGCAGCGCAGTTCGTACATGTATGGATTACGTTTGCCGATTGAGAAGAAGTTTAGTTCTTCTTCAACGAACTTGATTTCAAATATCTTACGCATGACGGGCACATAAAGTAAATCACCTTCACGCGGCCTATCAGCAATATTTGTGGGCACATATTTGTTAAATGTGCGAGTTGAAACAACAAAGTTGGAAGTATCTCGGATTTCTAGACCAAACTTAGAGAAGAAGTCGCCATCACCTTCGTAGCCTTCTACGTTAGCGAGATAAACTTCCATCGAATATGCGCGAGTAAATCTGGCATTAATAGTTTCGCCATATATCTCATCATCACCGTTATAGGAATCACGCGGAATGTAGAAGCAGTCATGACCCATTATCTGGATAGACTCCACAATCAGGTCTTCCAAAAGACGTTGCTCGTTAATAACGCCGACTGAATAGTTGTTGAAATATACGGACGTTGCCATTTTATCCTACAAGAAACTGTGGTGGTTCTTCGAATGTATCACGAATCAACTGTTCTAGTTCTGTTATCTCTGCCGCAGCCTCTTCGTAGATTTGTTGACCATTCATCATGATACCGCCTGGTAGCTGCATACCCTGATACTTCTTTAGGTTGTTGCCCCACTGGCGCTTGATATATGCCGTGGCCAGTTTCTTGAGCATACGGTCGTTATAAATCTGTGGATATGTGTCAGGATCGATGATGATCCAACCTTCGATGACTGCCCATTCGCCAGCACTAATTGTTGCCCAGTTCATGTCAATGTATAGCTTATCTGTATGACGGTTAAAACGCACGGGTGTTTCACCAGAGAACAACATATCCAGAGTGCGAATATGCTGCATGGTAATAACATAGTTGGTATAAGAAGTAGAGGTAAAGTCATAAAGTTCATGTAGACGCAACTGATAGCGCAGGTCAAACATATTGATGGTTGCGTTAGAAGATGAAATAGGGAAAATACGGGTTACACCGATAATGTTATCACTGATAGGAATCCATCCATTGTCGATGTTTTCTTGAGTAAACTGGTGCTTTAGATACCAACGCTCTACACCATCAAAGTGGAACTGCTGGATATACTGAAAAGCTTCGTCAATACGGTCTTCTACCTGGTCATCATCCACATTAATTTCTATAACTGGATGACCTAACTGACGAAGACACCAATCTTTTAGTTGCTCTCTAGATGCTGGAACTGCCATGTAATACCCTCTTTATAGAGTATTTATGTTTATTCCGTATCAAAGAAAAACATGTGCCAAAGTCTTCCATCTTCAAAATCTGTGCCAAAATAGTCGCTGGCCCCGTGAATAGCACCCGCATCAAAGATGACCAATCGGTTATAAACATTACCAAACTTGTCCACCGTGTCATAAGGCGTCTTATCCAAGAAAGTCTTATAGTTAAAAGCACTGGTAATCTGAGGATGTTCCTTATGACGAATACCAGTTCCACGATGCCTAAACGTTGAAGTGCCTGTTTCTGGCGGCGCATCTGGCGTAAGATATATCATCGCCGCATAACTTTGGTCATCACAATGATATACAACAGGCTCGCCAGCAATATTAAGCTGAAATCGACCGTTCATGCCGTGTTCTTCCCACTTGGTTATTTTCTTACCCATGATGCTTTCAAAAGCTTCTTTGATACCAGGAAAAAGATACTGGTTCTTTGTGCGTTTACCAATAAAGCCGCGACCTAATCCACCATCAACATACTCTTGCTGTTTGGCAAACTCACGAATACTATCAGGATCTTCATAAAAGTTATCGACAATGAAAGCACGTTTTGCATAACCATTATTAATATTCATATTAAACACATCCTCTTCTTCACTTCCAGACAACATATAATCTGTTGCTGCTTTTGCTTCGTTAGTCACATCACTCATTTTTCTCAGCACATCAGGATCGATTAGTTCAGGATGTATCCACCAGTCTTCAAAGTTACAAATACCATCAGGCGATATATCATTAGCAACTAGAACATAACCGTTCGATCTTAGGAACTCACGGGACTTCTCACGATATGTTCTGGTAACATCAGCATAATAGTCGTGTTCATATGTAATGACTGCAAACTTATATTCATCAAAAGGAATTTTAAGCATACACTCGTATGTATTTCTTGCTGGTTCAATGTCTAGTTGAAGATAATCGATTACATTTCCAGTAAAATGCTCTAACAGAAGCTTCTTGTAGTCAATTGCAAGTGCATTTTGATGCAGCACTTTTGTATTTGGTCTAGCTGATCTGTAGTTGTTTATGAACTTTTCATCATATTCAATAGATACGCCTTTCCAACCAAACTCAGTTTCAAGCAATGCAGTATTATTGCCCATCCAAGGTTCAGCGCCGCCAATTTCTAAGAACTGACCGTTTCTTTTACCCTTGAGCATAGACAGAATAAACAGGTCTTGATAAACTTGTGAAAAGTTCTTCTTGATGTTCTTAGAACCTGAAAACTTACATCTAAGTTTCGGCCACATACTGTCATCATACATCCGAAATGCATAACTGTATGGTCCAGAACCTAAGTTGACAATGTTACTCTCAATTGACTTTTTATGTACATCATCAATTTGATCCCAGTAATCGTTGACCAAAGACTGTAGGATTTTTCTTGCTTCCATACCTCTACCGCGCCACCATCCAGCAATAGCTTTTTGGAAAAGAAGCATCCAGCGACCTCTGTAGCCAAGTTCAGGATCAAATGTCTGATCTATTTCATACTTTAAAGGTATTTCAATTGTTGCATAAGTCTCAAAGTGTAACTTTTCTTCTTCATATTTTCTAGAGAGAAAGTAATATGCCTCTGGTCTTTTTGGATCTATGGCTATTGCTGCGTTGTACATGCTCTTGACTGTATAGTTACGATTGCCTTGCTTTTCAAAACAATGTCCCATTTTTACCAAACAGTAATACTCTGTAGAAATATCGTCTGTTCTTTCCGCACATCTCAGATAAAAAGATATTGCAGCCGCTGTCTGACCAATTCTCTCATATTCTTTTGCAAGAGCTAAGTTTGTTTGTGGATCTTCTGAATTTTTTACATATTCAACAATCAAATTATCAAGCATTCATGTAATCCTTCACTACGTTTTTAGGGCAACTCAATACAAAAGCAGCATTATCTTGGAAACCAAAAGTTATTAATATGTTATCTTTATATTCGGCAAGACCACAAGCAAACTCAATCTTTGCATCCATGAATGAGAACTTCTCAGACCTACGAATAGGTATCCAGTCTTTGGACCACAAGACAAATCGATGCCTGTATGTTGCATCTTTTCTTCCTGCTTCACTAGTATAAAGATCGGTTTCGTGCGTCAATGTCAGATAACCATTCTCAAATGGAATAACTTGTCCGCCACCTCTCAGATCCCAATCAAAATATCTTTCGGTTCCTAGATAGACTGTTTCACATGTCTTTGCGATAGGATCAACTTTAACAACTTCAACTGGATTGCACCACTTGAGAAAATGATAAGGCATGTCAAGAATAGGCATCCAGTTCTTTTCACAATACGAATCGTTTTTACCAGGTGCAGGAATACGAAAACGAGAAATCTCAACAACCTTTCTGTCTGTTATTTTGATTTCAGACATTTCCATTCGGCCTTCACCATTTGTTGTCGTATCTCTTCTGACACCGCACATATATGTCTTGTCATTCCACTTGACTAATCTTGCATCTTCAAGACCTACAAATTCCCAAAGTGGTGTCTTATCAAAGTTGGATGTATCAACTTTGTTTGACCAAGCTAGATTAAGATTGGTATCAAGTTGTCCAAGATAATTAGTTGTAGTGAGAGTGATATCGTTTTCTGGATTGAAGTAAAGAAGAGGGCCCCACGGATGTTCATGCTTATTCAACTCAGCATGATATAGAGTATATTGACAATGCCGAACATTGACATGAATTTGACCATCATCTACAAAAAGACTTGGATTGAATAGTCCTGTGCCATTAGTAAGAGAGGAATTTATAATGAGCGGTTTAATTTTACCGCCTTGTTCTAGAACAAGTTTCGCAAAAGATTTCATAATATACTCCAGTATTAACGTATATTATTATATATGCGACATCTTATGATTGATTTGCCTCTAAAGCTTCAATTCTAGCAGTCAAGTTTTCTATAATAGATTGCTGCTGTTGAACAGCTTTGATAAGAGGCATTATAAGCATACTATAATTAATACCTCGTAATTCAGGTCCATTTTCAGTTTCATCGTAGAAAACTAAATTAGGATTTATTTGCTCAACATCTTCTGCGATTAGACCGTATTGTATACCGCCATCAATTTCATCTGTATAATTTTCTTCAGCATCTTTTTTTCTATATTTAAAAGTTACAGGATTCAATTGATATAACCAAGATATGTTTGGCATATCTTGAATTTCAGTCTTAGAAGCTCTAATGGAAGAAACATAACCAAGTTTTCCACCAATGTCGATGAACAAGTCTCTGTTTGAACCACCTACAGTGTCGGAATAGACATCAAACATATTAACTTGACCAGTATCATCTATTTCCATACGTGAAGTTGGAGCTACAGAGCCTGAGGCTGATGTTTCAAAAACTAAAGTTGCAGGAGCTGAAGTGTCGGATGTTGTACCTGCTGTTTTTGCGCGTATTGAAGCTGCCTGGTGAAATGCAGTTGCTCCAGAAGCAACCCAACGAATTTCGCCTAAATTAACACCAGCTGCGAGTGTACTATATGTTCCTACTGCGCCACCATCAGATTTTGCCATAAGAAGTCCACCTATACCAGAGCCAGATGTAGCCCAGTTGACAGAAGTATATGCAGCACCTGCAAAAGAACTTGATGTTCCATGATTTTGAAAGTTTGGTGAACCGCCAGAACCTCCAATAGCCAAAGCTGTTGAGGTTCCGCGTAAGAAATCACCTGCTTGTATAGAACCGCCAGAAACCACTAAAGCATTAGTTGATGCTTCATATGTAAATGATGATGATCCTGATGCTGTTTGATTTGAACCTAGTGCAGTAACAAATACAGGGAAAAATGTATCGGCGGCCGTTGTTGCAGTGGCGTTTATTGTTGTTGACGGGCCTGCGGCTCCAGTCGTACCTTGAGCACCAGTGGCGCCAGTAGCGCCTTGACTTCCCGTTGTACCTTGTCTACCTTGAATACCTTGAGAGCCAGTAGCACCTTGAGTACCAGTTGTGCCTTGAGCGCCTGTTGTGCCTTGTGATCCAGTAGTGCCTTGAACAGAAGTACCTGTAGTACCTTGAGCGCCGATATTACCTGTTCTTGTAAAGTTTACTGCAAGAGTTGCCGCATCTGCCGGTAATGTACCGGAAACATATGAAACAGGTATCTTGTAGTAGCCAGCCGCAACTGTTACTGCACCTGTTACTGAAAAGATGTTGGTTACAGTGCTGCCGGCTGCATTTCCTATAATGTACAAATAGCCTTCTTGAGAAGGATTTGTACTATCATCCCACGTATCGTACCATGCAGTCATTGTAACATTGTTAATATCTGCATTGTCGATGAATATTTGAGTTACAGATGCAATGGTTGCATTATTATATCTTATTATGCCTTGGCCTGGATCTGCATCTGTTACGGTTGTAGAAAAATTATATCTAACCCCGCCTTTATCGCCTGTCGTACCAGTTGTACCTTGAGCGCCTGTGGTACCTTGAGAACCTGTTGTTCCCTGAGAACCAGTAGAACCTGTCGCGCCTTGACTTCCTGTTGCGCCAGTAGAACCTTGTGATCCTGTCGCACCTTGTGAACCTGTTGATCCTGTAGTACCTTGAGCGCCAGTGGTGCCTGTAGTTCCCTGCGAACCTGTAGTACCTTGTCTACCTTGAATACCTTGAGAGCCAGTAGCACCTTGAGTACCAGTTGTGCCTTGAGCGCCTGTTGTGCCTTGTGATCCAGTAGTGCCTTGAGAACCAGTTGCGCCTGTTGTGCCTTGTGTGCCGGTCGTTCCTTGTGAACCAGTTGCGCCCGTGGTGCCTTGTGAGCCAGTGGTACCTTGAGCGCCTGTAGCGCCTGTTGTGCCTTGTGATCCAGTAGTGCCTTGACTTCCTGTTGTTCCAGTAGTGCCTTGACTTCCTGTTGCGCCTGTTGTACCTTGCGCGCCAGTGGCACCCGTAGTACCTTGAGAACCAGTTGCACCTTGAGAACCTGTAGAACCTGTCGTACCTTGAGCGCCAGTAGCACCTTGTATGTTTGTAGGATTACCATTAATGAAGTATGCAGAAGCGTTTACTGCACCAACTACATCAAGTCTTACGTTATTGCCTACTGTAGAATTTGTTCGACCGATTTGGACATTGCCTGCAGGAAAATTAAGAGTACCGTTAAATGAAACACCAGATGTATTTGCAAGATCGTTGTTGGCCTTATTAAATGCAGCGCCTATAGTCAAAATAGCATTAGCGCCGCCAAGAACAAGGTTGCTCGTTCTCAAATCCGCATTGAGAACGGCCAGCGTCATGTTGTTTGAGAATGCACCGATATGATTGTTTGCAGGTTCTTGATCATAACCTTGGAACAAATAGTACATCTTATCTTGATGTTCACGATAAAGACCTGTGTGAACATTCTGACCTGTCGCATTTACATAGTTTGCTATAAATCCAATGTCTACAACATCCGATGTGTAATTGTTACCTGCGAGATAGAGAAGTGGATCAGCAACTCTAAGATTTTCAGCGTTTACAAATGTCGTATTACCTGAAACACTAAGATTACCAGAAATTTGAAGACTACCAGTAATCGTACCGCCTGTCAGAGGCAACGCATTGTTTGCAACATTAAAAGCTTGTGTGATAGTTGTTACGACATTAGTTGTTCCTACAATCAAGGTATTTGATGCGGGATTAAATGTAAATCCTGGAGCTGATTGTGCTGTCTGATTTGATCCTGTTAGTGTAACAAAAACAGGAAATACTAAATCATCAACAGTAACACTTGTAGAGTTTATAATATTAGAAGGGCCAGCACCACCTTGAATACCCTGTGTACCTTGGGCACCAGTTGCACCTTGAGTGCCTGTGGTTCCTTGGCTACCAGTGGTACCTTGAATACCCTGTGTACCTTGGGCACCAGTTGCACCTTGAGTGCCTGTGGTTCCTTGAGCGCCTGTAGAACCTTGTGATCCAGTAGTGCCTTGGGCGCCTGTAGTTCCTTGGCTACCAGTAGTACCTTGAGCGCCTGTAGTACCTTGTGAACCTGTCGCGCCTTGTGTGCCGGTCGCACCTTGCGCGCCTGTGGTACCTTGGCTGCCAGTTGTGCCTTGAACACCCTGTGTGCCTTGAGTACCAGTTGCACCTTGAGCGCCTGTAGAACCTGTTGTACCCTGTGATCCAGTAGTACCTTGAGATCCAGTAGAACCAGTGACGCCTTGTGAACCAGTAGATCCTGTTGTACCTTGACTTCCTGTGATACCTTGTGATCCGGTAGATCCTGTTGTACCCTGAGAACCAGTTGTTCCTGTAGAACCTTGAGGGCCTGCTGTGCCTTGAGAGCCAGTAGAACCTGTTGTGCCTTGAGAACCAGTAGTACCTGTAGAACCTTGTGTTCCTGTTGCGCCTTGAGAACCAGTAGCACCTGTAGAGCCTTGACTTCCCGTTGTACCTTGTCTACCTTGAATACCTTGAGAGCCAGTAGCACCTTGAGTACCAGTGGCACCTTGACTGCCAATAGTGCCTTGTGATCCAGTCGTGCCTTGAGCGCCTGTAGTACCCTGAGCTACTAGTGCAGAAATTGTGATTTTATCATTGATTGCATCACCAACAATATCAATGTTTTGACCTGCTTCAATTGTAAGAATGTCGCCTGGAGTATCAGCAATGACTAGTGTGTTATTGGCATTTACTGTACCAAAGTAGTTTGGTTCATTTCCGCTGATTGAAGAGATTGTTCCGTTAGCTGCTTTGTAGAATAGTTTACCATCGGCATAGTTGATAGCCAACTCGCCATTGGCCAGATTTGAAGGAACAGATGAAGGTATTGCTGATTTTTTAAGCGCGATTACTGTATTTGCCATTAAAAGTCATCTAAAGTTGTTTCTTTTGGTTTATCTTCAACGATTGATAAAGATATCTCTTTCTTCTTCGTTTTAGTATTTATGACCTTTTTAGGACTTTTCAGTTCTTCAATTTCTTTGTTGAGTAGTTCTATCTGTGCATCCTTAGTAAGAACTAATTTTTTCATATCATTGATTTGACTTAACAAAGCATCCATATGTTTAAGTTTGCCTAAAATAGCCGAGTAGTTGTTTTCAGCAGCTTCATATTTAACTTTCCAATCTTCTGCTGTTTTGTTTTCGGTTAATTGTTGCGTCAATGATGATATCACTTTATCTTTTTCCGCAACTACAAACTCGTTTACTTTGATTTGAGTTTGCAGTTGCAGATTAGCTTTTACGTAATCTTGTAAAGAGTTTATAACAACATCAATATAGGTATTAATAAATATATTCTGATCCATAACAAAACCTTTATATTAGAATGTGCCTCCGTCTAGCATTCCAAATTGAGGAACGCCAGTATCAGATGCTTGTAATACTTGACCTTCTGATCCTGCCGAAGTTATATTTAATGGACCACCAGCATTACCGTATAGAATTCCGTTTGTTGCAAATGATGTTCGACCTGTACCACCGTATCCAACATCAATTGTAGAACCATTCCATGTACCAGTAGTAATTGTACCTACACCAGTGATGCCTGTATATGAACCAGAAATTCTTCCTGTTGGTACTGTACCTGTTGTCAAGAAGTCTGCATTTGCAGCCTGTGCTGTTGCAGAGTTAGCCAGAGCATATGCACCGTTTGCGTGTGTGAATGCTAGATTTGCAATTGCATGAGCAGAATTGGCAAATGCGTAAGATGCGTTGGCTGTTGCTTGACCTGCATTAGCAGAAGCGAAGGCTGCATTAGCATGAACTCTTGCAGTGTTAGCCTGTTCGAAAGCAGCATTCGCGTGAACTCTAGCAGTATTTGCTTGATCAAAAGCAGCATTACCTGTAGCAAGAGCGGCATTAGCAGATGCTTGTCCTGCGTTAGCCGAAGCAAAGGCTGCGTTGGCAATTGCCATTCCAGCGTTAGCAGAAGCATGAGCCGCATTAGCATGATTGAATGCTGCACCAATCGTTAGAATTGCGTTGGCGCCACCTAGAATTAGATTACTTGTTCTGATATCAGCATTTAATATTGCCAATGTCATGTTGTTGGAAAATGCACCAATGTGATTGTTTATTGGCTCCGCATCATAACCTTGGAACAGATAATATTCTTTGTTTTCGTGTTCACGATACAAACCAGTGTGAACATTTGATCCTGTGGCATTGACATAGTTACCGATGAAACCGATATCTACGATGTCTGATACGTAGTTATTGCCAGCCAGATAAATGAGAGGATCTGAAACTTTAAGTGTTTCACCGTCGATTATATACGAATTTCCTGAGACTGTGAGCGAACCAACAATCGAAAGATTTCCAGTAATGGTACCACCAGCAATAGCCAACTTTGTATTTGCAATACTTGCAGCAGCATTAGCCTGTGCAAAAGCAGCATTACCTGTAGCAAGAGCGGCATTAGCCGATGCTTGACCAGCAGAAGCAGATGCAAGAGCGGCATTAGCAGCGGTAAAAGCAGCATTAGCATGAACAAATGCCAAGTTGGCAATAGAGTGTGCGGAGTTAGAAAACGCATAAGATGCATTAGCCGTTGCTTGAGCAGCAGAAGCAGATGCAAGAGCGGCATTGGCAACACCAAAAGAAGCGTTGGCGGTTGATTGACCTGCATTAGCAGAAGCAAAAGCAGCATTAGCATGATCTCTGGCGGTATTTGCTTGATCAAATGCACCAATAATTGCGGTACCTGAGTTGGCTTGACCATAAGCAGCATTTGCTTGTGCAAAGGCGGCAGCAATTGTATCTAGGTAATACTTACCACCAACAGCAATGACGCCAGTTCCATCTGGCGCACCTATGAATAATGTATTGGAAGAATATGAATATGCCTGTTCACCGATGACAAGAGAACCATTAGGAGGAACAGCCGTACTAAGACTTCTCTTTATTTGAATTACTGTATTTGACATCTTAGAACGTTCCTCCGTCTACCGCTGGTATAGTTTTAACAACATATTTATTTAGAGTTTCATCATATACCAGTACCTCGTTGTTATCGGCATCTGAGGCATCAACGTCAGTTAGTAGAGACAATCTGTTTATCTGTGACGAAGCAACGGCCACAGTTCTTACTGTAGACCTTTGTTGATTGTTTATCGATACTCTGTTTGGAGTTGTAGAATTTATTAAAACTTTCGTGCCCATTTGTTATCTCGTAATTTGAGGTGTTACTGTGATAATTCCTTCAAGCACTCTGCTTACAATTCCATTCGTATCGACAGTTTCCAGATCAAAAAGATAACGACCTGATTTTATCAGTGTTGTGTTGGCCGCTGTCATAGACATAGTGATTTCACCATTTGAACTATTAGTAATAGTGCAAGTAATGTTAGCCGTCGCGTTTGCTGAATAATAAGAACGGCGCATTTGACTGCGAACCGTATAACCAAGGATATTCAAAGACGCATTGCTCAAATCGTCAGTCAGATTGATGACGTTATTGAACGATGCTCCTTGGTCCATTATAAGTTCTACGTATGCTGCCATTTTACTTTCTTTTTCTTTATGGGTTTGCTAATACTGGCCACGTTACATTAAACGGGTCGGTAATATTTTCTGGTAAATCTCTCAGTGCCTGACGATAAGCTGAAATTTCTGCTTGTCTTTGTGATGTATAAGTTGCCCAACGGTCTGGAAAAACAAGAATGTCGGACTCTCTCAATAATGCATCTCTCTTAACTCTTACTATTTCCATTTGTTTTGCTTCTAACTCTGCTTGAGTTGGCGGAATATAAGCTGCTACCTTTTTGGATGCTACCATTCGATCAAATAGTTCTTTAGTGTCAAACGCTGCACCTTCATCATTTGGATTGCATGTAAAGCGAATCCAACCAAGTCTAGGATGCTCAATTTCACAATCGATCCAATTATTCTTTGTATATTTTGGATTTCTAAAATTCATTTTAAATTACCTATATTATGCTATTCTTAAAAATAAAGTTAGACGAGAATTATTAACACCGCCATCATAATTTTCTCGGCCCATGGATCTCCATGTGCCTGCAAGGGTGGCGCCGCCTTTAGTTATATACATGCCTAAAGTTTCCTGAGCGTCATCTGAACTCATCACATTTGGATGGCCTACACCCGCAGGTTCAAGTTCCGATCCAAGTATGGAACTATTTTGCGTTAAACCTTGCCCGCCGTAAAAGGCAAAAACATAACTTCCTACACCATTATATGTTGCTTTATCGGCATATAGAGTTGTTAATGTTTGCCAAGTTGGTGCCAATGTTGCTTGTGAAGTTAATACTTGATCTGCTGTGCCCACTGCCGTGAAATCTGTTGAGCCGCTACTAGCCTGATAAGGAATTTTACCAGCGGCGCCAGCAGCAATGTTTGTTGCAGATGTTGCTGTAGTTGCAGTACTGCCCTGAATACCTTGAGTTCCCTGAGCGCCAGTAGATCCTGTCGTGCCAGTGGTACCTTGTGTTCCTGTTCCTGTAGTGCCTTGACGGCCTTGGAGACCTTGAACGCCTTGAATGCCAGTGGTACCTTGAGCACCTGTAGCGCCTGTAGAACCTGTTGTGCCTTGAGCACCTGTAGCGCCTGTAGAACCTGTTGTGCCTTGAGCACCTGTAGCGCCTGTAGAACCTGTTGTGCCTTGAGCGCCTGTAGCGCCTATGTTACCTGTTCTAGAGAACCCTACAGTTAACGCCGCTAAACTAGAAGGTATTGTACCAGAAACGTAACTAACAGGAATCTTATAATAACCAGCTGCAACTGTAACAGCACCAGTAACTTGGAATATATTGACTACTGTGCTACCAGCCAAGTTTCCTACTATTGTTATGAATCCTCTTGAACCAGTAGTCGTACTATCATCCCATGTATCGTACCATGCTGTCTGAGTTACACCAGCAGCATCTAGATTGTCGATAAAGATTTGAGTTACAGATGCGATGGCTGCATTATTATACTTTATAACGCCATTTCCAGGATCATCATCTGTCACCTGAATTGAGAATGAATATCTTACACCACCTTTATCGCCAGTCGTGCCTTGAATACCTTGTGTGCCTTGTGAGCCTGTGGTACCTTGTGAACCTGTTGTGCCTTGAGAACCAGTTGCGCCTTGTGAACCTGTAGTTCCTTGTGAACCTTGACTTCCTGTAGTACCTTGCGAACCAGTGGTACCCTGTGAACCTGTAGTGCCTTGACGGCCTTGGAGACCTTGAACGCCCTGAGAACCAGTAGCACCTTGAGTACCAGTTGTTCCCTGCGAACCTGTTGTGCCTTGCGAACCTGTGATTCCTTGTATGCCTTGGGTGCCTTGAGATCCTGTTGTGCCTTGAGAACCAGTTGCACCTTGACTTCCTGTAGTGCCTTGAGAACCAGTGGTACCCTGTGAACCTGTGGTGCCTTGCGCGCCCGTAGCACCCTGAATGTTTGTAGGATTTCCGTTAATAAAGAAAGCAGATGCGTTAACGCTGCCTACAACATCGATTCTATGATTAGTTGTTGTTGATCTACCAACAGCAATGTTTGAGTTGACAAATAATGAACCTGAAATGTTTGCAGATCCGTTTGCATCTAAAACTTGTCTTGGGTTTGCTGTATTGAAACCATGGCGTCCTGCACCATCTTGCTTGTAACCAAATGAACTGTCAGACCAAGGAGCAATTACAATATTTGCACTATCGTCTGATGATCCTTTACTGTAAATAATAGAGATATCATCATTAATTATCAAGTCATTCCAAGCGCCGCCGGATGTATTAGCATTGAACTGTAGTATCGCTGAACCGCTCATAATTTCAATTTGCGGATAAACGTTTGCTCTAGTAGTCCAACTATTAACGTGCAGTCTTATGCCCTGAGTTGTTCCATCACCAATTGTGAGATTGCCTGTAGGTATCTGTAGATTTCCTACAAAACTCGCGCTTGATGTATTTGGTAAAGCGTTATTTGCAGCCAAGAATGCAGCATTGGCATGGACTCTGGCTGTATTAGCTTGTACAAAAACAATATTTGCATGATCTCTAGTTGTATTGGCTTGCAACAACCCGGCATTGGCTGAGGCATGTGCTGTATTAGCGTGAACTCTAGCAGTATTAGCTTGTTCGTATGCGGCGTTAGCATTATCAAACGCTGCTTTATTTGCTTCAAGGATAGGTGCTTGACCTCCAGATACAGAATTGGCAAGATCATATGCTGTATTAGCTTTTAAAAAAGCCGAATTAGCTTGATCTCTGGCTGTATTAGCTTGTTCAAATGATACGTTCGCGTGAACTCTGGCAGTGTTAGCCTGTGTAAATGCTGGAGGAGCAACATTAGCTTGATCTCTGGCTGTATTAGCTTGTAAGAAACTAACGTTAGCGTGATCTCTAGCAGTATTAGCTTGTAGGAATCCTACGTTTGCGTGGTCTCTTGCTGTGTTGGCTTGTATAAATGCTGGAGAAACAGCATTTGCTAGATTTCTTGCAGTGTTAGCTTGTTCAAACGATACATTAGCATGAACTCTAGCTGTATTAGCCTGATCAAAAGAAATGTTTGCATGGATTCTTGCTGTGTTAGCCTGTAGTAATCCAGCATTTGCAGATGCATGTGCTGTATTGGCATGGTCTCTAGCAGTATTAGCCTGTAGTAATCCAGCATTGGCTGAAGCGTGTGCTGTATTGGCATGGTCTCTAGCAGTATTAGCCTGTAGTAATCCAGCATTTGCAGATGCATGTGCTGTATTGGCATGATCTCTAGCTGTGTTGGCTTGATTTCTAGCGGTGTTGGCCTGTTCAAAACTAATGTTAGCATGATCTCTGGTAGTATTGGCTTGCAAAAATGAAGCGTTTGCATGATCTCTTATTGTGTTGGCTCTAACAAATATAACATTTGCATGTCCAAAAGCAATATTAGCATGATCTCTGGCAGTGTTTGCTTGTTCAAAACCAATATTGGCATGGATTCTTGCGGTGTTCGCCTGTTCAAAACTTACATTAGCATGAACTCTGGCCGTATTAGCTTGTAAGAATGAAACGTTTGCATGATCGTCTGCGGTATTGGCCTGATCAAAAGCCTGATTGGCGTGGATTCTGGCAGTGTTAGCTTGCAAGAATGAAACGTTGGCGTGAACTCTAGCCGTATTAGCTTGTTCAAAACCAACATTGGCATGGATTCTGGCAGTGTTAGCTTGTTCAAAAATTACATTTGCATGTCCAAAAGCAACATTGGCATGGATTCTAGCTGTATTAGCTTGTTCAAAACCAACATTGGCATGGATTCTGGCAGTGTTAGCTTGTTCAAAACCAACATTGGCATGGATTCTGGCAGTGTTAGCTTGCAATAAACCTGCATTGGCAGAAGCTAATCCCGCATTTGCTGAAGCATGTGCTGCATTGGCATGGATTCTAGCTGTGTTAGCTTGAATGATAGCGGCATTTGCAACTGCATTAATAGTATTGGCATCATTTGAGACTAAAACTAATCTCGCGTCTGTATTTGCAAGAGCGGCAAATACGACATTAACTGCATTAGCAGTAGCTACATTTAATGTTGATCTATCAAGAACGCTACTGGAAACATTAAGAGTAAGATATAATGTTTCATTTCTTTTGATATTATTAGGAGAAACAGTTAAAACCGCAGTGTTTGAAGCTGCATTAATTAACTGCTGAGTTTCTACTTCATTGACAAAAGTAATAAGTTGATTTGTAGCTGAACGCCATTCATCAAATGTGTTATTTAGCGTGACATTTGCTATTGCCATTTTACCTTGCCAATCCTCTTAAAAGCTCTTTTATTTCTCTCATGTCATCTTTGAGTGAGTCCAACTCAGATAACTTTTCCTTAATACTATTTATCTCAGAATTAACACCACGCACATTGTTCATCATGGCTTTTTTGCTTTTATATTCGTTTGCAATGTTATGATCTGCCAACAGTATTGCTCCAGTTTTAGTGTCTTTTCTTAGGTCTTCATATTCTTCAATTTTAACCAGATTTTGCATTAATAAACGTCCTCAGGCAATGCTATTGCACGAACATCAAGGACATAAGGAATAGAACTTGCTACAGTATTGTTTGCAGACAAGACAATCTTAATTGCAAACTGATTAAATGTTTTATATGTTGTTGTATCTGTTGTATATGTAACATTATTAGATGTCATAGATGGTCTATATTCATACTCAATAGGCGTTCTATTTGTAGAGAATGTAAACTCACTTGTCTTCTGTGTCATTCTTTCCCAGTTTCTATTTTCAATACGTTCTGGATCAAGAGCGTTACGAACTTTATAGTATACATTAACATTAGCACCAGGTGGCTTAACAGCAGTTAAGAACACTCTTAGATCACCAGCATCAAAACCATCAAGAAGTGTAATTGTTTTTGAAATATAACGGGCAATTGCTGGACCACCAGATGTTCCTGTTTCTGTAGATACATTGACAACAGCGCCAGAACCAGAACCACCGCCGACAGTAACAATAACATTGTCCGTATATCCTACACCAGGACTATCTACAACAATTGAAGAAATTTGTCCTGTTATGGTATTTGTTACAGCCCAAGCATTTGCTCCATAACCAACATTAGATGTAATTGTTAGATATGCATTTGTTGCATCATATCCTGAACCTCCATCAACAATGTTAAATCTATCTGCTGTCAAACCAGTATTGTTAATCAAGTTTTCAATTGTTACCATGTTTTGCATATTTTGGTATATAACAGGAGAAACTTGAGTGTTTTTTGTTGACAAATCAATTCTTACTGTTGTTGATTTATTTGACAATTGTGGATTATACAAAATGTTTCTTTTTGTTAAATCTACTCTTTGTTCTGGTTTAAAGTTTGTAAATGCAGCATCTATAGTTTGCGTTGCATTTGAAACACCTTTATAATAATAATTAATCTTTGTATTCTTTAATTCAATAGCATCTGATCTTAATTCAAAAGCATCGTAGTATGTGTTTGCTTTTAAGCTATCAAAAGAATTATATTTGACATTTGAACGAAGTTCTCGGCGCATAGCTGTTTTATCTTCTTCAAATATAATAGTACCTTCATCAACAAAGTTTGCTCTATTAAGAACAAACATCATGTCTTCATCTTGTAGAGGCGTCCAAGTCATCTGATTTTGTGACTTAAACATTGAACCCATAAATGGTTGTTTTGAAACAACCGTATCTGTTCCTAAAACTTTTTCACCCAAAGCTGTACCGTAGAAATCATAACCATAATCGTCAGTAATAACAACAACAGCATATTCATATCCAGAGTTCAAATAGACTGGACTTGGGAACGTGAAGCGGGTATTTGTACTAGAATTTGCTACATCAGGGAAACTTGATATCTTAATCTCGTCGTTATCTAGTGTTGTTGTTGCTCCAGGAATAACTGTATTACTGCTTGGTGCGCCGTTTACTACAGGACGAATCTGAACTTCAATTGGAAGACTATCGCCTCTGTTTCTAAAGAACAAGTCTACAGAAGATACGAACACGCCATCAGGATATTCTGATGTTGACACATAAAATGTTTGAGCCACAGGATCATGAGGAATAGTAACACATTGTCCTTCACTAGCAGCCATATCATACATGACTTGCCAGAAGTTGAGTCCTGTTACATTTATTGCGTCACCGTAAATACCCATTGCGCCAAATGAAGTAATATACGTTTTTCCATTAGGATCTGTCGGTGTTGTAAATTTTGTTGCTGCTGGAGTTGTTGTTGTTCCTGGAATGCGCCAGGGCAAACTTTCAATTGGTATTTCATCAAATACACCAAATGAAGGGTTAGTTATTTTTGTTTGGCTTATATTAGGAGAACCTTTAATAATTTTTCCAGTTTTATCACAGAAAACTAATCTTTTAATATTAAATCCTAGCGTATTACCATTTTCCAAACTAGTATATCGCGTACTTAAAGACTTTTGTCCTTCTGGTGCTACTGTCCAACTCAAGTTATCTGAACTTGCTTGTCTGTTTCTTGCACAAGGGTCAAGAACTTTAGTTGAAGGTGTAACAGAAACAGTTTTTGTTGGTGTTCTGGTAGGTGTAACACTAACACTACGAGTTGGTGTAGGAGTACGAGTTGGTGTAATCGAAGACGTATTAGTCGGCGTAAGAGTTGGTGTAGGTGTAGGTGTAAGTGTTATAGGAACATCTGGAGACTCGGTAGGACTACGAGTTGGTGTAACAGTTGGTGTTACAGTTGTTGTTACCGTACGTGTTGGTGTAGGTGTAGCACTCGCTGTTATACTGAGTGTTGGTGTTAAAGATTTTGTAGGTGTAACTGTTCGTGTTGGTGTAGGTGTTGGTGTTACAGGAGGAATAACTGTAAATCCAAAATCTACATCGCGTTCAATTACTTGTGCTACAGACTTGTCTAGTCCATTTGATGTAAAACGATAGTCCGCGCGAGTTGTATAAGATGTTACGTCATTTCTAGGATTATCTAGAATACGGAAGATACGGTCGCCAGTTCTAAATTGAACATTGTTTTTGTTTGGGTCTGGAATATGGAACACACCAGACAAAAGTCCGCGAGGCGTAACATAAGATGTAGGAACTTCACTGTTTCCGTACCAATTTCTTGTATCACCGATTGTATAGATTAACTCATCATCTACTGGATTAATTTTGAAATCAGGTTCAACTGTTGCAACTCTTGTAGCAGCATCGTAACTTATGATTTCGGCAGTTTGGCCAGCATTTGTTCCGTTAACGATACAGATTGTATTTCCTGTATAATAATCGTTAGTTGTGCCATTAGCGTCACTAGATAGCTTTATTGCAGCATTTGTTGTTCCAGACTGAACAAAACCTGAGAAGTGTTCATATAGTTTTAGTGTGCTAGAAAAACTTGAACTGTCTACAGTAACAGTCGAACCTGAAGCAAACGTTGTAGGACCATCAAATTCTGATACGTAAAACTTTGTATTTCCTGTATTAATGTCATTTTCAACGTGAAGAATACGTGCGGTAGAAGAAGCTCCGATACGAAGAGTTTTCTGCGGGCCCTCTCTCATATCTTTTACTTTTTGATTTGTATTCACTTCAATGATGTTTGGTCTTTGTACAAATCCATCAATGAGCTTATCATCAAAATAGAACCAGACTTGTCTATTTGGTCTTAGTCTGTAACCAATAAAGTCTACGGCCAAATATCGCATAAAAGGAATAACAGTGACACCAACCAGAACACTGCCAGCATTTCTTTCCGTTACCGTTGTCGTATTTGTAACAACCTGTGCATTTTGCTGCAAAGCAGGATTAGGATTTGTTTGTGGCACAGATTTAGGAACAGATGTTACTGCACCTGTTATGATTGGATTTTGTGCTGTCTGACTTACCATATTTTAAACTACCTTTTTTACGTATTTATTCTTTTAGTTTCAACGCTTTTGAGAATTGACAATGCTTTGATATATATTATCAATCGTTAGCTGATTAACGCCTTCATCTGTGACTACAATATTTGGCGCTTTTTGTGTGTTGTACCAGATGTCCGCTTCAGGATTCATAATGATGTTTCCATCAAATACTGAATATAAGAATTCAGCACACGGAGAAAACTTTGTTGCTTGTGTTTGGAACAAGAAAGGAACTTCTTCGTAATCCAATAAAGTCTTATCTTTACCTATTGAAACATCTGTGCTTAAGGACAAGTTTGCTTTTAGAGTTGCGCCAAAAGTTTCTGATTGATTTGTTAACCAACCATTTTGAAAGTCTATAGCGCACTTATAATCTTGTAGAGTTGGATTACCAAGAGCGTGTGATGTGAAGCTATCAACAAATACACCATACTTAGTTCTGTCAAGTCCGTCAACGTCTGGAATTGTAATATCAAGCGCATTCTTTTCTAGTGTATTCAGAGAAACATAATACTCAAGATTTTCAACTCTCTTATCAATTTTACCAATATCTCTCATTGTATAACGCTTATTATCAACGTATTTTACCGTAACATTACTTGCATATTCTGTGTAAGGAGGAACACCTAAAGAATAAAGAACCATGCTGTCTGTCGGAACACTAGGATCCTGTGGGAACTTTGAAGGAATACCTTGAATGACATCAAATCTTCTATTCTTGGTAAGAACAATCAAGTCGCGTCTGCCAAGATAATATTCATAATCCAATTCGAAATCTGTTGTAGGTAAGGGTATTCTTACGCCATTCAATGTATAGTTTGGAGCAGCGTTTGATCCATTTTGTCTTGTAGGTCTAAAGTCAATGCAGTCTCTTAGCTCAATAACTGTTCCGTCGTTCTTGACAAACTGAGGAATAATGGAATATCCATCACCAATAGATGCACCCATTTCTGATATATCTGTGCTTAAATCGCTATATGAATCTACAGAGAAGTAACCACCACCACCAGAAGCAACATTTGCATGTTCATAATAACGGCAGCATACGATTAGAGGACCGCGACAAGATGCAAAGTTAGGTCTAAGCTTGATTGAAGCATGATCATAATAATCTTCTCTTTGTCCATTATCTAGTTCATATCTGTTAGTTACATCATTATATTGTCCGAGACTTTCTCCTGGACCAGGAACAAGTTCACCGTTTAAGTCATATACTTTAAAGGCAGCAACATCTGTAATGAAAAGACTTTCAGGAATGCCTACACTTCTTGTTGGATTAGATATTACAACTTGTCCATCAGGCAAATATACATTTGCCGATGAGTTTGTTCTATCGTTGCGAAGATAAATTGGAGTGTTACTGGACAAAGTTTCATTGTTTATCAGATGAAGTGTTTTCTGCTTAGGAACAACACCTTGGTCAAATTCTACTTTTGCAAAAACGACAGCAGAGAAAGAATCGTTTGGATGTGTGTTTCCTGTATTAAACACAGCCTGTTCAGGAGTGCCGCTTACTGTTACTGTTGCCTTAATAATGTCGCCATTTGATCTTGCACTTGTTCCTTTATCTGTACATACAACAAGGAAGTTATTCATGATTGTTGATGCAATGTTGCTAGATGCAGTAGCACCAATAAAATCTTCGTTATTTTCTACCTGAATTGCTGTGGACACACCAGCAGTAAATGATGTTGTATACTTATTTCTATATGAGTATGACATGTTTTGAATGCCATTTGCACCATATGCAATAAACTTCTCAGGCAATGGAAACAGTAGCGAACTTAAAGACGATTCGCTAATAAATGCTGTTCCATTTGCTGTTGAACCAGATTTGTTCAATGTTGAAATGTTTGTGTATGCATTTGATGTAGCACCAACTGTAAATGGTCCATGAATAACAAACGAATCGGCACTCTTAAAGCTAAACTGAATTGAAACATTAGATGTATTTGAAAGTCCTTCAAACAATTCTGTTCGCAGTCTAAGATTACGAGTTGCAGGATCATATTCATCAATTGTATGTGATCCTGTTGCTGTCTTTAACACAGCATCTACATATGCATTTGCAACATTGGTTGTTGGTCCAAATAATCTAATAGTAGAAACGTTGTCTGTATAGGCAACATTCGATGAAATGCTAATGAAATCGGTATCAAATAGATAGAATTCATACTTACGTGCATCAACATCAACATCACCAGAGAAGAATTCTAGGTCTTTAATTCGACCTGTACCTATCTTTGTTGTATTATAGTAAGTTGTGTTTGAATAATTAACATTGGCCCATGGAGCACAATGAATGTCAAAGTTTTCCATCTTTGTTGTGTCGAAAACGCCACGCAAGTTTTCTACTATGACATAATTACCATAGTTCATGTTTAAGTCATATGCATCTACCGATTCTAGGGTTCTGCCCTTTTCAATATTAATTTCTGTCTTGCCTACTGTTTCAATTTCATAACCTGAAACATAACCTTTTCCTGGAGAAAGAACGGCATTAACAAATAAGTTTCTATCAATCTCGCTTTCTTCTAGAGTAAGAAGGAATGGGTTTACTGTATAGTTGCCAGACTCGTCATATGTTCTACGGGCAAAAACTTCTTCAATTTCAGAATACAAAGGATATTTGACTATATTTCGAATAGAACCATTTTGAATTCTAGCAAGTTCAATAAACTTTTCTGTGTCGGCACTGTCAAGACTTCTAGAAGATAATACTAAATCCGCTTTATATCTTGATGCACCAGGAGCTTGATAGTTAAAAGATTCCTGCGCAGGATCAAGGAGAGATGTATCAGATTGTTCTGTTACAATAGCATCATTTAACTCTAAACCAACACGACATGACGGAAGAGTTTGATATTTACCAATGACTGCAACTTGAGCTGGTACTTTAATAAAGTATCCATTATAAAAGAATATGCTATCTTTTATGCCAGCAAACTTACTGAAAGAAGCAGAGTTTGCTACCGCCGTGTTTGCGTTTATTGTAGGATTATCTTTTAGGACAAAAGTTTGATTGTCGTTAAACTGTTGTGAAGAAATGTATGTACCAAATAATACAGGAGGATCATTTGCTGTTGGACCAGCAACGTTGGAAACTCTAAACTGAATTGTGTTGGCAGCGTCAGTAGATACAATAACTTTCTTATCGAAAGTGTTTACGTCAATGTTGGTATTGGCAAAAGTAGGATTTAGATTGATTGTTGCATAAACGTTTGGCGGAAAGTATACTTCACCACCAATAACAGACGAACCGTTTTCAAAAATGTGTCGACCAAATCTTTCGATCTGATTTTGCAAAATAGTCTGGACTTGTGTAAGTTCTCTAGCCTGGACAGCATATCCTGGTCTAAAGAGAATACGATAGAAATTCTTTTCTTCGTTAAAATCATCATAATACGGAAATACGGTTGTTTCTGTTGGAACTACCAGCGTATTTGCAACATTTGCTTTTGCCATTTTTATATCCTAAATTGCCTTAAAATTTCAGAACTATTTTGAAATCTTCGATCTGATCCGAAGACCTAATTATTGGTTTTATATTATCTATATATAGAAGTTGTCCAGAATAAGGAGCAACTTCTGGTACGGTAATAGGAATTGAAACTGTTCCTGTTGCACCAGATGTTAGTCCTATTAGTGTAGATGCTATCACTGAACCTGTTGTGTTAGCCAATTTAAGTTGATTTGATCCATTCCATGCGACTACAGTTCCAGTGAATGTTGTATTTGGAAATAGACCTTGATAAACAACTTCATCTTCAACAAAATTGTCATCACCAACACCAGATAGTGTTAGAGTTGTTAATTGAGAAAATGCAGTATTAGTTTTTACATTTATAGTGCCATAAACGTAAGGATCTTTGATTAGCGATATCTGTCTAAAGTCATTTGTAACAGGTAACTTGCCATTTTCATCATATCTTAGTCTCATGTTAATCATAAGATTACTACCGCCAAGTTCGCGCATAGGATCAGAACCATGACCACCAGGTGGACTAATAACTGCTCTCAATACGGCACCAATACCGCTCGTTGAATCATCATATACCTGAATACCTGCATAGGTATATCCTGTGCCTGGTCTATCAATAACTATCGCAGAAATTGTATTTGAAATTACATTAGTTTGAGCAAATGCGTTTGCTCCTGTTCCGTCTCCAGTAATTGTAATCCAAAGTTTGGTGTTATCGCTATAGTCTTGACCGCCATTGACAACCTGAATAAATTCTAGACCGCCGTCAATTGCACCTTCTTGAACATCCCACTGCAAAGACGCATCATCATTAGCAAGAGTTTTTACTGGAATATATTCGTCGGTTGTAAATCTGAGTTGTTCAGCAGGAGAAATAGTGTACATATATTTCCAGATATAACCGTCAGTTTCCTGAACTGTACCTGTCGTGATCTTCTGAATAGGAACATTCTGTGACGGTGCACCATTATTATTTGAAATGCACTTGTAAACATCCCAGTTAGGAGTTACAATATAGAACTTAGTATTTGGATTAAAGAGCATTAATGAACATGTGCAATGGTCATAACGATCATAGATGACACCTTGCGTCCAGTCTATTCTTGGAATACAATGGTACAGGTCATTGCCTGTAATCTTCTTGGCGCCGATCATGTTACGGTAGACTTCATATAGAGAAGTCACTGAACTGTTAGCCTGAAGTGGCGCAGAGTCATTGGCCCAAGGTTCTACTTTTCCAATTGTAAAATACAAGCTGGAATTGGCAGCTTCGGTTACAGATTCCTTAAACTGTTCTGCATTATAGATGTTTAAGTTTTTTGAATAAACTGAAAATGTCATTTTTTACCTTATTGTATTATACCATAATACACATTACCAGATGTATTTACCGTGTTAGATTGAACAACAAAGAATGTATTAGCATTTGATGTTGTGACAGTAAAGATACCATTCATGATATTTATAGTATTTCCTGATTGGAATTCCAAGTAAACATTGTTTCCTGATACCAAGCCGTGTGAAGTTTTAAATATGCGAATGTTGCCTAGATTTGCATTATATGTGGCAGGTCTGTATATTATCTCATTTGTTTGTGTTTCGGTTCTTACCTGAACATTCATCGTTTCACCATTGTCAACAGATGTGTATTCGCCGAACAAACTCATACCAGCAGGATGCGCTAGGTCTTTCAATGCTTTTCTATAGTTTGAAATGGCTTGCTTGATACGCACAACATATGAATAATTGTGATAATATCTTCCGTCTTGCAAGAAGTTAAAGCTGCTAAGATGACCGTCATCGTTTAGATAACGACCAGGATATGTGAATACACCCTGAACAATTGTAGAATTTACCTGAGCGGTTCCAGAACCTAGATGCTTCAAATTGATCGTTGGCGGTGTCTTGTATCCAGAACCGCCTGAGAAGATTGTCAATGAAAGAATGGCACCGATATCATCAGATGTGCTTATCATTTTTTCACCAGCGCCTAAGACAGCCGTAACAGCAATGTTTGCGCCTACACCTGTTCCAGACAATACATTTGCTCTTGGTAATTGAAGCATATTGTAGCCAGAACCACCAATGTAATGACCTGGTACTTCCTTAAACTTGACACTTGTGATTACGCCTGTTCCATTTACGGATGCAACATATCCTCTCGCACCAACGCCAGCACCAACAGTGGCATATGGCTGATTGATTATCTCAATCTCATCATTTACAGCATAACCACTACCAGCATGAACAATTGCCATCTTACCGAGAATACCAAGGTCTTTAACTCTTGTGTTAGCTTGTGCTGACAATGTGGTATTACTGATATAGTTTTGACCACCATTAAGAACCACAATTCTCTGTATTGGTCCAGTGTTTGCATACGTAAAGAATTGCATAGAGTTTGCTAGTGAAGTATACAAACTCGGTTTCTTGATAACTTGAAATGGTTCATTTGTTAGTGGTCCAGGCAAACCAGGACTTACTGTCAATTGACTAGTGATAGAATTGGACTTTGTTATTGTTACATTGGTGCCAAAGCAATAAATGTTATCGAATGTTTCAAAGAATACGTTCGAATTTGCTTTCCATGCCGACAGGTTGATAGTTGTAACACTTGCACCTGTTCCGCAGCTTATGGTCAAGTTAGAGTATGCTGAGAATGGTGCTGTCCAAACATCAACTCTCTCGAAACTGATATTGCCTGGTATCTGTGGTGTAAACTGAACGTTTGTCGTGTTTACTGTATTGGATGAAATGTATAAAATGTAGTTGGTACCTGTAGACACATTATAGACATTTAATGAGTCACCAGTTTTGAAATAAACATTGGAATTTGCAATAAGCTGATTAAAATACAATTTATCAACTAATGTACCAGAAGCAGAGTTGGCAACAAGATTTGATGTAACTGGAGGAACAGTTACTAAAACAACATCTAAGTTAGGATAAGCAAGTGTTTCATATAATGATGCAGAAAGATTGCCAATAACTGTGTTTGCTTCCGATGCAATTGTAGATATCACAATATTGTATGAATTAGGGTGAACAGACTCGTCAGTATTAACAAGAGATATAAGAGCGTTTGCACCAGTGCCTGTAGGACTTGATACCAATATTAAATTAGTGTTTTGAAATCCTGCACCACCATCGGTCGCTGAAATTGTTTTGATTGCTGCTGAGGAAATAGAAGATACGACAATAACGCCGCCAGAACCTGTATTGCTTTCTATTATGGCAGTATCACCGATAGAATAGTTATTACCTCTGTTTAATATGTCAACTCTAACAATGATACCAGAGAACACATTAGCCGAAATGTATTTGACTTGACCTTCTTCTTCAAAAAGAGCATTAACTTTTTCACCAGCAACAAAGTCTCTTACCTGGTTAGAAACCTTAAGTTCTTTAACAATAACACCATTCTCATAGTAGACATCTACTGATTCTACCGTTGCAGTTGCGTTTGATGTGCTACCACGGATTTGACGACCAGTAAAGTTCTTGGCTGTGTATATGCCTGGATCAGAGGTGTTGTTTACCTGAATATCAAAAACTTTAAGTGACTTTTCTTGATACCACTTACCGTCAGATGCTTTGAGAATATCTCTTTTTGGATAATAGAAATCTGTTTCCATATCATACAGAATGGCCAACAGAAATTCAATTGATTTCTCGGTACCTCTTGCGCGATAGAAGTCTTTGATGTGTTTAATCAACAAAGACTTGTCAGCGATGGTCTTTTCAGGCAGAAGACTTAAGAATTGATTGTATAGTTTTTCGGAATATAAATCGATTGTCTTATCTGGATCAAGAGCATCACGAAATCCTTTTGCTCTCTCAATTGTCTTACCTTCTTGCTCAAGATACTGGTAATATGCCTCAATGAATTTAACAAAAGTAGGGTGATCATTCCTAACAAAGAATGGTGCCTGAGAGTTTACAAAATTTGAAATGCCTACGTTTGTATTAGCCATTATTCAGCTTCTACTCTAAGTTGGATGGCAAAAGGATCACCTTCGTCAATACTAATTATTCTGTTTCTCAAAGGAGGAATAATTTCATTCTGAGCAGGTATGTTGAATGTAAGAACATCGGCTGGATAGAAATCATTAGGAACTAATGACTGAACAGTAAGCGATTGTAAGAAGACTTGACCTGTATTGTAATCGATTGTTCCTGCATTTGGATTAACAATGATTTTTTCACCATTATTTTCGAAGTAGAACGTTCTAAGAATACCTGTTCTTGCTTCTAGAACAGCCGATGCTGCGGCTTCTGATCCACCGCCACCATCAATGCTAATATTTGCGCGAGTATAGTTAGAGCCTCTATTTAATACAGTAATCTTGGATATTCTACCATTTACAA